GTTGCTTATCAATCCATCCATTCCCTAGCCACATCCCGACAAACCACCAAAAGTCATTAGAAAGCATATAATCCCTAAATCCCGGAATATCCATCCTTTCTTCGGCATACATATTAGGAATCCTTGTCCACTGTCCCTCTTTTATATCCTTGACAGGTATGTAATCAAATTTGAATAAATCTTCCCTAACCCTTCTACCTACGGTCTTATGATCAGAGACAAAAATAGGATGCTCCGACGTAAATCTGTTTATTCTGACACCATTATACATCTTTATCGAATAAAGATCCTCTTCGACCATATTTCTGATAAGTCTCTTGCGTATCCTAACATTATCCCCTTCGTTATTAACCAAGAAATCATCATAGTCAACATTCTCTACATTCTTATACCCATCAGAAGTCAATACCCTTTCTCCTGGAGGCATACATCCAGCAACATAAATAAAATCATCAAACCTATTGGATTGAGGCATCTCGAATATCTGGACAGGAGCGTCAATAACACCGCCGCTAAACGGGAATCCAGCCAGTTGCTTATTCGATTTAGTAGTCCCCAGTTTATTACCTGACTCAAGAAAGACATCACACAGCATACCGCTATATTGCCCCGACTCAAGGAGATCATTCTTATGCTTGATAGCGTACTCGACCGGAAATAGGTTCTGGGATGAGCTTAAAAAACAGTCATCGATCGTAAATGGATAGAACATAGTATGAGAAGTGTACGCAACCCTATCTTTTGTAGATAGTTTCTTCCGTTCCTCATTAAGTTTATTGGTACTAGCCTCGAAATCAGTAGCGTCGATCTTGATCTTATTAAGCTTCTTGTCATCAGGCTTACCAAGATAATCGCCCAATCCTATAGTTCTCTTAACACCGGAGTTAGCCATCTGACCGGGAACGAACATCGCCCATTTCCGTTCTTTCCATGTTTTCCCTTTCATGGCTCTACGATTTAAAATATCCCAGTCCATAACCAGAAGATTGTAGGTCTCAGGATCAGAAAACATTTCTTGAGCGTCCTTGGATAATTCTATCTCACCACCAGTACCAGCCAAGATAGGGCTAAGACGCCAGCCGTAAGGAGTGTCGTAGGAAGGCATAGCGGCAGTGTACGGCTTCTTGATAGGCCCCTTACCAACCTCGTCGAAAATAGCCGTAGCCGGTGTCAAACCAGCCGTCTTCTGAGTGGAGGTCTTCCTACCCATGTTGATGTTGGCTATAGAGATAATGGCATGGATATCACGTACGCCATTGGACATCCTCTTGCCTAATGTAACGCCCGAACTCCAGTCGGTCTTGGTCCTGTTGATCCTGAAAAAAGGATGCACATGATCAAGACCATACTCACAATACTCACCTATATTAGATAAATCGCTATCGCTGAAACCTACCACGGAATGACTAAGCCCGATCGTCATTGTAGCGTTCATCTGAAGAAGGGATGACATGATAGTCGTATTATGGGATACGACAAAATTGGTAGTAAGAAACTGATGAGATTTATTATCTACCTCAATACAAGTAGCCTTATACTTCCCGTAATAATCTATATCGGATATCCTAAGTCTGTTATGGGTCTTGGATATATACATATCATCACCATCCATGACACAATAATAACCCATAGACCAAAATATTTTCCTTACAAAGGATATAATATACTCGCTTTTATAAACGACCTTAAAACGATCGTCACCGGTATTTATACCACAAGCGATCTTCATAAACGATCTTATGAACAACTCTTTCTGTTTTTTGGATGAATAAATGACATCATCCATCTCCTTCTTGCTTAGCTCAAAGATCCTGTCGGTAGCGCCACAAAGGAAGGAGGCGGCCAGAGACCCCATGAGCTGGGGCGATATCAGCCACCGCCGCTCAGGGAAATCTACCGCTTCCCCAATATCTATAGTCATTTTGGAGAAGTCAGAATGGATGATACCCATAGTGCTCATAACCTTATAATCACCATTATACTTGACTTTCCACTGGTGCTGCCCGCAACACACCACGCTGCGACCGTCCTCAAAGGTCACTTTGTACGTATCAACGAATCCCTGAGGATATACGCCCATTATGGTAGTAAGCTTCCCGTCATCACCATATATGATATCCCCGATATCGGCGAATCCTATTTTCTTAGGTCCATAAGGAGTATATATCAGCTCCGAGTCCAGAAGAGCCTTGCCAAAACGACGAGTACCAAACATCCCCAACCCTTTCTTCTCCATACGGGCACGTTGATACATCTCGGCGAAAAACCATTCGTTGTCACGCAAACGACTGATCGCTGGCACACGTTCCCCGTTTGGAAGATCCTGAAATACGGGAAAGAAATTAACATGCCAATAAAGCCATGGGGGGATGAACGTACCATTGATAGTCACCCCGTACTTGACCTTATAAGCCTCTTCTTTAAAGAACTGCTTAACATCGTCATCCTGATCCTCCCAACCGAACAGATCGTTCCATACAGGAGGATTTTTCATGTTTACATAAAATTCTGGACTCGTGCTTAACCCCATCACTTCATACTTTTTAATACGGACTCTATACCTCCAGATACTTGACCCTTACGTTCCTTCTTCTGGACATCATTTATAGACCTATATACATCCATGATCCCGCTTTTTTCCATATACGACTCATTCCATGTATTGATCTTATCTATTAACTTAGATATAAAATCAAAAGCCTTAGCCATATCCTCCGGTTTCTCCTTATCCCAAGGATGCTTATCAATATAAGCCTTAGCATCGTTTATAGCCTTAGCTATGACTTCAAGATTATCATTGACCCGATCGACATCCTTACTCGTCGGCTTTCGTCTTCCCTGTGGCATTAGCTTTCATGTCTTTGAACTCATTATACTGTTTCATAAGAAGCTCATAAGATTGAACAACCCCTATCTTACTTACTTCCGTCACGCTCATGTCATGGAACATATCCTCAAGCTCCTTGTCAGCATATCTAAGACGTTCCTTGTCATCATAAAACACGAATCCAGACGTTCTGTCTTCTATAATGCTCTTGGCGGTGGACGCATATGTAGTATTTAAATCCAGATCCATACCGAAGCTGGTAGCCAACTGGATTATGAACATCAACCTAGAATTGACTTTTACAGCCTCTATATTCAACATCTGTATCTTATGGGTCATCTCATGAAGAACGACAAAATCCTCCTCTTTTATCAACGAAGATGATTTAAGGGCTATCTTCTTAGTCCTATCTTCAATATCGCTATACAGACGCTTGCTCTCACGCTTTATGGCTATCCAATGCCTTATATGAGTATCCGCCTCTTCTTTAAGATAATCCCTGATCTCTTTTTTGATATCCTTATCCTCTTCCATTATAATCACACGTTATAATCATTATTATTTAATTCAATCTCATCACTGATGCTTTGGTCTATAGACCTCAATAAATCCCTGGTACTAACATCCCGCAAGAAGCGGACATTACCACCATTAGCCCTAGCTATCCTCCTTAAAGCGGAGTAAAGTATATCACCCAACGAATATTCAGGCAACTCACGGCATCCGACTTCCATGACAATAAGGGCATGGATACGATCATCTATCTTACTTCTTACGGGACTTCGCATAGTATTTACTTATAAGCTTCCCCTATAATACGTAGCGGGAAATGTTTGAAATTACGTTCAGGATCATCCTTCGTATAACCCATAAGAGATAGATGTTTCTCAAAATGGCCTTCCGTATATTTTGAGGTATCTAATGTCATCCTAAATATAATTCTATTCTCATTGTCAGGATGTTTGTTATATGATACATCCATACATCCACATCCAAGATGATGCTCCTTGACATGGAAACCATCTTTATGGGTGATAAATAACACGATTTCTATCTTATCACCTATTTTCTGATCAAAAATATTTAAATAAAACTCACTCTCGTCATCCGTAAGTCCTATATCAAAGGCATCGTTAGGGCACTCGATATTAAAATCGTTATGATCGGCTGTTATCACCTCCATAGCATTCCATTTGGCTTTCTCTCCTTCCACGAACTTCAATGGGCATACCTCGGTCTTCATCCAAGCCTTCTCCTTGATAAAACAACCACACAACGAGCATCCCGGTCTTCCAATCAATCTATGGAATAATACCTTAGGCGGCAATTTAAAGAACCTAATATTAGAAGAGTTCTTAGGACATTTCTTGCATAATTCAAGACGATTCTTATACCATTCGGGATAATCTTTCTTATCCTTAGGAATCCTGCCCAATAAACTGTCTTCCCAAGCTTGGGCTATTACTTGGGCTTTACCAATTGTTTGCACGATAATTATTTTTTAAACTGTTTTTGTTGAAAATCCTGTAATTGTTCCCATGTCATTCCATACCGACATTGATACATGGCCTCATGGTTATCACGTATAAGAGGATCTCCGTTCTTCAACCCCTCCATATCCTCTATCGCATTAATCTTCTTATCAAGACAATCAAGCTCAATAGGCATCCTTTCATCCGGATAACGATTACCTTCCTTGACAAATATCCGGCGTATCTTATCACGCCTTACCCGCATCTCTCGGAGATTGCATATAACGTATCCGATAAACGGGATTCTGATAGATATATTGTCAGTATACCTAGCTAGGTGGTGGACGTAAGATACGGATGCTTTCATGCACCACTCCACCTGTTGTTTGGTAAACTTCCCATCAGATCTTCTTACCACCTCATCCACGATATCCCTATCGAATGAAATAAGATTCCTACCCATCAATATCCAATTTGTTTCTCTTGAACACAAACCCCATTACACGGGTATCATCACCCTCCCCGTCAAGAATAAAATAGTTACGTAAGCTTCTCATCTCAATAGACAGCTCACGGGTACGGAAGTTCCCGTTCTTCTTGTCCACCAGAAAACCCCCACGTTTAAGCTCGTTGTTCAGGACAGCGACGTAAGATTCCTTCTGTCCATGACAATCCATGTACTTAGCCCTGGTATCATCCGAGTATCCGTAGTTGATGTAGAAAGAAAGTAAGTTTATCGTCCTTTCGGTAATCAAGCTCTTACCCTTAGAATCCAGATAGCCGTTGTATATCCTTAAGAATTGCTGGATCATATCCAGTCTAGTATCATAAGGCAACGCAAATACGAAAGCTTTCCTTTGCTCAGCCATATAAAATTAGTTTTCAGCAAAACTACTTAAAAAAAATATCGTTGTCAAGAAATTATGCCATAATCAACATAATATATGCTGATTAACATGTATTTAAGAACATCCAAATGGGAAAAGGCGGTGGAAGTGGCGGAGGAAAGCCAGATAAGTCCACCGTAAGACACGGCAATGAGGCCAGTGGAGCACAGACCATACATGCCTCCGAGCAGCGGTGGACAGCCCTATCCTGCCTCAAGGGACATGACCACCCCTTTTCCCTTTGGATTCCTTCTTGCTATGTTATGGGATATAAAGCCAAGGGGAAATGGGAGGCCTTGGGACATGGAGCCTGCCGTAGAGGATACGGGCAGCCGGAGCGCGAGCGATCGTACAAGACCTCGCTTTTTCTTCTTTGGCTTATGCTCCACCCGATCCCCCTACCGGGGTATCGGCTTCCGGTATAGGATACGGCTTCTACCATGTTTAGCCTGCGGTATCCTGCCTGACGGCACCATACCTTGGCGGTAAAAAGCAATGCTTTATTAAATAGATACTTTAAGTGGAGTACACAGGAACTCGACGTCAGGAGAGGTTCTGTGTACGGATAGAGATATTAGAAAGTAGTATATGTTTATAGAGTTAATTATATTTAATAAATATACCTATTAACGCGCGCGTAACAAGTAGGTTGAGAAAAAACGATCGTTCACGCGCACAGCGTTTTACGAACATTACCTACCCTCCTTAAACAACAAATGGGCGACCTTCACAGGCTACCCATCCATCCGAATAACTTGTTTCGTATTGATGAAACTTGTATATTCGCAGCAAATAAAAAATCTCATGGAGACAAAGGTAGCACTTTTACATAAAATGAAATCAAATTTCGATAAGATTCTTACCGAAGCATATATCCCAAAAGATATACAAGCAAAAAAAGATGAGCTTGGATGCCTAAGGCTTCCGGCAGGATCACTTGTCTGTCCAGTAGATTACAAACCTGTAACTAATAAGGACGGGAAGAAGGTTACGGCCGTAAAATACTCGAACAAGAAAGATAATATAAGAGGTTCCGGTATGGTTATAGAAAAGAAGTGTAAGCAGGTAACGGCTTATCTTTCTATCATAAATGTACAGAAGCATGTATTTTTAAGAAATAGGATGAGAGATGGTTACCGTGACCGTATCGAGATCAATACCGATGATTTTATAGATATCCTATCCGATGGCATAGCTTATTTCTGCTACAGACATGTTATAGAGAACTGCCATGAGGATATAGACTATCAGCTAAAGACGCTTAAGGCTTACGCAGAGGGCGAGATAAGAATAGCTTTATCTGATATCATGATCTACTCGTATAAGGCTAAGAAGAATGAGGATACGAAAGAAATATTCGTAGGTATGAAAAGATCCGTATACAAATGTCTGGATAAGAATTTAAGCTCAAACGAAAGACGGAATATGGCTAACAAAAGCCGGAAATTTGATCGGGTAAGAATCCTTTCCAAGATAATATTCAGGGCCAGAACCAGAAACGTACATCATATATACAAAGTAACTAAAAGAAAGACAATTAAGTTCAATGTAGCATACCTTCTTAATGAGTTGAATAAGAAGCTTGCGGGAATAGGCATGCATGAGATATCTCAGTCAACTATATACAGATACATAAGCATGTTCTTAGGCATGTGTAAGAAGAGTATATCCGATTTGTATGACGAGGTAAAAAAAAAAATGGAATAGCGAATGCCAAAGATAGGAAGAACGTAACTATCGGACACCTAAGACTATCATACAGAGGAAAGATAATGCATATAATCATCGCCAAAGATTTTATAAAAGACGTCTTTTTAGGGGTAAAAGGGTCCGAGATGAGTAAAGCTGGATGATTTGAGTATCAGATATAAAATTTAATATTTATATATTATTCACATTTATTTTTAATAGTTAATTATAACTATTCGTATCTTTGTACCATAAACCTAAAAAGATATGGTAAAAGAAGATTTTAAAAATGAAAACGACCTCCTTCGTCATATTATGACGGTGGATAAAAACGTGGAGCAAGGTCGTGCCTTGAAAAAGATTTTCACCACTAGGGAGAATCTATTTATTACCGGTAGGGCTGGTAGTGGTAAAAGTACGTTCATGAGACGTATCGTAAAGTTCTTGGGTAAATGTGTTATAGTAGCCCCCACTGGTGTTGCGGCACTGAATGCCGGAGGACAAACCATTCACTCTTTCTTCGCTATAAAAAACGATCCTTACATCCCCTCAGTAGAGAGGAATATGTTATCAAATAAGGTTGATGTAAGTCCGTTCATGAAAAGCAAGGTCAAGAATCTTGATACTATCGTTATCGATGAGATTAGTATGGTAAGACCCGATTTGCTTGATGAGGTTGCCGATATACTTAGACAATGCAAACGAAGCAGGGAACCTTTTGGTGGAGTTAGGCTGATTATGTTCGGCGATCTGTCACAATTACCTCCTGTAGTGACCGTTGATGATTTTATTGATAAGTATTATGAAAGCCGATTCTTTTTCTCGTCAAAGGCATTAAGAGCCTCAGGATTCTCGGTAATTACCTTCGATAAGGTATTCCGTCAAAAAGACCCACAACTTTTGTCTGTATTGGAGGATATAAGATGTGGGGTTATTACCGAGGAATCTAGATCTATCCTAAAATCAAGGGTGATATACCCTGAGAATATGAATGATACTATAGTAATATGCTCAACCAATAAGGAGGCTTATGAGATAAACAAATCTAATCTTGATAAGATAGATAATAAGGTATTTAAATTCGAGGCTAAGATATTCGGTGAAAAACCTGCGGCTCCATGTGAGGATGAACTTATAATAAAAGTAGGAGCTAAGGTTATAATAACGAGGAACGGTAATGGATATGTGAATGGTTCTATGGGTGTAGTAACAGATATAGACCCATGTGATGACGCTATATCGGTTCAGCTTTCCGATGGAAGTGAGGTTTATATAACTAAAGAAAAATGGGATAAAATGAAATATAGGCAAGTAGATGGATCTTTAGAAGGAACGTCTTGTGGTTATATCATTCAATATCCGTTAAGATTAGGATACGCTATCACTTCTCATAAAGTTCAGGGGATGACATTAGACAATATATTCGTTGATATGAGTAGGGCTTTTGAGATCGGTCAGATATATACCGCTCTTTCAAGGTGTAGATCAATTGATGGTCTTTATCTAAAATCAGTACCTAATGATAACGCGATATTGTTAAGTGAGAATGTATCAAATTTCATGGAGAAGGTGGATGATAACGATGGGGTGTTCCTGCCGGAGAAGATATCTGATATCGGTAAGGATATGATAAAAAAGCAACAGGATTTATTTGACTTCGAACAATACGGATTATAATGGCTAAGAAAGAACTTTTTTCAGACGTAGATGAATTAGTATCATCTTTAAATAAAGAGCTTGGAGAAGGCTCGATAATGAACTTCGGCGATGATAAGCCTATAATATCCATACCAAGGGAAAGCACTGGTTCGCTGGTGGTAGACAAGGCTCTCGGCGGCGGATGGGCGGTAGGCCGGATCCATGAGCTGGTCGGGATGGAATCTTGTGGCAAGACCATGATGTGTACGTTAAGTATGATCGAGTTCCAGAAAAAGCACCCCGATAAGCTGGTAGCTATAATAGACGTGGAGAACGCTTTTGATATCGAATACGCTAAGAAGATGGGATTGGACGTGAACCGGTTCCTTATTTCCCAGCCAAGCTACGGGGAGTTGGCTATCGATATTACGGCCAAGCTGGTGGAGTCCGGCAGGGTAGGCTTTATTGTCGTGGATTCTGTGGCGAATCTAGTCCCTAAGAAGGAGATTGAGGGTGATATGGAAGACAGCAACATGGGATTACAAGCCCGGTTGATGTCAAAAGCTATGAGAGTTCTTACCGGGATCGTAAACAAAAGCGATTGTGTTCTGGTATTCATCAACCAGTATCGTGAGAAGATTGGTGTAATATACGGTGATCCTAAGGTAACAACCGGCGGTAATGCCCTTAAATTCTACGCCTCTATCCGTATGGAGATGTCGAGGAAGAAGGTCATTGTAGGAGAAGACGGGTCTTCTATCGGCCATGAGGTTAGGATAAAGGTATTGAAGAACAAGACAGCTATACCTTTCCAGATAGCAGAGACGGCTTTGTATTATGGCGTAGGATTTGACAAGGAGCTTGAACTTTTGAAGTTATGTGAGGAAACCGGTATCTTTACCCGTAAAGGATCATGGTACTGGTACGGAGAGGTCCGGGTGGGCAATGGAGTGGATAATACGTTAAGTATCATGAGGGATAATCAAGAATTGTGTCAAGAATTAAGAACTAAACTAAATATTTGAGGTTATGGCTATCGGAGCAAAATTTGTAGACGTAATACCTTCTAGTGTTGAGAACGCTATAGAGGTAAAAAAAGAGGATGTAAAGACCTATCTATTCGTAGGTATTCCTATGAGCGAGTTTATCGGCAAGAAACATGAGTTTGAGGGATATATATTCATGTGCTTACAAGGTGTAACCGGTGGGGTTGAGCTTGGCGGTGATATAGCCGTAGCCGTATTGAGACCGGTTCGCCCCGCCGTAGGGGAGGCTTCTTACCATTTGGTGGATATCAAGAAGTGTAAGTATAATAGAACTGATGTAGTTCTATTATTTAGAGAGGGAGATTTCAAGGTTGTTAAACGTGATGATTGTAATTTAATTTGATTATGGATGCTGAGAAGAGATTTGTTACAAAATATAAAATAAATGGAGAAGAATATATTGGATGGATATATGCGTCTAATATAGATCAGGCTAATGATTTTCTTAATCAGAGGAGAAATACCGAGGAAGTAGTTGGTGGTCCGTGTATAGATCAAGATGAGATAAATGATGTTATTAATCATATATAGTGTATGGGAACATATATATCAATAAAATCAACAGTAAACGCATTCAGGTACGGTATTGATCCTGTACCTGAATGGTTCGATAAGATATCCAATAAGACCAATGAAGTCGATGTTATGGTTGACGGGAATAAGGTAAAGGCATTGGATATAAGGCTAGAAAACGGCATTCTACGGGCTTTTTACGGTTATTATATAGGTATGTATCCGGATAAATCGATACAGGTGTTTAGACCGGAGGATTTTCATTCATTATATACGCTCAAGATATGAGAATATACACAGGACTGATAAAAGATCTAGGATGTAGATGCTTTTATTACGATAGCGGGATGAATATACCTATTGGGTTCGTATGCGCTGAGATACCTGATATTAGTTCTATATTATCATCAAAGAATGGATTATCTCATTTTTATGAACATATGATAATAAAATGCAATGATGATATTAGTGATAAGTTATTCTTTGATTTTAATGGATATACAGATCCTAGATCATTAGTATTTAAAGGATTTACATTGCCTGATGTTGATATCAAGAAGTGTATTGATTTTTCTTATAATTTTATCGTATATCCAGATATAAGTGAAGATCTTATAGAAAGTGAGAGGAATGTTATATTAACTGAAATTGATAATGATGAATCATGTATTAATATCGATAGACTTATAAAACTATCTGGAATAGATAAACGTTGTTTTATAAACACATTAGGTACTAAAAGGTATGTCAGCAAAATAACAAGGGATGATCTTTATATGTGCCGAGATACGATATTGAATAAGTCAGAAATAGTATTTCATTTATATGGATGTGATGATTTTATGAATAAATATGTATCAGATATAACGGAATTATCAAATGAAGTTGATATTAATACATACTATCGTAATAGTCTTAAATATTTCCATGTTCATGATCCTAAATATGGTATTTATAAATATACTAAAAAGCCCAAACAGTTATATGTATCATTTGTATTAGATAATTATGATTTTAAGAAATTGTGCGTGTTGCTTATCATATTATCTATGATGTGTGATAATTATAATTTCTCTATGTTTAATTATCTTAGATCTAACGGATTATGTTATTCAGTAAATAGGAGATATATAGAATGCACGAATAGAATAGTGGCCAACTTGATAATTGACGTAAGCCCAGATAAATGTGATATTACAAAAGATTATGTGGTTGATTATATTAATAGCTTTAAGCTTATAGCGAATAATGACAATATAGAATATGCTATAAGAATGATTAAATTGGATGATAGATTGAATATAATGAATATTGAGTATTACCACGATGCCTACATATCTTTTGTAAGATCAAGACTTAATGGGGTAATGGATTTGTATAAATCATATGACAATATATCTGTGGATGATGTTATGGATATGATTAAAGATATTACCGAGGATAGATTAATAATTCAATACTGCTCTTTATGAATATAGCGATAGGAATAGATCCGGGTATAGATACCGGAGGATTGGCCATGATCCCGGAGAACGGGGAGGTTAAGGTAATTATGACACCAAGGATATCGGCTAAGGGGGATATAGATCTTAGGGCTATATCAAGTTTCTTACTCGATGCCGCAGATAAAATCAAAGAAGGAGGTGGGGGGACGCTGGCGATCGCCGTCGAGGACGTCCACAGCATCCACAACAGCTCGGCCGCCAGCAACTTCACCTTTGGCGGGAGACGCCGGGAACCGAACGCCCTATTCGCTATGATGGTGGAGATGATGGAGCGATACGGATCTCACCCGGATGTTAGGTTCATGTTCGAGGAGGTGCAACCAAAGACCTGGCAGAAGGAGCTTCATACGACAGCCGATCGGGTGTATACGGCGGCGAAGTTAGACACGAAGGCTACCTCCATCCGATGTGCCATGCGCCTTTTCCCTTTGGTTTCTTTCGTGAAACCATGGTCAGGAAAAGGAGTACAACCTACTAAGATACAAGACGGCATGTGTGACGCTACGCTTATAGCCGAGTATATTAGACGTAAGTTTAAACTATTTTAATACTATTAAGTATTTATTGTATTTGTATTAATATAATTATGATTATATTTGCGATGTAATAAAAAGTTGTTCGTTATGCTTATAAGATGCTTGTCGAAGTCATTAAATGAGAAGTTGGGCAAATTGGAGACGGTTGTTAAGAATGCCGGTCCCAACTCCCTTTATAAGGATCTTAAGATAGATGTTGTCAATAATCTGGCTTATATCACTTCCGTAAATGCAAAGGTATGTGTTATAGAGCGATTGGAGGTAGAGGCTGACTCTAACTTCTCTTTCTTGGTAGAGGCAAGCTCTTTTATTAAGTTCATGAAAAAACAGAAGAATTGTGAGATTACGATACTGCTTTCGGATAGAAAAGATCAGATCACGATCCACTACGCTTCTGGTGAGTATAGTTGTCCGGCTTTTGATATCAATACATTCCCACAGGTACATAAGATACTTGATGGAGGAATTAAGGTTAAGATGAGCGATTATGTTTCGGTTCTTAACAAAGCCAGCGATTATACGGAGGTAGATGACTTTTATCCATGCATCGAGAATGTGGTTATTGATATTGATGATATTAATATTAATATAGTAAGTACGGATAGAAATACTATTTACAGGTATTTTGTCCCTAATCAGGATAAGGTAGAGAAGATGTTTATACCGGTATCGAACGAATCTGCGATATTGCTTGATAAGCATATCGATAAGTCATCGGATATGTTGTCTATAAAAGTGGACGATACTAAGACTTATTTCTCTACGCCTGATATGGATATGTATGAGACCCATTTTGAGGGTAATTATCCAAATTGGAGGTTCGTGGACGAGCATTTTGTCAAAACAAGTACCTATGTCTTTGATAAGGATCTACTCGTCCAAGCCCTCCAAAACAATCTTAAGGTAAATGAGTTCGATCATTGCAAGTTGATATTTACCGATAAAGGATGCGGTATTATGTCAGAGAACCCGTCTTCCGGTAAATCATGTAAGGAGAGACTTGCTTCTTTGTCTTATCATGGTGAAGATATTATATGTAACGTATTATGTGGAAGATATCTTGGTATTATAAAAAGCGTCTCATGTAATAGGGTGGTTATCGAGCATGATCATAAATCTCATTTCAATAAGATTTATGGGGAGGATAATAAGAACGAGTATTTCTTGTCATCATCAGTTATTGTTTAATATTTAAAAATACATAAAATGGGAGTTAGAGAAAATTCATCAGGTGGTAATAACCATTACTTTAAAGTAAGTGGTAGCGGATTATTATATCAGTCATCAAGAGAACCAAAGGAAGGTTTCGAGGAGCATATAAACGAGAAGACCGGAGCCGTTTCTTATTGGAGGGTATTCTGGAACGGTATCGAAGGTTATTTGTCTGATATCAATGTGCGAGAAGTGGAGTTCAATGGAATAAATGCCAAATACTTATCCATAAAGATAAGTGATGAGGATGGTAATTACTTTATAAACGTTCCTTTGATGACTCAAAAAGGAGGTATCAATAATTACGTTAAGTCACTGGTAAGGTACTTGCCTAATATCGACCTGAAACGTAAGGTGGTGATCAATCCTGCTCATGCTAAGAAAGGGGATCAATATGCTCCCGGTAATTTTTTCATTTCATACGCTAGGGAAACTCCAGATGGGAAGGACGAGCTTATCCAGCAATATTATAAGAACGGGCAGAATGGATGGCCTGACAGGGTTGAGAGTACTGATATAATGGGGAATAAGAAGTTTGATTATACGACCCAAGACGCTTTCGCTTATCAGGTACTTAATAAATATATCCAAAGTATTAAAGCGGATGGCGTGAGACCGGTTCAGTCTCCAAGCCAAAACAACGCTGGTGAGGCTATAACGCAAACGCCCCCACCGTCATACGCTACGCAGGCTCCGCAGCAAGCGCAAGCCCCTTTGTTTGGAGGTCAACAACAACCTCCTCAATATCCTCCTTTTGGAGACGACAGTGATCTTCCATTTTAATTAACTAATTAAAAAACAGAAAGTTAATGGAGAGTAATTTCAATATATCTACTAAAGTGAATCGTGTCTCGATGCCTACCCAAAATAAGGTAGATACGGTTATGAAGAACCTAGGGCATCGATCTTGTATAGCGTATTCCGAGGAAAAGGATATGTATTATAAGGATGGAGAATGGGTAGCGTCAGATCTTGACGCTACTATCTTACCTCTTAGGGAGATGTTCGAGAAGACATCTGATTTGAAGTTAGGATTGAAGATCGTTTATTTAATAATCAAATTATAATGGCCAGTATTGAGGATATTAAAAAGCTTCTGGAAAGCAAGTCGTTTACATCAGCCAGAGACCTTGATGAGCTTGAGGAGAAGCCGGATGATAAACAAAACGAGGTTAGATTGAATTGCGACCCTATGGTAGGGATGATGGAGAAAGAGGGGAAGATCTTCCTTAACTCCGTAAGATTCTCGAAAGCATGGAACTCGTTGGGTAAGGATATTCCTATCAAGCAGGGTAATGCTTTCCCATTAGGACAGGGTGATGTCCTTGATATAGACACAGGGGTATGGGCGTCGTTTCCGGATAATACCATAGGGGTGTTGATGATGCTGCCGTCGTTTACCGGAGATACGGGACTTACTTTGGTAGGATCACCGTTCGTCTCGTCTAATAACGGGAATATCATGATCAGGGTCACTAATGTCCGTAAAGATATGGCTATAGTCGAGAAAGATAAACATATAGCTGAGTTAATTATAGTCGGCAAGATAAAAGCCGATATTCGTGAAACTTATAACAGCAATAAAGATGTTCGGATTGAAGATAGTAAAGAGTAGCTATATAAATACTCTAAAACAGGATCTTGATGAGGCTATTAACTATTCAAATAAATTAAGAGAAGATTACAAAAATGCTCTTGCGAAGGTATTTGAATTGAATGAGAAAGTAAGTTATCTTAATACGCTCATTGATTCTATTAATAAAGATATAGAATCAAAGGATTCTCATATAGTTAAGATGGGAAATGAGCTTAGTAAATCAAGAGAGCTATATAATGAGTCGGTAAAAGAGAAAGAAACTCTTAAACGGGCTTATATGGATATCGAGAAGAAACATAAACTATCATCTAAATTACTCGATGAGGCTAGAAGAAGATATAAGGAACTTGAGGACCAGAATAAAATTATGTCAGATCGTATCAAGTATCTGGAGGCAGAGATTTTAGACATCGATGTTCCTAATGAGGTTGTTGTTGATAAGGATAAGATGGATCCTAACTCAGGTCATATTGATATACCTGAAAATAACGCCCCTGAGGTCGCTGATGCCGGTATTGACGTAAATGTCGAGAATAAGGCGGAGGATAAGAAGAAATCTAAGAAACGTAAAAAATCTAAGAAAAGTGAATAAGATCTTGTTTTTCTTGTTAACGTTATTTACCTTAGCGGTTGTCGGATGCAGTACGTCAAGAACCTATTATACGGAATATGATACTACTGACATATCTTATGTAGTGGATTCTATAGTGTCTTCCGGGACCGTGATGGGCCAATGGAAGGAGTGGCGGTTTACGCTGGACGACGGCCGGGTCGATAACTTTGGCTTTACCGCCCTGTACGACGCCAAGGGGAAGGCTAGGGGGTCTATACAGGTAAGGCAAAGATCCGATACGTTTAATATCAAGATAATTGATTACCATAAAAAAAGATAAGTAATGGAATACGGACTAGGTTACATACCATCGCCAGCAGATGATAGGGACGCTATTATGAATATGCAGCATGAGGCTGTCCCTGATGAGTATAAGGTCAATAACGTTGATAGCGTAGTGGATCAAGGTTCTTCCCCTATTTGCGCGGCAATAAGCTTGGCTGAGATACTTAATTGGAGAAAGAGTATAATGGCTATTAAAAGACCGGCTAAGATCTCTCCCTACGATATATATGATCTGAGAGAGGATAAGGATCAAGACGGGATGGTTCTTCGTGACGCTATCAAGTCTATCAAGAACGTAGGCGTAGATGGGGAGAAAATAAACAGTTACGCTAGGATCATAGATCCGGTATCGGCTAAGGTAGCTTTGATGCTGAATGGGCCTTTGGTTATAGGTCTGTATTGCTATAATTATGGTAATCGATTCTGGCAAGGCCAAGGGCAGAACTTGGGAGGTCATGCCGTTATCCTCACCGGCTGGGACAAGGCCGGCTTCGTCCTACAGAACAGTTGGGGGACGGGATGGGGTAGGTCTGGTGTAGAGACGTTCCCGTTCGATGATTGGTGCTATATGCTAGAATGTTGGACAATAGTTTCATAACTTTACTATATAAACTTCGAGAAATTCCGTCCCACATCCTCTTGTGAAAGACGATGTGGTATATTTAGGACCCGTAGCTCAATCGGTAAGAGCAATTGGCTCATAACCAGTAGGTTGTCGGTTCAAGTCCGGCCGGGTCCACGCTATTTTTTTTGGGGAAAAACTAGCATAGAGTTTTGTCATTAGATTTAGAGTTTAGATTTTGTTTGATACCCTTGTCCGTGAGGATCAGGGTATACGCCCCAATAGCTCAAGAGGAAAGTAGCACATCTCCCCTAAAGATGGGATCCACGTTCGAGTCGTGGTTGGGGTACATGGTGTTTTCTTAAACATATTCCTGTAGGTCGGTAATTAATAACCTCAAATAATATATAAGGTGTTGAAATTCATTTAATATTTTATATATATCTATATAGGATCAGGTTATTAGCTTAAGTCTTGAAATAAAGACTACGTTATTGGAGAATATATAGTTACCTACGGATGTTTATCCAAGTCCGTAGCTCTAAGGTAGGTGATTAAACAGGGATTGTATTTGGGTTCCAGTGTTGCCTATATAAAACCTTCAATAACATTGGCGATGGGTACTAACAGGGTTTTGCCCTGACTTATGTTGAATAAACATTGAATTAGTTTGTAAAATGGTGTATGTACAGGACATAGATGGAAAACCGATGATGCCTACGACAAGGCATGGAAAGGTTAGGCGATTGCTAAAAGACAACAAAGCGGTCGTTGTAAACACATGTCCTTTTACCATCAAATTAACGTACAAGACATCCGATTACAAACAAGAGATTGTGTTAGGCGTCGACTCGGGAACCAAGCATGTTGGTTTGTCAGCTACGACGAAAAGCAAGGAGCTTTACGCAAGTGAGGTTATTCTAAGGAGTGATGTTGTTGATCTTCTATCAACAAGAAGGGGATTAAGGAGGACTAGAAGAAGCAGGCTTAGGTATAGAAAGCAAAGATTCAATAATAGGGTAAAATCCAAGAAGGATGGATGGATTGCTCCATCTGTCCGCCATAAGATTGATTCTCATATTAGAATTATCAGTTTTGTATATTCTATACTACCTGTCTCAGATATCAGGTAAAGAGTATCAGGAAGGTGAGCAATTAGGATTTTGGAATGTTAGGGAGTATGTCTTAGCAAGAGACGGGCATAAATGCCAGCATTGTAAGGGTAAGTCAAAAGATCCTATCCTTAATATCCATCATATTGAGTCAAGGAAGATAGGAGGAGATTCACCATCCAATTTAATTACTCTTTGTGAGACTTGTCATAAGGAATTTCATAAAGGAAATATCAAATTGAAAGTAAGCAGAGGCAAGTCACTTCGTGACGCAGCCGTCATGGGAATCATGAAATGGAAGTTGTACGAGGAGTTAAAATCCAGATACGATAACGTTTCGATGACGTTCGGATACATAACAAAATATAATCGTATAAACCATGGAATTGAAAAATCCCATGTATCCGACGCTTTTGTGATTTCAAGGAATTTTAATTCATGTAGGCTTGGATATTATTACAAACGTAAATTAGTTCGTCGCCATAACCGTCAGATTCATAAGATGAAAATATTGAAAGGAGGAATTAGAAAGCGAAACCAGGCTCCTTTTAAAGTTTTTGGATTTAGGTTATTTGATAAAGTGATGTTTCAAGGAGAAGAGCATTTTATTTACGCAAGAAGGCTTTCTGGGCAATTTAATATTCGGGATATTAATGGAGAGAATAAGAAAGATGTATCTTGCAAGAAATTAAAATATGTCAGCCATGGCTTGGTATCTGTTAAAACGAATTTATTTTTATCACAATGAATATTGTATTTAATAAATCGCTCATATATGAATGAGCGATAATAAATGTATAAAATATATTTATACAAAATTTAATAATTTAATCATATGGATATAAATCAAATAAAAAAGTATCTACCAGCAGGATGGGATGTGGTTGATCTAATAGATCACGGTATAATCGATCTTGATATTATGAACGGGAAGATGATGGGGGAATATGTGGCTATGTTGATGATAAGGTCTTGTGAGAAGGCTACTAAGTCATATACCTTAACCAGTTTCTCGTTCCATGATAAAGATATGGATAAGTTGAGGATGTTGATAGGTAATGCTATAATGGCGGTAGGATATAGGAATAATCCTCTTACTGGAGATGGGAACACGGCGATCAAATAAAGGTGCTGAATATACTGAGAGAGGGATATTGGATATCCTTAACAGAAAGTTCTTGGTGTCTCCCAGATGGATTATAAACAACTTATATGTCTATAACTGGGAGTCTGATTATCTGGCTATAACCAGATCCATGTACGCCTATGAGGTTGAGGTTAAGATCTCGCTTGCTGACTACAACAAGGATTTCGAGAAGGAAGGCAAGCACCAAGTAATGCAAGGCTGGTTCGAGGCCCGGAAGCAAGCCCTATACGAGACCGGGGACTGGGTCAGGTACGGTCGCCCAAATTACTTCTACTACTGCGTGCCAGATGGGTTGGTTGATCCTAAGGACATACCTCCGTACGCCGGGCTTGCTTATGTTTGTGGCAGGAATTTGAGAAAGGTCAAGGATGCCCCTATCCTGCACCGTGATAAATTTGACCCAGAAGCTTATAAGATGGCAGATAAATTCTACTATAATTGGTGGAATGAGAGACGTAAGGCCAGACAGATAGAAGGGAAGGATATGAAAGACGAGTTCAGGAAAAGCATGAAAAAGGTGAAGGAGAAGATAACCGTCGATGCCAAGATCAAGGCGATGGAGGCGTTCTGGAGCGTCTGCGATTATGCCTACTGGCCGTACGGGGGAAGAGGGGTGCCCGGAATGAGACCCAACTGTTCCGCTTGTGGCGAGGAATGTAAATTACAATGTCCGAAAGGAAAGGAATTTAAAAACAAGATACGATGAGTAAGATTAAAAATGTATTGGCAAGAGCCATTTCATTGGCGTCAGAACAACCAATGAGTTATAATGAGGTAAAATCATTACTTGAAGATATAGATACTTGTAAGGTCAAGATATGGCTGGAAGAAGGAGCGATATTGCCTAAGTACGCCCATAAGGAGGACGCTTGCATGGATCTGTTCGTCAAGGATGTAGAACTTGACGGAGGCAGGACCATATATCATACCGGTGTACATGTAGCATTGCCGGAGGATTATGAGATGGAAATACGCCCTCGTAGTAGCATCACCAAAACAAAGTCTGTTATCCAAAACGCCCCGGGAACCGTTGACGAAGGATATAGAGGCGAGATTATGGTAGTATGTAGACGTGTGGATTGTTATGATGATCCTTCTTATTCGGTTGGGGACAAGGTAGCTCAATTGCTTATCCGTAGGAGGGAACGTATCGTATGGGATCAGGTGAAGTCGTTGGATGACCTCGGATATACCGATAGAGGCGATGGTGGATTCGGAAGCACGGGGAGGTGATCATGAGCGGAAGGGTTAAGATAAAGATCAAGGATAAGAAACCTAAGATCGATGTATTTAAGATAATAGAGAACCGGTTCAAGAACATGAACGAGCTTCGGGATCTGATCGACATGGATCCAAGGAAAGGGCTGGTCAGGATCCGGGACGGGGCCGGCTTTAGGGAGGTGGAGAGGGGCGGATGCCTGCACCGGAACTACCTTAACCTGTTGGAGGAAGAACTGGGCGCTAAACTATCAATAGATCTGATAGATAAGTATGTTAAAAGAAAATAGCATACCACCTGCCCTAGGTAATTCCTAGGGCAGATCCGTTTTATATACCGATGTGTCTACCACGATCTGATTATCCATATCCTCAATCAACTCAATGATCTCATCCCTGATATCGTAAGAAAGCAAGATCGGGATTATGGTTAGCATAAAAGATAGTATGATTAAATAATTACAAAATCGATAGTAATTCATTGTAAAATCATAGAATTATTTGTATATTTGATATATTAAATGAATTGATAATGAGTCTAATAAAGCGTTCATATAAATATCGTATGTATCCGAACAAAACACAAGAAGAACTTCTTGCAAAAACATTCGGATGTGTTCGTGTTATATGGAACGCTTGTGTTGACTCATTTAACTCATACGATAAAGAAACAAACCCTAATCCGAAATTCCCGACAAAGTCGGATCTTGTTATTGAAAAACCTTGGTTAAATGAAGTATCGGCAGCTACCTTACAGCAGAAGCAACGGGACTTTATCGAGTTCTCCAGACAGTACTTCAATAATAACAGGAAAGAGAAATTCGGTAGACCGAATTATAAAAATAAACACGACAATCAGTCGTTTAGATTGCCATTTCCGAAGTTTAAAATCGCTGACAATAAGATCCGGATCGAAAAGATCGGATGGGTTAAGATTGTTATTGATCGTGGAGTTCCATACAACGCTCGTTTTATCTCCTGTACCGTTTCAAAGAACCGTGCTGGTCAATACTTCGTATCAGTTCTTGTAGAAACAGAACAGTGCTACAAACAGAAAACTAGCAAAACAGTCGGAGTTGATTTAGGGATCAAGACATTAGCTACATTATCCGATGGGATGACTGTTGAGAATCCCCATTTTCTTCGTGAGAACCAAGCGAAGTTAAAAAGGATGCAACGACATTTGTCGAGAAAGAAATTAGGAAGTAATCGAAGAAACAAATGCAGGCTAAAAGTATCAAGACTTCATCGTGATATAGCCAACAAGCGTTCATGGTACATGCATAATTTGACCACGATGTTGGTAAATAATTACGATGTTATCTGCATTGAAGATCTAAATGTTTCTGGTATGTTACAGAGCCACAAACTTGCCGGTTCTGTATCTGATGCTTCTTTCTCGATGTTCCGTAACCAGCTTGAATACAAGTGTAGGTGGTATGGTAAAGAACTGATTGTTATAGATCGTTTTTACCCATCATCAAAAACATGTTCAAGATGTGGTTGGAAGAATAAAGATCTGAAATTATCGGATCGAACATTTGTTTGTAAAGATTGTGGCTTGGAGATCGACAGGGATCTCAACGCCGCAATAAATATACAAGCCGTAGGAGTTGATGCGGCTATACGGACGCAGAGCAGCCGGGTTGCCGGTTGTGTTGAAGCGTCTAAAATGGAGTAGGATATCTTAGTTATTTCTATGATTTTCTATAAAATTTACAACTATGGTTTATTATCCTGCTGATATGACGGATACTTAATCCCGTCCTGTCCTTTATCCTACCATATACGTAGTTCCTAGATACGACAGTGGCTAAATCACCTAGCTCATTAAGTGTCTCATCATACATCCTATGTATCTCGTTGTTGCGGATAACCGTACTGTCCCTTACATATATCTTCTCAACGTCGTCGTCGCAGAAGAAGATCTTAAGCTTATGAAATATGTATCTAAACATAATTATAGTTTTGTCCCAAAGATATGAAATTTTGAGGATAAAACCAGAAGGAAGCCAAAAATAACGGGAGGCGGAGGGAGGGCGGGGGATGCCCGGAAGGATGGGAGCCAGCCCGTTCCCTTGGATTCAGCGACATGATCTGAGAATAAATCATATATTTGTATGTACAAAATGCATAATAATATGATATTAAATAAAATTAACTCAATGGGGGGGGTATTTTTCGTCCTCCATAAAAATTTATCAGTATGCTTAGAAGAAGATTTCATTCATCAGGAATACATCCGTCTAACGCCAGCAATGGAGTATATGGAGTTGCTGAAAATCTAAAGTTACTTCCACCTAATAAGGTGGATGCCGAATGTATTGGAGTTGCTTTGATACATAAAGAACATAGGATTATGATAGAAAAAAACGAGAGTAAAAATCCTAGTTATAAACAGGCAACAGAAGGTATGTTGGCCAGTGATAACTTTGTATGGGGAGAATATTTGGTAGATCAATACGAGATCCCTAATTATGATACTATTGATTACGATTACCAAGGCCTTACTAGCGCGTACCTTATGAGTAATTCCGGGGTATATAATGGTCAGCCACATATACCAAATGACATATCTCAATGGACCGGAGTGATGTCTGATTGGAATGGCAAATCTAATTCAGAGGTATTAAAAAAGATTGGAGCCACAGAACAAGGAACTTATGCTATCTCAGGCAATCTTCTTAATGGATTCATAAATAGTAGCGACGCCCTTGGATTCGATGACTGGTATATCCCCTCTTGTCCGCAAATGTCATTGGTATATATGAGGATGGTTGATATAAATGATATATTGTATCTTATTGGAGGTAAGATGTTCCAAGCCTCAACTGAGGCGTATATGACAAGCTCTGAATGTAATGATAGAAATTATTGGTCGGTTTCAGGCTACGGTCAAGTAGGCGTATCGGATAAAAGAAATCCTAAAAGAATTAGACTGATACGAGATCTATAATATTAAGGTAGTGGTCGTGCCACCACCTATCTAATTATCCCATAAAGATATATACCAAGGGAAGTAGCCGGCGGAAGACCCGATGGGTAGGCTCGGAGGGATGAAGGGAGGCCTCCATCCCTTTGGTACTACATCCTCCTAACAAGATATCATGATGGTGCTACAATTATTATATTTACGTTATAGGTGTTATTGTAAATGCCAGTTCCAACGGCAACAGATTGGCATTCCTGACAGGCATTGGTTAATATACAATACTCATCTGTTATAAGATTACCTTGCCAAGTTATACGAGCGTTATTTGTAATCTGATTATAATATTCAGACATGTAAGTGAAATTGATGATCTCCTCAGGATCTGTTATCTCCGTTATATATATCAAGATAAGCTCCGTTAAATCCAGATTGATATGGCTTCCCATCAATATATATCTACAGGATTAGGACACATGCTCTTGTCTATATTGATACGGTAGTGGATCTTACCGGAAGAAGAAGTCCTGCGCCTAAACATACCCCCTCCTTATCTGAGGGTTAAAATCCCCCCCCCCCCACGAAGTTATCTGTAATATATTGATACATGATTAAATAATTTAAGTTACGTACAAATATAATAAATTATATTAGATGGGGGAGGGAAGATACCAAGGAAGGGGGCTGGCGTCATACCCGCCGGGAAGGCTATAAGGGATGGGAGCCAGCCCCGTTCTATTGGGTCAGTAGGGTGTATGATCACTCGATGTCACGTACAAATCGAACAGAAGAGGTTAGGCGCTTGTATCGGGTGAATGTGCGCCCATTGTTGAATAGTACGATCCATCCGGAGTTGGAGCTATGCTCTGAACTAGACCAATAATATCTGGTATCTAACGGCTGTCCACCAATAGCCAATAACGCGTTATTGACGCTAATCAAGTACATATATATCAATGAAAGCTGACCACATGATGGGATATACCAATCATCATATCCCTTAGCGTCAGCACTAGCTAAGAACGTATTAAGTACATGACCGGCTGTCGCATAGGAAGTATAAGAACCGCCACCGGTAGTCACCCCTTTTAATACATTGGAATTCGCTTTCCCATCCCAATCAGATAAAGCCCCATTCGTCCAGGAGCTAACATCATCCGGAAGATATGGAGTACCTTTGTATGAATCTTGCTCAGGTTTCAGGAAACCAAAATCATTGCTCCCGTCTACTTTGTCATAATTTGTAATGCCGGTCTGATCCGTACCATATTCACCCCAATAAAAAGAGTAAGTCTTGTTAGAAGAATCGGGCAAACCGGACGTGGCTGTTTTGTAGCTTTGATTAGAATCTTCATTCTTCTCAATCATGATCTTATGATCATCATGTACAATAGCTACGGATATACATTGATAATCCGCCTTTGACAAAGGTATTAATCTACCATCCTGTTTAACGGCATAAACGCCATTATCAACAGGGGATTTATAACTTGAATAAAATCTCCTCCTTATCATAAGAATAAATTTTTACGAAGGATATAAATACCCCCCCCCATCATGTATTTAACTTCTTTATTCATAATATATTATGTTTTAATTATATCGCAAATATAACAAATTAAATGAGATGGAAGGTGATATGGTTGTGAGGAAGTATGAGGGATATTCGGGGAGGATGATATGCGGGACGTTATTGGAGAGATGGGGTGGGGTATGATGGGAGGGGGATATGCGGGACGGACCACCTCCCCGAAATCGGCCCGGCCGGGCTGCCGTTTTTGGCCCCGCCCCCCCCGCTAACAAAGGCGGGGAGACAGGAACGGCAAACGATCAACGAGCCGAAAAAAAGAATGCTTATTTTTGGTTTAACTTGTTGATTGTCAATAATATAAATCAATATTTTAATACACATTTACATTTGATTAGATTTATTACATATAATCGTCGAATTTTTATTGCAAAATATTTGTTTGACAATAAAACATGTAGTATATTTGCCCTTGTAAGATAACAACATTAACAAACAGGCACGCCATATGCCTATACAAGTCCCTAGGGCAAGGGCAAACAGGATGACAAATAAGGAATTAAACAAAGTTCAAAACGAAGTTAAGAAAGCTAGTGAAAAAACATTAACTAGCGCCATCAAGACATGGTGCCAGCTCTTTAAGTCCGGAAAAGAAATTAATGAGATTTTAAAAGAAAATGAGATTAAGGTAGACAAAACGATCGTCCCCGCTTTAGTCAATTTAGCAAAGGACAAAGAAGTCGTGATACAACTTTGCAAAGAAATACTCCCACGAGTAAATAATACGTTTTGCGCATACAAGGAAGTAGAACGTGAATACTATGATAAAAACGAACAGGATAAAAACAAAAAGCTTAAAATGAGTGAAATAGAGGATATAGCAATACTAGGATCGTCTCATAAACGCTTTGGATATAATGAGCCTATAGAGTACGATTTTGGCATATATTACGAGACGTTTAATGGCACTGACAAACGTATTGTGAAATGTGCCGTACCAATAAAGCGGTACACATTTAGTCTTATTGCAAGATGCATCACATACTACCTAACTCACCCTAAAAATGATAGATAGTATCATTTGCCCCTATATCCCTATATATAGGGGCGTTATGGTGGCAGCGCCTGTACGTCCCCGTCGTGCCACTGGACTAGACTAAACAGGTAGGATCTTTAATTTATTGATATAAACATACACAGGTGGGTAGTGTTACGATAGCCTGTGTAGATAGGCCGCCGCTTAACAATGTGGTTTAAGTATTACCCTAGTCCAGGATAGTGCTATTATCTTTTGGTTTATATCGATCTGGTAAATACGCTAGGTCAACCTAGTAGGCCGTGTAAAAACACGGGGTATATTGGTGTATATACGCATGTATAGGGCGTATGTTGGTATGTTGTGTGAGTAGCTAATACCAAGTGTATTACGGCGTTATTTCCGTGCCAGTATATCAATACGACGTATGTTAGGGCAGCTTAAATACCTAACATATGTACGGATAGCAAATAACAACCCTTATAAGGGTATTTTGTGCGGTTAAATTGACGCACAAAGTGCGCCTTGTCGGTACGTATCACGGGAAACGTATGTGCGTATTTGGCCGGCTTCGTTGTCGGCAAAGGGACAAATACAAATTAATTGGCGGGCGTGCGGGCGTTCGGCTGGCTGTATCGATAACGCCGGCCGTATTGTCCCAGGCTTACCGTTTCTTATTGGTGCAATTTAAAACGAATAAATTATGTATAGGAGAAAGTTTGATAATCTTAATAGAAAGCTAGCACTTAAAAAGGAAAAGGCTTTAGACGTTGCAAGAAAGTCTCAAATTGAGTTCTATATTGAGCTTACCAAAGAGCTATACAAGTCTAATAAATTAGATTGTAGTAGGGAATCTGATAAATGTAGGCGGAAACGTGTTAGTTACATGGCAAACAAATTACGACAATAGATCGTTTGTTTTTATTTGATTTAAAGTTTGTGCCCTTTCGTACTGTAGTGATATAGGACGGAAGGGCTTTTTTGTGCCTATATTTTACAAAATGATAGCATATGTATATATTTTGCTTACGCATAAAAGTGTTGAGGCGGCAAATTTTAAGCCTTGATCGAAAATGTGTAAGCAAAATGCTTTATTTAGCATTATTTTGTATACATATATATCCATGCGGACGGGTATATTGTGCCCTTATGTATGGTTTCGTGCGTGAATCGATCCTAAAAGGTATATAATAGGCGGTACTTATTGTATATTTTTTATCTATGTCTGGGCTTATCTTTCCTTAGAGGTAGCTCTAAGGCTTGATATATATTATATTGTTGATACTCAATTAATTATATTATTTGGGTATTGTTTCTAAGTTACGGATACTTATTGTATATTTTTATGGGTATATTTATATATTTCGTACTTACCTTGTTTTGTGGTTACATGGCGTTTGAGTTGGGGCGGTATGTTATAGCTACGGGCGACGCCCTGCCTATAATCATAGTTTCTTTATTGGTTTTATTATCAATACATTGTATTAGGCAAGTATATAAGGCAATCAAGAACAAGGATCTCGACATCCTAGACTAATCGGGCGTTCCACGTGGAACAATCTGGAGGAAGGTCTCGGTTTTTGTGCTGGGAGTTGGTGGGGTTGATTTGTTTTGCGGGAGGGTGCACCTCCAAACAAGGGAAACCAAGGAAAAACCAAGGGAAACCAAGGAAAAACCAAGGAAAAACCAAGGAAAAACCAAGGGAACCCAAGGAAAAACCAAGGGAAACCAAGGAAACAAAGAAAACCCCTTCAATCAACAAAAGAAATACCTTCCAATCAATGGGAGTATCTTCAATCAATAGGATTCCTTTCTAAACAGGGGTAATACTTTACCGTTAAGTGGAAACGCAAAGCGGTTGCGAGCGATGGTGGGTAGGGTGTTATTGGTGGTAGATATTGTCTGTTGGTGTGGGAGTGATGCGGAGGGAACCAAGGGAAACGGGCGGCTGAGGGGAGGCTGGACAGGCCTTGTCGTCAGCGCCGTCCCTTTTCCATTGGCAACAATAGGAATAAATATGGACGAAATAGAACTACTAAGATTACAAGATGAAGCGCTATCTTACCTTCGTGATAATATTACAAAGGATGAGGCGTATTATATCCTTACGACCGATAAGGATATAATAGAGATTCTTATAGCTGATAAGAAGGACGGAAGCAAACGTATCAAGATTCTTGATATGGAATATACTGTCGAGAAGGATGATATGTTATTGTTATTCGATACTGATGGGATAATAGACGAATGTCTTTTGGTTGCCACATACATAGGGGTAAATATGTATTTTCGCAGACAAGATGTCAACGCTATTTTGAATAATATCAATAGAGAGAAAGTTATGAAATATCCTTACATAGCTATTCAGTTAGATAATATACAGGCTGTAGAAAAGCGTAGGGTTATATTCGAGATAACCGGTCATAGGGTGGATTATGATAAGGTGGATTTTATGTTTGTTTATTTTATGGCTAGAATGTTATGAGGGCGAGAAGGACTGTGAAAGAAAGAGATATTGTGAAGATATTGGTATTCGGGTATGATAGGACGCTTATAAAATCCATTAAGGATTCCGGATTCAGAAGTATGTCGGATGTAATATCGTACGCCAATAATATGGTCGGGATAAGCCCATTGATCATATTAGGGTGTCGAATGAGGCTCGTGGATGGTGTGGGTCATATACTAATTATGGTAAAAGGATAGATTAGTTTGATAGGAGGATATGATATGAGAAGGATTATAAAAGAGAAAGACGATATCAAGGTATCTATATTTAACGGGTGTAGGTTGGCTCGTGTTTTCATTGATTCTGGGTATAGGAATATAGCTATGGTGATAGCCAATTGCGGTAGAATAGCTAATGGTTGTTATCATATACATCATATTGAGGTGGTAAATATGGATAGGGGATGGTATGGCACATATACCGCTGATGGAAAGAAAATTAATTAATATAAATAACATCATGAATAATATCATAGAGAACAATGATGGGGTAAAAAGAAAGGTAAGGGTATATGATTTCGGCGAGAAGGTCGCTGATAGATATACTATTGTATGCGTAAGTGACAGGAATAAAGATTCAAGAGGAATCTTATTTTATCCGATGTTCACTTGTAACGAAAACCCGTCGCATCCGCAAGGAATAGGGATGTATGTAGGGGACTATTATCTTCATAAGGGAGGTATGTACAACTTAGGTAGAAGGGTGAAGGATATAATGTCTTTGCCTAAAGAAGTGATTAGATACATAAAATGGGTAACAACAACATGAATGAAATAGTTTACAACAATTACGATTTGGTTGCTTTCGAGCAGAATGGAGAAGTGGTAGTAGCCGTAACATTCTACAGGTATTACAAGAAGAAAGCTAAGGGCGAGGTTAATTATAGATGGAGAACCAGATGCCCGGAGTTGGTGGATAAGATCGTAAAACACCGTACCAAGGTATTTACCGGTCAACTTATCCAGTTAGCGAAAGCGTATGGGGAGAAAAAGGTTATAAAATATCAAAAGGAGGAGGAAGGAGTATGTCAAAATACGATAGAGACGCTATAGAGATATATATACTGGATCATATAGATACAGATAATTATGGTAAGCAGTTTAAATACGATAGGGAATATATGTCTTTTATGCTTAGTGTGTTCAAGAATGAGTATAAAGAACATATCAAAAGGGATGGAATTAAGAAGGCTTTTGAGGATTACATAATGAGCGTTCCGTCTATATTCAGGATTCATATAGCGGATTGTGATATTAGATATTTATTACGTTCATGGGGAGTGGAGTTTGATGAGGATGATGATGAGATATACATCTTATACAAGAAGATCATAAGAGAGGTCTTTTTTAAGATGTGTGAGGATATGAAAGTTTGTTAATGTTGAACCAAACCTTGGCGGGGCGGAAGGATATATCATGATCGTACGTGTGCGGATATGGTCCGGGGTCGGTTCCCGGCGCCTTGGCACAACTTAATTAAATATAGATAATATGGACAATGTTTTAAAAAGAGCGGCAGCGGAACTGAAAGAAGCCGGTTGCAGGGTTTTTGCGTGGCAGGATGATACTTATAATAGAAGTTGGAGTAAGGGTGATTATATAATGTTGTATTACGCCTTCCCTGATTCGCCTAACATCGGGTATCTGAGTCGTGTGGAATATGGGATGAGCGTAGCATATAGTAGAGCCTATATACCGAGCCGTGGAAGTGGATCGGGATGTCGTGTCAAGGAGGAAGCTACGTTTGACCTTGAGACGGCGTTAGACGTGCTGAACGGGCCGTTACCTAGGTGGTGTAGGTCTTATGGGGTTTATCCAAAGCAGTACGATAATATTGATAAATGGTATAATAGCGATAATCATAACAAAAAATTATTTAAGGAGATTTAATATGGAGGTAAAAGATTGGGAAAATCTGGTTTTAAACACAGAGGTAGGATCACATTGTTTTGTTACGCTGATTGATAATAATGACATCAGTAGAGGTTACGCACAGATCAGACGCGCGGAACATTTCGGGTATAACATCTGCTTCACTCGGTTATATGGGAATAAGTTTTATTTCGAAAAAATAAAAGAAGGTCGTACACAACAATATATCAATAGGAGGAAATGATATGGTGATAGAGTTTGATTTTGAGATATACAAAAACGGAGATTATGATAAGGTATATCTCCGCAACGGGAAAGAGGCAAGAGTATTATGTGATAATGGGAAGGGCGATCGCCCTATAGTCGTGATGGTTGAGAATGATAACGCGGATGATTATATTATTCTACGTTATAACGAAACTGGCAGGAGGAATATCAATAGTCAATCGAGTCTTGATCTTATGTTATCGGTAAAAGAACGGGAGCCAGAGTTGTGGGTTGTTGTTATATCTTACATGGATAATAAAGATAAGAGACAAAAGATGGTCTTGCCTAATTTTTTCTCAAAGAATATAAGAGGGAATATATATCTTCAAGGAAGCTCTAAATCAAGTGTATCATATTATGTTGATAAGTTAGAAGAAGATAAGTGCTTCGATGAGCTATGCGAGAAGATAAGGGTAAAAAGAGATCGTATTTACAACATAGAAATAATATCACTATCAGATGACGAGGCGACAGTTTAATCAGTTGATAAATGAGCTAGACGGCAAAAGCCCGTTTATCGTATTACATAGGGATTCCGTTGCGCCTAAATACGTGGGCGTGGAGGTGTCGAAGGATGGGGCGGTATACAGATATGCGATAATAGGGATAAACGATGAGTATAAGGCTAAAAAAGCCCTTATTTCGAAAATATTAGGCATAGCTAGTTACCTAAATGGCAATAAGCCCTTAAAAAAGGGTTAATTAGATGTATTTATGGCCTGCGGCATCATATACGATATAATGCCATAAATGACGTTGTATAGAGGATATGTATGATAATATGATAGATAACGCATTCGTGTCTTGATATCATAATATTATGCCATTATATCCTCTTTTTGTATAAAAAAGATAACAAATGATACAAACATCTTGAATATGGATGAAATTAAGATAGGAGCTGAAATTGTATTTAATATAACCGGCAACCATAATATAGGATATGCCAAAGGGGAAAAGTATATCGGGACGGTGTTAAGCGAGGATCACCGATCACGTCTTTATGTACAGACAATAGGAATGCCTAGGGCTTGTATTGATGAGCGGGATGTAGAGTGGGTTATTGATCCAGATGGGGATTTTGATATGGATGAGGCGATCCCGAATCCTATGGCAAGGGAGTTGTATAAGTTGATGGGTAGGTACGTTTATACGTTCGGTAGGTCTCATGAAAGTATCAATGGCTATATCGTGTACGAGTGTATGATGATGGACAGGGATTTAAGATATAATGTTATGTATGCGTTGCATGATCATGGATTTGAGATACGGCATATTGATAGTTATTCTTGGTGGATGACCAATGAGAGGTTAATGTCCGAGGTAACATACACGGAGGGGGATATTCATATAATTGTTCATGAGTGTATGGAAGATTATGTGGATAATGTGAAATTCGGGGAGGAGTTTTATAAAAACAAGGGAACGTGATAAGATACTTACTTGTGATGACGATGATAATATTGACACCACCAAAAGGGAACGGAGGCATGCCCCTCGCCCCGAAGCCGGCAGTGGTCGAGGCACGGGTATGGGATAAGCTGGCGGCCGCCCTATCTTTCGTGGAGTCAAGGGATGACGATCGGGCGTACAACGCAACTTCAGGGGCGTTAGGGAGGTGGCAGATGAAAAAGGTGTATGTAGATGAGGTTGATAGGATATTGTGTCTTAAACGGGAGAAAAAGCGGTATAGATACGATGATAGAACAAATCCTATCAAGGCTAGGGAAATGTTCGAGATATATCAATCTCATCATAATCCGAACAAGGATATAGATCGGGCTATAAGATTGCATAGGGGACTACATTCTACTAAATATGTTAAAGAGGTTAAGCGTAAATTGAGAGAATAAAAAGAATATAGGAGGATAAAGACATGGACGAGAATAAAGTGATACGGCCGATGGATTTTGTTCGGCTTACAAATATTGACGAATTAAATGTGATTAAGGACACTAAAAACCATATAGGGCTGGTCAAGGAGGTCAGTCGGGACGGGAGTATGAGTATAATATGGATAGGTGAAACTTACAGTCAGTTGGCGTGGTTCAAATCGAGCGAGTTGGAGGTGGTGGATAACCTTGTGAGCATCCTGACATGCGGGCTGGCTAACTTTCGAGGAGACGGGAAAGAGAGCGCGGATAAATTTTATCCAATGAATTTATGTTATATAAAAAGGGGGTGATATATGAAATGGGTGATAATAAAAGGAGTTAGATATCCTAGTTCCGTGATATCAGCATTTGCGGCATATAATATGGATAACCCCTTCTTGAAGGTCAGGATAAGAAACAAGTATCATATAGTGCCTTTTGATGATGTTAATAAGATGGCTAGTCAGATGGTATATTTAATGGACAACTATCCTGATTTCGTTCAGATAGGGAGATGGTGGATATCCAAGAAACATGTGATGTCATGGACGCCCAAGGGGGAGGCCGTGGACGGATCGGGTTGGGTTATATCCTTCACCCTGTCCTTTGGTTTGGATAATGGGACTCAAATTAAGTTTGATGAAGAAGGTGAATACCTAAGTGAGATAGATAGGTTAAACGAGTTGTTTAATGTAATATTATAAGGGAGTATGTTGATAGATGTAAATAAATGGATTGAGAAAAACGGGAGCTTCGAGGAGGTCAATGGATTGGATTTAGTGAGACACGGATATGAGTGGATTAGACGAATGCGCAAATTCGAGAATAAGGCAGATCGTCATACTTTTCAGAAAGTGTTTGGTAATAAAAGAGGTAATGAGTTATGGGACTGTTTTTTAGAGGTAGGAAAATCTATCTTCATATTAGAAGATAACTATTTTATGATTAACGACAGGAACGTCTTCTCTTTATGTTTAGCAGAGTGTAGTGATTATGATCTATATGAGCTTGTTCATAATATTGAGACTGCTAGTGATCAAGGCAAATGATGTTGTTTAATTTAAAAAAAAAATAAATTGTTATGGAAATGAAAAAGTATTTATCGATTTATCTAGAGAGTGGATATCTTTTTGACGATATGTCAGGAAAATTAAAGTGGTTTGAGATTGATAAGATCTTGATCAGTTTTACATATGGAGTAGTTAGATATGTAGGAACATGGGGAGGATGTAGGACTGAGAAGACATTAGATGGGAAATTATTTTATTCGTCCGAAGAATGTTTTAAAAAGGGCAAGAGCATCCCTAAGACAAAACTATCAATATATGATGTTTTTAAGTCATTATATGGATTCGCTCCAATAGGTGATGTGTGGAAATACAAAAACGGAAGAGCTGTCAAGGGAGAGTTGGAATATTTTGATGTTGAAATAGATAATAAAGGAAAAATTTATTGTAAGGAAACATATTACAGAACATGTGAAGATGTGTATAAATTCAATGACTTAACTGTAGTTGACAAGAATGGAGACATAAGGTTAGTGAAATCATCAAAAAGTAGATTAATGCTTAGTGATGATCAATTGGATGTTGTGGAGAGAATGAAAGGCATCATTGATGACATGGTTAGGTTAAAGATGATTATGTATATTGATCAAGACTATAATCTTTGTTTTCTGCCGGGAGATAAAATAGAAGATTTGACAATGGATGAAACGGATGGATTTGTGGATACCACCGGTATAGTGACATCTATAAAATCTAAGGATGTAGTGGAGTTTTATGTAGAAAACCCATTCGTAAAGATAAAGGATGAGTAATACTTGGATCGGGATTGTAGTGGTTCGTGAGAATAACTACAATCATATCTCTAAACGTGAACATAGATTGGGAGGTACGTATGTCATTCGATTGACATTAGGGATCTAGTTATATTAAAAGAGGAGGAATTATGAAAGAGATTGTATTAAAACTGTGTGAATTTGATGAGCTGTCAAAAGATTCACAAGAAAAGATCATAGAGCGTGAGCGCTGGAATGTAATGGAGCAATGTATGGATGCTTATAGTATAGAATATCAAGAGTCGATGAAAGCCTTTGAGGATATGACAGATACTAGGGTTTATAATTGGGAAGTTGGATACGAGAGATATGATTTTAGTTATGAGTTTAAATACAATGATCCTATTTATGAACATCCTACAGATTATAATCGTGATATATTCCCTAAGAATCTATGCGGTAAATTATTGTTCAGGTATATCAATAACAACATTATGCCACATATCACGAAAGGTAAATATTATTCTATAGGCAAATATATAGATGGGAAATATAATTACAAGTGCAGACGCAGTCGGGTAATATTGGGATACGAAGACAATTGTCCATTAACAGGGATGTGTTATGATTATTATCTCCTGAAACCTATAATTGATTATTACAATGCATGGTGTACTTATCCGGAGGGTTTTTCTTTAGAGGATCTGATGAGACAATGTTATGATAATTTCTTCATGTTATGGCATAAAGAATATGAATATTGGGTTGATAACGAAGACGCTATACGTGAAGAGCTTCATCATAATCAGTACGAAGATCAACTTTATTATGAGAATGGGGATGTGTATGTTGAACCATTAAATGAAATAGTATGAAAGCAATATGTACAAGGTGTGGCGGAACAAATATTGCTTGTGAAGCGATCGTAAATCCAAACACCGGGAAAATAATAGATTATCTTGATGAATCTTTTATGCATGCTAATTGTGGGGATTGCAAGGAAGAGGTAGTGATAACGGATGTAGATAGAGTCAAGAAAGATATTGATTCTATGTTTTTCAAGTTCGTTAAAAAGAATGGGAAAGAACCTGAATACGTAGAATGTCAGATCGTATGGAAAGACACAGGGGATGATCAAAGAACGACAATAAAATTATCATTAAGCATCAATGATGATGATAATGATAATGTTTTCTATTACTGTAATGGGATAGAATCACTTAAGTCACTTGTGGAATATGGAGTAGGAGAGTTTATTGTAATAGATTGTTGGAGTTTTTTTAGTATTGATAATTTGTAAATTGATGAGATTATGAATATAGAGGTAATAAGATACAGGCTTCCAGTTTATTGGGCTTGCGCTCTGATAAATGATGACTATACTGGATTATGTAAAGAAGAATGTCAAGAAATAAAAAACTTCTTGAACATCGCAGATGGCTATCCGGTAGATGTGGATTGGGAAACAGAAGGGTTCTATCAATATAATGATGCAGGAACACTTCCGGGAAATTGTGCCGATTTTATTTTTCATAAGTTAAACGATTAAACATAAAAATATGAAAACTGCAAATAAACTAACTTTTTTAAGTACAAAATTCTTTACAGAAAACAAAAGGGAATACAGAATAACAGTCACGATATCGTTAGATGATGATTGTCATAACAATATGTGTGATTGGAGTATAACCGCTGACATTCGTTGGAAAAACGAATATGGGATATATGAAGAGTATATGGGAGGCTGCTGCCACGATGAGATTGCGAAACATTGTCCGGAATTGGCGAAGTTTATACCATTACATTGTTGTAATCATTATGGTGCTCCTATGTATCCGGTGGAAAATGGCATGTATCACATAAAGAATAGCGATAAGTCTGTGGCTATTGAATATTTACGTATATCAGACAAGGAATATTCCAAATTATCTGAAGCGGTGGATGATAAGATGTATTTCAAGTATCTGCTTTTCAATCTGGGGATTGTGGATAGATGGAAACGTGAATCAGGCGAGCTTATTGCGGAACTTGAAGACCTGTGTGGAAAGAAATGGGTTAATCCATATAAGCCAGAAGAAGAAAGATTTACCCTGACACTAACGGACGAGGAACGTTTGCTTATTGAAGAGCGTATTAAAGCCGGGTATTATTCCGCAGAAAATATCGAAAAACGTAGGGAGGAAGCTCATAAGGCAAAGATGTTGAAAAAGCGTACTGAAATTTGTGAGCGATACGATAAGGTAATCAGGAAAGCGGAAACAGATAAAAAGATAATGCTCTGTGTGTTTGATTATGGATTGTCAACCGATAATGTGATATATTATAATCACACGAACACTTTATCTTTCAACTGGCGTGATTATGGGGAAAAGATCACACAAGAAGAGTTTGATGATTTCGTGAATAACGTGGATCGCTCCCAACTCCCGGAAGGAATTAAATTTGAGTTAAAGTAATTTTTAGTCTACACATAATCACTATCAGAAAAATGAATAAGATTATAGAAGATTACAAAAAGATAGTTGCCGGCAACGAGGCCGGCAAAAACATCTGCTTTATGTCAAGAGGAGAATACGCTGATCCGAAAATAGCGTACAACGGTATCCTCATGAATTACTGGGATGTGTATGATTGTATGGATGAGGTAGAAGAACCGACAGATGATGATTGGTTGAACGCGGTAAGTAATTTATTTGACTCATATACATATGATGTTAAGAATACGGATGTTGATAAATTCAAGATGTCGGATGTAATGAACGTATATCGTATTATTAATCTGTAGTTGTATAACAAAAAAATATTGATATGAACAACTCTATGGTCGCTCACTTATGGGCAAATGAAAAGAAAGAATCCGGAAAAGGTAGTAATCTTTTCTTTGAAGGTAGAAGTATTTATTCTTATGGTTATCATTTTGAGGTTGGAAGAATCGTAAGGAATAAGCGTGGGGAAAAGGCGTATTTGGTTAACGATAAGTATTATTCTTCTTCTACCTGTAAACATCAACGTTGTGTTCGTAGTGCAATACCAACTGGTTCAAAGGTGTTTTCTGTTGGATATAATATGTCTGATGATGGCAGCATGGCTTTTATCACCAGTCGATTGGAGCTTATCAAAGAGGTTATCGAGAAATACAAGAAGGTTAGAACAAGCATGTCTTATAGGGTAAAAAGGTAAAAAGATCATGAGTTTAATAGATAAATTAGAGGATTTGGTGGTTAAGGTAGACACCGAATACCAAGAGAAGATGGAGGCGGTGATCCGGGAGATAGTCCCGGGGATGCCGGAAGAAAGTGTCCGACACGCCGCCGAGTGTATGTGCACGGACAGGATGGGGAGTATGATGGACATCGATCTTTATATATTAAGGGAAGAAAATAGGCCTTACAAATGCCATTATCTAAAGGATCTGCTGAAAGATAGGGTAGCTAGAATAAATAAGATGCATGAGGATAAAAGTTATACATATGATATAGATGATAATTATTGGTGCGCTACATGTGGTTCCCATTCTCATAAAGAAGATTCCAAGACAGGGTATTGTTGGCATTGCGATACAGATAGTTGGGTTAAAGAGGATGGGGCGGATGTAGGGATATAAAAATAGGCGATTATATAATATTCATATTTACTAGATATGGGAGAGAAGAAGATAAAAATGTGCCAAAAAAAAGACGAGTCTATTAAAAAAGTGCTTGAGGAGATAGAGGATAAGGCTATTGAATCTCGATATACGAATATGTATGATTGGCAGCGCAGGGAGCTTTCAAAAGAGGATCTGTTTGAGTATGCGGAGGAGATGAGAAAATGTCTTGATAAGATATTTGATTTGGCAATTGGTGAAAGGCTTAAATAATTCAACACAAAATCATATAAGATGATAACTTCTATAAGGATAGACGACAACAAGAAGACTCCATTTAAATATATCCCAAAGATAAAAGCGTTCAAAAATGGCTCTGAGTTTATATTCAAGCCAGGCGTGAATGTGATTGTAGGCAAGAACGGGAGCGGGAAATCAACCCTCCTGAATATGATATCGAAGTACATGTTGTGCGAGAAAAAGATGTGTTCTGAATTACCGTCAGAAGCATTGTATTTCCAGGATATATTTGATGATGACAAGGTGCTTGACGGGATCAGTATTAAGTCGGATTATATTGGGAAAGTCTTCCATCTCATACAGCAAACTGAAATGAGAAATGATGATATATTGAATAATATCAATAATTTAAGTTTGTATATGAATGGGGCATCTAGGTCCTCTGGGGAGAAGAACCTTCATGCCATGAACTCGCTTTTTGATTTTATGTTTAACCAAGATGAGTATGCGTTTCCGATACAGAAGCTTATGGAATTTAAGAAAAAGTCAAATGAGTTCTGGGCAAACAGGATCGACAATCTTTTAAAATACTACAAAGACAATCGTGTGGTATTAATGGAGAAGGATTTTGAGTATACGATCCTTATGGATGAACCAGATAGGAATCTAGATATTGACAATATCATGGATCTGTACAATGTACTGTCATTTCATAAACCACAAACACAAATTATAGCCGTAATTCATAACCCGGCTTTGATTTACAAGTTGAGCAAGTTGGATTGCGTGAACTTTATTGAGATGACAAGAGGGTATTTGAAGAAAATTACTAGTTTTATGAATAAAAAATAAGAAAGGAGATGAGAGAAGAATTGAGAACAATAGGATCAAAAGGACGCCACGTGTTTACAGCAACCTTTGTTAGATTTGGATTTAGGAATGGATACATTGGACCTGTAAAAACGATGCTTTTACAAGATGTGACACTTGATAGCAAAATAGTATCAGATCATTTGTGGTTCGATTTAACAAAAGGATTTAGTAGTGCTGATTTATCGCCAGGCGATGTGGTTGAGTTTTGCGCAAGGGTTAGTGCTTACGAGAAAGGATACAAGGGGCACAAGGATGATGTACTTAATAGACCGATAGAAAGAGACTATCGATTATCAAGACCGACAAAAATTAAAAAGATCGGGAAGAAATTAATATTAAAAGATGAGGGGGGGAATAATACATGATAATTATATGCCTAAAAAATTTATAATTTATTAAAATATAATGATATGAAAATACAAGTAGAATTAAATTTGGAAGATGTATTCAATGAAGCTATGTACAACGAAGCGACGTTGAAAGAGGAGTTTACCAGCTCGGTCAGGTTAGCTGTAGTACGTGAACTTAAAGAAAAGTTCAAGAATGAGTTGATGAGGGAAATATCCAATCCGATATCAGAGAAAATTGAGGATATAGCGAGGGAATCAATAAGTGATCTCATCGAGAACGCCAGCGAGAAGAAATATAGATTCAGGCTAGATTATATGGATGATGAGTTGATGGTGGATGAGTTTATAAGAGGTAGGATGAAGAAAGTTGTAGACGGAGGTATTGGGACAATGATAGAATCAAGAGCTAAATCTTTTGTTGATGAGTTAAGGAAGAGGTATGATATGGCGTTCGCTACCTTTATCGTGGATAATATGAGAAAACAAAATATGTTGAAGGAAGATAAGATAGCTGAGCTGTTAAAGGATAATCCAAATGAGAAGTAGGGAAGATGCCAAAAGAAGGCGGCGATCGGTGCTCATGACGCCGCCAGTGCCGAAAAAGGTCGAGGTATTATCCCCGGCATGGTATAGGGCGGCGGTGGAGTTTCAAAGCATGCAGGAGCGGGAGCGACTAGTTTTTTGCTCGTGGTGCTGTTGTCATGGAGGGTGTAATTTGTGTGCGGATATAAGTAAATACAATATAAAAGGGCTTAAGATATATGGAGGATAAAGTGATTATACACCTAAAGGATATGGTATTCGTGCCGATGATTATCGGGAGATAACTAGGGTGGATAAATATTGTGCTGAGTTTATCAAGGAGTAAAATATGGTTGATAAAACAAAAGAATAATATTAACTATTAATAATGTTTATTTAATTTAATTCAAAAACAAAATGTCTACTTTTGTAGACACATAAAAATTACACATATGAAAAAGAGTGAATTTGTAAAGGAGTTAGAGAAGATCATCGATATGATTAAGGCCGAGGATGATGGTTTCGAGTATGGTGGTAAAGTCATTTTCTATAAAGAAGATGATGATAACTATGAAATCTCGGTAAAGAACATTGAGATGGATCTGACGGTAGAGGCCAATACTATGGCTAGTATGAATGATAGGACTTTCGCCTGCCTTATGAGTGAGGTCTATAAACAAAAGTTTACAAAGGCTATAACGATGTCGGAGGATGATGATGATGAAGACAATTGATAAGATGACCGATCAGGAGATATATAATCTTACTGACGAACAGGTAGAGAAATTGATCGTAACAAGATGTGTGGAGGAAGGCGTAAGGTTCATAGATGAGCCTCCAATCATGAAGACATATGACTATAAGCCTATTTCTCCATCACATTTCTTCTACTATTTAGAAGGTTTGAGTATAGCCGTTCTTGATCAGAATGATGCTATTAAGATAGCTAAGCTTTTAAGTGAATTTGATCTATATAGGACTAGCTATGATTTCGTTGTATCCAATGAGGAACTATGCGGTAAGTTAGATATAATCAATATCAAACATATTCCGATGTTTGACACGAAAGATAAGGAAACCTACAAGTCTATCAAGGATAAGAACGGTGAGATCGAGAAGGAATATAAAGATCAGGTAGATAAATATAAGGAGAACACAAAAAAGATGTGTGAAATCCGTGCCAAGATATGGTCAAAAGTAATTGATGTAAGGCGCAAGATCGATCATATGAACCATCTTAAAGTTCTTTTCGTAAAGGAATATCTCCCGTTGGTGGATCACGATACGGACAAGGCTATGATATTTTTCAAGAAGGCTTATGATGTGGATGATGATACGGAGAGATATATTCGTGAAGGAATAAAAGATTATCCTTTGTTTAATAATAATATAGATTAAAATGCACAATTGGTTTAAATGTACGGTTTCTTACGAGACCGATGCCGAGAACGGCATGAAGAAGAAGGTAAAGGAAGAGTATTTAGTAGATGCCCTTTCTTATACCGAGTGTGAGGCTAGGATCATAGAGGAGATGAGACCATTTATCTCCGGTGAGTTTAGCGTGGATATCAAGAGGTTCCGGATAGCGGAATTGTTTGCCATGGATGGAGACCGGTTCTATAAGGTCACGGCTGATTATATTACGATAGACGAGAAATCGAGCAATGAGAAACGCAAGGCGTTTAACTACATCGTTCGGGCCAATGACCTTGATCATGCCAAGAAGAACTTCGAGGAGGGCATGAAAGGGACTATATCAGACTTCGTGGTAACCTGTATTAAGGAGGAGAAGAAGTTGATGGATTTCTATGAGTTTGACGGTAAGATCAGGAACCCGGAGAAGCATGAGGATAGTAAGCAACAAGGCTAGCTACGAAACCATGTCATCCGTCGCCGAGAAGTTGATGGAGATAAGTAAGATGGAGGGTACGATTTATCGTATCCTCACATTATCTAATAAGACTTATCTGGCTTCCAAGTTAGGGTATAGTAGGTCCGGATTCTATAAAAAAATACAGAACAGGAATTTTAATATCCGAGAGCTGGCTCAGATATTCGATACGATCATCAACTTCAAGGATCAAGATTGGACTGAGGGTAAGATTAATAGGCTTAAGAGGTATAGGGCTATGAGCCTTATGGAGTTCAACAAAAGTTATAAAAAGAAAAAGGCATGAGAGGTAGGATGTTACCGTGTGAGAGATGCGGAAGGATGGTAACCATAAGGAGTAAGGGGTTGTGTCCCGCGTGCAGAGCCAAGGAGCTACCGCCAAAGGAAAGGGCGGCGATACGGGTGAAGGCCAAGCCAAAGGGGAAGAGCATAGCCGTTTTCTTTGGCGCCCATGTGGCTAGATTGAGTATGACAAGGAGATCTGCTACCGGCGCATACATACCATGCCCGGGGGTAAGCAACATATGCCACTTATACCCTAAACGGAAATATAAATCGGTCGCCGAGGATAACGATAACATTATTTACTTGACGGCTGATGAGCATACAAGATTCGATTATCTATTAGATACGATGGATTTCAGCCGGCTCTTGGACGAGTTTGGCAACGTATGGCTGTTGGTAGCCAGAAGGATGAGGGATCTCGCACCTAGAGTCGAGGAGGATGGTAAATTAAAAACCAGATTATTATCATGGATAGAAGAAAACAAAAATTACTTTTAGCTCTTGGATACGAGGCTATAAGTGATACGATATATAAGAAAGGAATGGATATGGAAGTCATAAGCGATCAAGAATCGTTTGATGATATGAGAGTTCGTTTATCCAAAAAACATCATGTGGTTATCACAGATGATGGTGTTGTAATAGAGTTTGTTCATAATAAGTCAATGGACGAGAATGCGCCATCATATTATTGGCGATCATCATTACCAATATTAAGATCATATCATACAGATCCTAAATTTACCGCTTTCTTTGGCATATTAGACGTTTTGTCAACGATCCCAAAGAAAGATATGATCGAGGAGAAAAAGCCTGTTGAAGAGCCTAAAAACGAGCCTAAGGAGGAGATGGAGGTTGAGTATGATCTGGAGACAGAGCAACAGTATTATGCCGCTGAATGGATAAGGGATATCCCGACACCAGTGTTATATAGAATGACTGTCGCTGGCAAACGTGTGTATTATGAGATGGATGTTGATGGGTATCCTATCATATACGATGGAGCCACTAACAATATCGCCAATGGGTATTGTGATACGTCCGGCGCTTTGGAGAAGTGGAAGAATGAGATGAGGCTCAAGGGTAAGGATCCTGATGAGTACGCTAACTACAGGGCTGACTTAGGTACTATCATGCATTATCTATTTGGGTTGTATCTGACCGGGGTTAAGATAAAGCTGATCCCGACGTGGATAAGGAAGGCTGTCAAGGAGGCTAAGCTGAGAATAGACAAGTATAGGATGGAGCGGATATTAGTGGATAACATTGATGAGCTGATAGAGGATCTAATATCATTTGCCATATTCTGCAAGGAAAGACATGTAAAACCTGTATTGATCGAGAAGATGTTGAGGTCAAGCAGGTTAAAGATAGCTTCTTCGGTGGACGCCGTGGTGGAGATGGACAGCGAGCCGGAGACAGTGGAGATAGAGGTCGAGACAGGAGAGTTCTATAAGACGGGAGCCAAGAAAGGTCAGCCTAAGACGGAGAAAAAAAAGATAAAGAGATGCAGGAGGATATTCGCTATATTGGACTTCAAATCAAACAGGAAAGGCAATTTCTATGACGAGTACGCTTTCCAGCTTGAGTTATATAGAAGAATGATACTGGAAAATTACGGAAAGATATTGGAGATAGAGGAGATATATAACTTCGCTCCGGGTGATCCTACCGCAAAGACCAGCCAATATAAGTTGAAGAGACAGACTGACAACCCTATATTGAATATGGCTACCGTAGTATATCTTCAAGGAAAGTATAAGTTCGAGAAAACTAATTATACGGTTACATCAAGAGTCGGATCCTTGGACATAGAAGGCGAGTTTGACGTTAATAAGTTGATAAGAAAAGAACCACTGAGGGACTATATATATAGAGTCATGAATGAGAGGAGAGGATGATGGAATTTAGGGAGTTCAATAAGAGCGTTCATCGGTATGAGCTGGATCATAGCAAACCAAGGAGGAAGCTGACGTGTCCGCAATGCGGCAAGGATAAGTGTTTTACGCCGTACGTGGACGTAACCACCGGTCAGATCGTTGGAGAGCAGTTTGGGGTGTGTGATCATAAAAATAAATGTGGTTACTTTAAATATCCAACAGGGAGCGAACTTGGGAACAATGATCTTTTTACCGATTCAAACAAAGTATTAAGGAGGTACAGACCTCCTATGGATCCGGATATAGCCAACTGCATTCCGGTAAGCAAGATGTTTGAGACGCTTAATCCTTTCGAGACATCCGATCTTCAGGATTATCTATCCAATATCTTCGGATCATATCATACCAATAGGGCATTTAGCTTGTATAAGGTGGGGATGATGAGATTCGGGGACTGGGGTAAGTGCTGTGTGTTCTGGCAACTGGATAAGAATTGGGTAGTGCGGACCGGAAAGATAATGGACTACGGGCCTGACGGGAAGAGGGTAAAGGTTCCCATGGATCACGTATGTTGGGTGCATATACTGGACGGTCAGGATTACCTGCTTAGGCAATGCCTGTTCGGGGAGTTTCTTATCAACTTCTATCCCAATGACGCTCCGGTGTATATAGTAGAGTCAGAGAAGACGGCTGTTATCTGCAATATTGTGTACCCTAGTAGGTTGTTTATGGCCTGTGGCGGTATCCATATGTTGAAAAGGGAGATGATAGAGGCATTGGGACGTAGGAGAATAGTCCTATATCCTGACAAAGGATCGGCGTTTAACGAGTGGAAGAAGAAAGTGGATAGGGATATGAAGGGAATGAATATAGAGATAAGCGATTTTCTCGAATCAAAACCCAATATAAATGAGGGAATGGATATAGCGGATTATTTTATCATTAAACAAATTTACAATGGCAAAGGTAGTTAACAATTACAAGAAATTCAAGGTGCTTGAAATAACAAGGCAGGAGATGATGGATAAGCTCGCCAGATATGGGTGCTTAGGTATTTGCGATATGTGTAACAGGCCTACGTCCGTGGGCTATTATGTAGCGGTAATCAATCAATGGATGTGCGAGGACTGTTATAATGATTTCATTAAATCAGTTGACAGGTATGAGGAGGATATGAGAATAGAGAACAGAAATTTTGATAGATTCTGCAATCTATTTAATGTTGAGATAGAAGAAAAGGTATGAAAGAGCTGTCTTTAGCCCAGAAAGCTATGTTAAACGGATCTGTATGCCCGTATTGCAAGATCCCATCCACTATAATAAATACGGTGGAGGGGAAGCAAGTTGGGTGCGAGAAGTGTGGGGCTTGGATGAGATCCGATCCTTTCGGGAAACCGATGGGGAGGCTGGCTAAGCCGGATCTTCTTAGGAGTATGGATATGGTAATGACTGAGATTAATATATTTGCGTATAGAACAAAACGGGATGTACAGGATATTTACAAAAGCCTATCTGGTGAATTGGATATACCAATAGAACATGTATCCCCATATAAGATGTCTTTGCCATCATTACTTAATACCATGAGATATATTGAAAAATATGGTGATAATCATATACGGATATATGATAGAACCATGGTAAAGAAAGCTTGCCCTAGGCACGGAGCGGTGGCGATCGGGAGCAACGCCTGCCACGGGTGTCCGGAGTTCCTGTTCCATGTGGTAAACGACACGACCGATACGGTGGTGTGTGATATGGATATGAGTTATGGAGATCGCAAGAAGGATAAATATGAGCATTAGAGCTAATGATAATGGAACATTTGAGTATCGAATCAAATTGGATACCTTTAATAAAATAAATAATACATGTAAAATGAAGAAAATTTATTTTGTTCACAAACCAACAGGTTTTTATATTGGAGGCAATGTGAGTAGCGTAGAAGCTACAGTTTATAATAAAATGGTTAATATGGGGATGAGTAGCGAATTAGCCGATAAACTTAAAAAGGTAATAGGTACATTCCCTTGCACATGGGAGATACCAGATGAATTTGCGTCTGATCCATATTCGTATATGATTAAGCGTCTGGGATTGGAATATCCATCTTTTTTAAAGGAAGAGGATTTGGATATACAAGAGAATATAGATTTTGATGATGAGGAGGACGAAGAGGATGGGGAGATCGACTGAATATTATAGGACACATCCGGAAGCCAGAAAGAAGAAGGCTGAGACGGATAAGAAGATCAACGCCAGACCTGAGCAGAAAGCCAAGAGACGGGAGTTGGGTCGCAAGAACTACAAGACCGATAAGCTAAAGGGTAAGGCTTATCGGAAGGGGAAGGATCTATGCCATACGGCTAAGGGGTTAAGATATAAATCAAGATCAGCTAACAGAGGATCTAAATCCGATACGGCTGGCGATAGAAACGCACGAGGATGAACGATAATAGGATATGGAAGACGTCCAAGGAAATTATCATGGACGCCTATGAGAGGATAATGAAATACCAGTCGGGAGAACTTCTCCCGGCTCGTACTGGATACCCTTATCTAGACAAAGCTTTGCTGGGGGGATTTTACCCTCAACATGCGATAGCCATAGGAGCTAGACCAGGGGTTGGAAAATCCTATTTGGCGCAAAAGATCATGAACAATGTGATGAATGTCAACATCAATCCACAAGCAGATGATTATGTATGGTTAAGATGTGAGTTCGAGATGAATCCGGAAGACTTGGTATTACGTTCACTATCAAAAAAAATGAACAAAGACATAGAAGATATCCTCCTTCGTAAAATGAATGAAGAGGAGATGCTAGAAATGCAAAAATGTCTTAAACAAGAAAATTCAAACAGAATAACGTATATACCCATACCTACAACAGTTGATGAGCTTAAAGATTTTCTATGGAATGTATATATGCCGGCGAATAAGGATAAGAAAATTGTATTTGTATCCATAGACCATACAGCTCTTATACAAGGTTCGGGTGATGCCAAGAGGAATATAGATAGTTTGATGAATATGTGTAATATAGCCAAAAGAACGTTCCCAAACATCTTCTTCCTTATCGTATCGCAACTTAATCGAGAGATAGAGGGCAGACGTGATCCGAAGGATCATATGCCAAGGCAGTCTGATTTCTATCAGTCTGACTCATTGGGGCAGCTGTGTACGGCTATGGTAGTGTTGAATATCCCAAGGAGATACGGGTACTCCTCATACATGCAATTTCCGCAAGGATGGTATCCTAATCTGGAACGTTTCAAGAGCGAGTCAAGACGATCCTTCCGTGTGGATGGATTATTGTTCCATCATATCGTAAAGGTCCGTCAAAGATCATTGGAGGAGATTGACGCTATACATGTAGATATCATGAAAGGATATGAGCGATATTATCCTGATGGAGGGGTGGTGCGCCAAGAAAGACCGGGAGGCTCGGATGCCCCCGTGGGTAGCGGCAAGCCGGACACGACCGTAGTGACGCTTCCGCCCCCACCTCCCGGTGTTCCATTGGAGCAACAATATATACCGCCCAGTGATGATTTCAATGTAGTACATGACGAAACACCTTATTGACATGAGATTGAGACATAATTACTTGCTTGTAGTGATAAAGGTGCTGGAAATGTTCTTAAAGACCGTATTGTCGGTTGAGGATAAGATGGGGATAAAGGAAATTATATCCTCGTTAAAGGAAATGGCTAAATACAGCATCAGATATATCATAAATCGGGAACGGGAAAAGGAGATCATGAGTATCTGTGATGAGGTATCCAATAAAGTACAGGAGTATAAAAGGATAAATGACAACTCAATGATATTGGAATTGGAGAACCTAAAAAGGGAAGTTGTGGCGGTGGAGGATCTTCTTAGCTCATACAAGGGGGTTCTTGACGCCGAACTGGTGATAGCCGAGGATGATATCAGAATCATACGGGACAAGATCGCTATAAGCCTGAGGGAGGACGGAACATGTAAGAGCATGACTGATGCTGATAAAAGGGCTAGGGTGGACGTAAGATACGAGAGGGCGTTAGAGGATTATCGAATCCTTCTAAGATGCGCCAATACGGTTAGGGCTAAGATGTCGGTTGTAGGGCATCTTAACCAATCTATAAATCAATCTATATCAGTTGGTAGAGTTGGTATGGCTAATGAATCTTATACGGTAAAACAATATGAAAAAGGGAAAGAGATTATCGAAAGCAGACGCCCTTAGGGTGTTGACAAAGGCTTACAATTTAATAAAGAATGATAATTATGCATTTATATGCATAGCAATAGAAAGAACAGCGATTGAATTATCACTTGCTGAAAGATCATGTGTGGCGTGTTATCTTATACCAGAACTGAAGATGTTCAAACCTGTAAACAGAAAAAAATGGAGATTTTTGGTTTCATTCATCAAAGAAAAACATAAGGTTACATATAATAGAGACGCTAATAGATATATATAACGGAAATGATCATCCCGATATAGTCGAGAGGGTAGCCAGAAAGATCAGGTCAATATTTTAACTCATTAGCTTATGTATATAAATTTTGAACAGATGATGACATCAGGATTAACGATGTCTGATGTCGGGTATCTCTTGATGATCCGGCAGAAAGAGGAGATGGCTAGCGTCATTCCAAAGGAGAAAATAGATAGTTATAAAGCATCTGGTTATATCGAGCTTCAGAAGAATGGGAAGTGGAAGATAACGCCAAGGGGAGGGTCGCTGCTGATGCTGATAGAGACACCCGGCCTGACACCGGAGGTCGAGGGGATCCGGGACCGTATCGTTGGTGTGTATAACGATATGGGTAAGGATACAGGAGCTATCAAGGAGGTAGAGAAACGGCTCGTATGGTTCGTAGCTAATACCAACTTCAAGGAGGGACCTATAGTAAGAGCCGTAATATCCCACATAGATCTTAAACGTGAGTATACGATGAGATTGGATAACTTGATATGGAAACCATCAAATGTATATAGTGTGCATATGAGTTTATCGGAATCAACGTTATTCGATACGATCATAAAAATGTATGGCATGACGTCTGACTTGTATCTTAGGGAGAACAAGAACAAGGAACTGGCATGGTTGTTCGCCATAAGCCGGCTCCCGGATCCTCCCAAGAAAATGGATAAGGAATACGCTATCACAGGCGATGTTAAGATGGACATCGAAAGGATATCGGATATAAAAAAAGAATTAGGTAGAAGATTAAAAATGTCGATTTAGTATGGAAAGAAAAGAAGTTGAAAAAGTAGTCAAGGAAACGATATTCGAGAAAATGGGTGAGTTTACGGGTCTTAATCATGCCGCCGAGATCAATAACGAGGATGATCTGGAAACTGACATGGGTATGGATTCCTTGGATTTCGTAGAGGTGGTGATGGGGATTGAAGAGAAGATGGATATAAGGATTCCGGATGATGTCTTTGGCGATAAATCTGTCGATGAACTAACTGTAGGGATTTTTGTGGATATGTTGTATGATTGGGTTAAGGGTAAGTAATGGATTTCGGATATGATGATTGGGAAGAGGGGTTAGAGACCCCTCTTGTCGATGATTGTGATGACGATCATGAGGAGGAAGAATATGATTTCAGTTAAGGAGTTAAGACCGGGCAATCTTGTAAAAGACAAAGCTGGTGATATATGGAGAGTAGGGTGCGTTACCGGTATGCGTAATGAAAGTGGATCATTAATCCTTGAACGTGAGGTTGATGATGGGATAATGAAATGGTATTCAGGGGAAGATGATGTCATGCCTATTGAGATAGACGATAACCTTCTTGACGCTATCGGTTTCAAGAGTGACAAGAATAGGGACGTATATCGTGGACACGGGATGACCATGGAGGTTTTTGGCGACGAGTATTATCTCGGACTTAGGGATATGGAGGATGACCTGAGCGAGCTTATCCAGATAAGGTATTTGCATAACCTACAGAATATTTCGATGGATTTATATGGGCGTGACATAAATACGGAGAGGCTTTATGATCGTTCCGGAGAATAACTTGCTATGCAAGACGATAGGCGGTGAGAAGGTGCTTGCCGCATCCTACTCACAGATAGACACGTTTGTTCAGTGTCCGTATAAGTGGTATAAGACTTACGTGGAGGGTCACAGATCCACGGAGAAGCACGAGGCTACGTCATATGGTACGGTTATCCACCAGACAATGGAGTATTTCTTCAAGAACGGATGTAGACCTTCTTATGAGGATATGAGTAAGGCTTTCAATTACTATGCGGATATAGAGAAGATTCCTTTTGATAGCGTAAAATCCCAGATCGAGTCTATGCAACATGCGGCTAGGCTAATAAGATGGATTGTGGGGTTGTTTGAGAAGGATGCTGCTGGCAATTATAAGAAGGCATGGTCTGATCTTACGCCAATGGAGAAGGTGATCCGGGGGTCGAGACCGGTAGGCGTGGAGGAGGACTTTGTCTTGCCCTATAAGCTGCCCAAGCCTCTTACTTTGGATGGCGTTACGTACGATAAGGTACATATCATAGGATCGGTGGACTGGCGTGGAGAGTATAAGACAAAGGACAGGATAGCCATGTATACGATAGACTGGAAGTCCGGGAGAAAGTTATTCGATGAAGATAAGCTGCTTCATAATCTCCAACATCCGATATACGCCTTTTACATACTCAGAAAATATAAGGTATTGCCGGATATGTGCAGCTATTTCTTTACCCGCATGCTGGACAATCAGAACGTGAAGGTAGATAAGGAGAAAGTAGAGAGATCGGTCAAGGAACTTAACGATATTCTCCTTGACATGTATGATTTCGAGACAAATAAAATAGATAGCTATCAAGCTCACGTTTGGGACGACGCCAAACAGGGGTATAAGTACGAGAAGCGCTACCTCATGGGACGCCAGCCGGCCTGCCTTGAACCCCGCCCCAAGCCCTTGTGTTTTTGGTGCGATTTCTCGATCCACAAACAAGGGACATGCAGGTACTCATCGGATTGGGATGAGTCAAAAAGAAAGAATAAAAAAGATTAACTTTATTAAAAAGCCTAGGTAAATATCTAGGCTTTAATTATATTTGTGCCAATAAATAAACGATTATGGATAAAAACGAAAGAGAAAAACAGGTATTGGATCTTCTGATGTCTAGAAAGGATATCAGGAAATTGGTAGAGAAATCAAATGAATGTTATTCTAAAATGGATTTCGTTGGTGCCATGAAATGCCGGCAGGAGATAAAGGATATCGTAGACCGGGAATCGAAGATCATGTTGACAAAAAGCGAGTCTTTGGTGAGTTTGATGAACAACGCTGATAATGAATATAAATTCAATATGTTGGTATGGCTACATTCCATGATGTGTATGGCAGATGTGTTTAACGGGATATTGGAGGATTTCAAGGATGGGGTAAGGAAAGCCAATGGCAACTCTAAGTTCGTTAAATTCGATAATCTGGATCGGTTGATGACAGAATGCAAGAAGGAGATTGATTACCTAATGAAAGGTACAAGTAAATCGTTTCAGATATCTTTCGCCGTAAGAAGCGATGAGTTAAGGGAGATGATAGAGAATATGGTTGGAGACAATATCCGAGAAGGGTATGACATATTCAAGGAAGAGGCTAAGATGACCAAAGAGACAGACAGGAGCAAGATAGAGGAATTTAATAAAAGGCTGGACCATGAGTAAATTTGATGTAAAGATAGGTGATATAGTTCATACCCAGATAGGAATAGGAGAGGTGATAGCCATAAGCAAGACCAAAGAGACTTTGATGGTAAAAATGGACGATGGGCGGGAATGTGCGATAAGACTAGAGTACGTGAAAGACGTTTTTGATAACTACAGAGATGACATATAAATTAAGGCCATATCAAGAGGAGTGTGTTAAAAGTATCTCCGATTACATAAACTCTGATAGACATGATCCGGTATTGATCATAGGTCCTGTAGGTTGCGGTAAGTCACTTCTGATAGCAGAGGCGGCTAGATTGATGGGAGATAAGACGCTGATTTTACAACCATCAAAAGAATTGCTGCAACAGAACCACGACAAGATAACGTCGTATGGCATACCGGCTACCATCTACTCCGCTTCCTGTGGAAAGAAAGAGCTGTCTAACATGATATACGCCACGTTAGGGTCTATCAAGAAGGTTGTTGGTCAGCTTAAGGAGATGGGGATCAGGAACGTGTTGATAGATGAGGCTCATGCCGGGTATAGCCCGGAGGACGGCAGTGAGTTCATGACATTCATGAATGAACTGAAACCGAAAAAGGTGATAGGGTTTACCGCTACACCATGCAGGCTTAAAACGATGTCGATAGGGCAGGTGTCATATTCCCAGCTTAATTTCATCACTCGTATGAGACCGGTATATTTCAAGAACCTAATCCATGTCATACAGGTGGAGGAGATGATAAGGCAAGGATTTTGGACACCTCTTAAATATGAGACATGGGATTTCAATGGAGATGCCCTTAAACTCAATTCTAACGGCTCCGAATATACGGCCGAGTCTATTAGTGAGGCGGTGAGAAAAAACGGCTTAAACAACCTTATTTTACGTCGGTTGATGGTATTAAAAGACGTATGCAGATCTATACTGGTGTTTATGGATTCTGTTGAGAGCTGCAATACCGCCGCCGAATGGATGAACGCAAAGATATGCGCTGGCATGGCGGAAGTGGTTCACGGAGGCACGCCAAAGAAACAGCGGGAGGCTATAGTCGAGGGGTTCAAGTCGGGTAAGACGAAGGTAGTGTTCAACTATTCCGCCCTCGGTACGGGATTCGATCATCCGGGTCTGGACTGCGTGATAGTAGGGAGACCGACGTTCTCGTTCTCATCGTATTATCAGTGGCTTGGAAGGGCAGTCCGTATAAAAGACGGAAAGGATAGTGCTTTGGTCGTTGATTGTTGTAACAACTCGTCAAGGTTCGGTGATATAAGGAAACTTAGTATAGAGAACTACAAGGGGTATGGATGGGGAATGTTTATCGGCGATAAGCTAATAACTAATATCCCGATGGGGGATAAGGTAACGAAAACAGATCTGGATATCAAAGCCGCCAAGAAAGACCGAAGGAGGGGGCTGGCGCAGGGCGTGACCGCCTCCCCTGTACCCGGGAGGCCGGATCATCCCCTTGGCTCTACGTTAATGACATTCGGCAAGTATTGTGGATGGATGTTGCATTCGATCCCAGTATCGTACTTCAAATTCATAAACGAGACATTTGACTGGGATAATGACAGGAACAAGGATATAAAAGAATACATAGATTTTTTAATCAAAAACAACAGATTATGACAGGATGTATATATCATGAGGCTGATCTTGACGGAGTAATGTCAGCGGCTATAGTAAAAAAGTATTTCAAAGGGGACATTGATCTTCTTCCTTACAATTACGGCAAGGAAATACCTGACGTGAATAAATATGATAAGGTGTTTGTAGTTGACGTGTCATTTGGCGATAGAACGATATTCTTATTCGACGAATGGGAAGACAAGGGGATAGATGTCACATGGATAGACCACCATAAGACGGCGATAGAAGCTGTGAAGGAATATAATGTCAAAGGCAAAAGACGTATCGGAACGGCGGCTTGTGAGCTTACGTGGGAATATCTTTTCGATGATATCGAAACCCCTGACGTGGTAAAATTATTGAGCGCTTATGATGTATGGGATCATGATCGCTTCGAATGGAGTGACGTTCTTTCATTCCAATATGGGATGAGAGGGTATTGCGGGCTTGACGTTGACATGGTCAGGGAGGTGCTAAACAAGGCGAATGGCGAGTTTGTTTCTGATATGATAAGAAATGGCGAGGCCATAATAGAATATATCATCGAGAAAAACAGAGGAGAAATGAAGATGTTCTCATTCGAGGCAGATATATTTGGATACAAGGCGATATGTATGAATACTACGGAGTTTAACTCCACCACATTCGAGTCTATGTACGATCCTAGAAAACATGATTTGATGATGCCATTTTGCTGGAACGGCAGATTCTTCAGATGCTCGTTCTATACCACCAAGGAGGAGGTGGATGTCTCGGCGCTGGCACGCAAGGCCAACCCCGGTGGAGGAGGCCATAAGGCGGCTGCCGGCTTCCAGCTTAGCGTGGAGGATATGATGGAGTTCCTAAAAAACAGAAAAATGTTATGATAGGGTTAGTCTTTGCCTTTATAATAATGGCAGGTTCTATCTATTTGATAATAGAAGGGAATAAGAAGGATGATTCTGCTGAATTTTATGGAGGGATAATAGCAACGATCTTATCTATCTTCTTGATGTGCTTAGTAATACAAAATACAAATACAAAAGATATGGGAAAGGTATATAAATTCAAGAGACTTAACGAGATGAAGCTAGATGATTATGGCTTCGGTCTGTTCGAGTACAATGGCGCTCTTTATTTCAAGGAGGCAGATGAAGGGAAATGTTTTGATGTAAGGAGCGGGAATGAGGTTATTATCGGTAAAGATAAGATTGTAACGGTCTTGGAGGATTGATCATGAGAAAGCTTAATGACACCAACAGGACAAGGAAGAGGAGCGTACGGCACTCGTGGATAAAGGCGGGTCCGGGGATCCAACGCTGCGCTATTTGTGGGATCACGAAGCGAAGTGAGTATATAGACGGGAAGACCGTTCATTGCGTGCATCTATCATCTGGTGAGCTTTACTCTATGACAGGTGAGACGCCAGAATGCAGGGATCTTAGTGAATTTTATTAATCTAAATTACGAAAATATGACATGGTATAATACTTACGAGGAGATAAAAGCCAAATATCCGGATATTGTTTTTGAGGAATATTGGTTGGTAGAAGAAGATGTCGCTAAATTAATGGGGCATGAACCTATTATAAAAGGATGGGCTATAATCAAAAATAATCCTAATATAGATAGTAACATTATATCTAGTAACAAATTAAATATCAATGCTATTGAAGCCGATAAAAATGAGGGCGATGAGCGCAATATATTGTTGCATATTGGGATATTATCCCCATTTAATGATGATCCAGTAATAATAATAAAACAAAAAGGAGTTTAAAATGAAGGAGGAATTTTATAAGTATCAAAAGGTGGTCTATGATGGCGATGTGTTTGAGGTAGTTGAGACCGCTGATAAAAGTGGAAGAATGAGAATCAGACTATGGTCGGATGAAGTAGATGAGATTATTTGGGTTGATGAGGAGATGGTCGTATCATTAGGTAGAGCTATTAAGTTAAAACTTATTGATGAGGAAAAGGTAGACAATGTAAACGCTTACGATCTTTCCCGTTTCAATAATATTAATAGTGCATCCATCATTAAAGCCCACCAAGAGGAGGTAGCCAAGGCATGTAAGACTGCCGTAGGGAAAGACGGTAGCGGGAAGGACGACCGGGCCGACGGTAAACTCCGGTGGGATCTCCTTCCTTTGGCTGAGATAGAGGACATCGTGAGGGTATATACGGAAGGTGCCAAGAAGTACGCTGATAACTCATGGCAGGATATACCTGATGGGTTCAATCGTTATCTAGGTGCACTCATGAGACACTTGGTCGCTTATACGAAAGGGGAGAGATATGATAAGGAGGGATTCATGCATCTATCCGCCGTATGCTGGAACGCCATAGCGTTATTATATTACGATAAACATAACAAAGGGCTTATAGAATGGAAGAGTCAGGAAAAAGAGTAGTAGATGAGGGATTAAGAGCTATCGACAAAAGAACAGGTAAATACGTTAATGTAATCAAGCGCACTATTGATGATAGCCTATTCCCGATAGTTAAGTATCTCAATTACAGTTATAATGAATTAAATTATGATTGTGTAAAGAATCTGAATTTTGATGTAGACGTAAATTGGGAGCAGCGTAGATATCAGATTGTTAAGGATTTATTATCTAACAATTTCGATGGGAGAAAGATGAGTATAGATGAGGTAGATAATGCTATATTTACAGCGGATTTAATTATTAACAGATTAACAACTATTTGAGATGGTAAGAATTGATTTTTTCACGAAGAAAGACGCTGAGTACAGCGACTACATGCGGTATATTATCGCCAACGCATTACAGGAGTATGAGGGTGAGGTCACGTTAAACCAGATCCCGGAGAACAAAGCCACGGAGGAGGAGATATCCAAGTACGGTATAGAGGTATATCCTACTATCATCGTCAGCGGAGATAACATGGATGGCTTTAATAAACTTGAGGGGATGGCTAGAAAGGCTGATCTTATTAACGTCATGTCATTATACGATAAGAAATAGGCTTATGACGATAAGGGATAAATATTTTGGCTGGAAGGATATATTCTTTAGCAGATTCGTGCATTGTTGTAATGAAAAAAGTGACCAACCGCAAGGGAGTAATATACCTCTAGCCAAAATAAACTTCGATAACAAGACAGGATATGTAGAGGACGGGACTATTAATATAGCCGAGCTTCTTCAATATCTTTGGATAAATAATAAGGTCTATGGGTGTGAATATGCACCCATAGATATATCCTCTGTCTTGCAAACATTGATTAGATTGACCGAGAACGCTAAGTTCATATTTGACGACCAACCAGGCATACATGATATGATCCCATATAGAGGTTTTTTTCTTAGAGATGATTTTTTACCCGGGAAAGATTATTCACTTGATTTGGATAAAATAGTGAGCGGGATGGGAGGATGGTATGGGGAGGATGAGGATCCATGTTACTCGATGTTCGTCAGTCAAGATCAGATATGGAACTTGAACCCGATATTGAAGGTATTAGCTGATGAAGGATCTATTCTAGCCAAAGAACTTGGGTATGATATGAACTCATATGTCAGCGACAATGGATATACGATATACAACCCCTACCTCTCGTGGATCAATCATTACTATCATTATTGCCCGACATTTAACGAGGATAAATTAAAGCCTTGGGATAGAGTAGAGGATAGGAAAAATAAGTTCAAGATGACGGATAAGGTCAAGAGAGGTGCCAATAATTGGTACTATTCAGGCGGGACTATATCTTGCGTAGATAGCTTCTTAGGGAAGAAATACAGGAAGAATCTCCGAACCTTTATCTATCGTGGAATAGTATTCTTCCTTGACCGGATATGGCATACGCCTTTATTTGAGAGGATGGGCGTGAAAATGAAGTACAACGCTTATTATTGCTATGCCGCTACCTCCGGGATATGGTATGATAAGGGATTCAAAAGAAGACTAGCCAAGAGGTTTAACAGGTCGTTGAGCGGCGGAGGGGAGCTGTTCGGGGCTAACCTAGCCTGCATGGTATGTGACCGGCGGGATATCGATTGGGAAGCGCTTCGTCTTTGGCTTGACAAATACGATGATCCTACTGATAAGGGCATGGTGAATAGCCCTATTCAATTTATGTATTTATATTTATATTACGCTTTTAACAAATAACTTAAAATGATTATGGAAAAGAAAAAGTTAAAAATCCCTTTTAAAGACGGGAAACCATGTAAGTGGGTTAAAGATGATCATGACGAGGAACGTGATAATTATGAGTTTGAGGAATGCCTTGAGATACACGGGTTCGTCCGTGGATGCTCTTCGGCTGTAATGATATTAAGACCGGCAAATGATCATGGAAAGGATTTCAATTATGTCAACAGTATCTATTATCAAGTGTTCTTGACGGATAGCAAGGAGATAATACAAAATATGATGCATGGGATCATATACGGGAAATGGACTTTTGTTAAGAGGGGAGAAAATTTTGGTATAAAATTGGTTAAGGTCTTACCTAAGATACATAAAATATCCCTTGATATGATCGCAAAGGATATTTTTAGGTCTGAGAATAAATGAACAATATGAAAGTATTATCATTATTTGATGGGATATCATGTGGATATCTAGCATTACAAAGAGCCGGTATACCTATAGAGACTTACTACGCCTCGGAGATAGACAAGACATGTATAAAGGTAAGTCAAAAACATTTTCCTAATATTATTCAATTAGGGGATGTTAATAACTGGAGAACATGGGATATCCCTTGGAAAGACATAGATCTGGTCATGGGAGGGTTCTGTTGCCAGAGCTTCTCTAGCTCAGGTAAGGGTAAAGGATTCATGGACGCTCGTGGAAGGCTTTTCTTTTGCTTCTCGGACATCGTAAAGCATTTAAGGAAGGAGACCAAAGGTAAGGTCCTGTTCTTGGGCGAGAACGTCCGGATGCGGGATGAGCACCGCTGGGTGATTACCGAGGAGCTTGGCGTGGAGCCGGTGGAGATCGATAGTGCCTTGGTCTCGGCACAGACCCGGCATCGCCTTTATTGGTGCAATTGGCCGGTAGAAATGCCGAAAGACAAGTATATATCATTGGATGATATTCTAGAGCATGATAAGGGTTGGAATCCGGGAGCCATAAGAGGGAGATATATAGGGACCATTGTCGGTAGAAGGATAGGAGAGGACGGGCATCGAAAGGATTGTGGCAAGGACATAAAAATAACGCAATGTCTGGAGATAAGAAAAGATAAGAATACCACTCCCATCAAGAAAAGTAATTGCCTGACAACAGTCATGAAAGATAACGTGATATCATCGTTGCCTCCCGGAAGATATCCTAATGCCTTTGACATGAAAGACAAATTCAGATACCTGACCCCGGTGGAGATGTGTAGGCTACAGACATTGCCGGATGATTACCTTGACTGGATAGCCCCAAATACGGCCATGTCTTTAGCGGGTAACGGATGGACAGTGGATGTGATAGCCCATTTGCTAAGAAGCATCGAACGTAAGCAGATAAATGATATTGTAAAGGAATTTCGCAAAATTACTGATGAGCTTATGTTCGGGTCATTAGAAACGGATATAATGTGACATGTGAAGGTAAACACGAGCAAAATGAGACCATACGGAAGAATCAAGACAGTTAAGGGATCTTTATGGAAAAAGGATATACATTCACCGAAAGGGCACAAGAATTGGTGGGATGACATATGCGATCCTGTACCTAGAAGTACTATGAAGCTTAAATTTAAAACAGAGTTAAGAGATGATTATAAACAAGAAATGGTCAATGCCGAACAGCGAGACATTCAGCATAAAACCGATAAGGGAACTTATAGATAAATATCGAGAAGAGGGGATGGTTATAGTGGATCCATTCGCCAGAAACAGCGATATAGGGACGATCACCAACGATCTTGATCCTGATACTAGGGCTATGTATCATAAGGACGCCACGGACTTCCTGCGTGGTCTTAAGGATAATATAGCTGATATGGTACTATATGATCCACCATATTCCTCGAGACAGGTATCCGAGTCATATAAAAAGCTTGGAGGTGCTGTTAATATGCAAACAACGCAATCTAGTTATTGGGCTATGCAGAAGAATGAGATAGCTAGGATCACCAAGAAAGGAGGGGTAGTCATTACCTGCGCGTGGAACTCCGGCGGTATAGGGGCCGGGCTTGGCTTCGAGCAGCAGGAGATTCTTCTTGTGGCTCATGGGGGATGGCATAATGATACGATCGTTACGGTAGAAAGGAAGATGATGGATGGTATGCATGATAGTATCCCGATATTGATGGGAATAAATAAACTGGATGATATGTCACCGAAAAAGCAAAAACCATGAAGGAACGGATTTTTACCACAAAAGAACAGGGGAGGGTGTTGGTCGAGGCCGGCCTTCCTATCTCCACCGCCATCGGTTTCAGAGACAAGTATCTGGATCGATTACATTCTATGGAGGATAACGCTGGTCGTATAGGACTGATCGAGGCCGTTACCCCGGATATATCCAACCCTGTTTGGGATGTAGGGACGTTACTGAATTTGCTCCCATATGAGATAGAGGGTTGTACATTAGAATGTTATAAGCTAAAACATGCATGGTCTGTAGCGTATAGAGACATAGACGAGATCCCTATATGTTGGAGTAGCGAGAGACTTCTTATAGATACATTATTTTCACTGATAACAACATTATTAAAAAATGGATTATATGAGTATAAAACAAACAGCAAGAATAAGGTACAAAACGGAGGATAATCCTCCTATGGAAGGTGTTCCTCTTTTAGGATACAGCAAAAAATACGACTGTTGGGTAGCGTTAGTATACAGAAAAGGGGATAACTATTACACCAATATGGAGTGCGATGTTGAATATAAGACGTCTTCTCCAGATGAATACGAATACGTATATCCGTGAGAACTAGAAGGGATATATTTATATTTAAGCATGATTAATATTATTTTAATATTATTCATGCTTTTATTTTTGTTTAAATCATATCTTTGTATCAACATTAAAAACCAGATTATTATGGATGGAGACAAACAAAAAGTCAATGAACTTACGATGAGGACGCTGGGTTCTCATTATGGCGGATATGCCTATGTAAAGGTAAAAAATCGTCAAACTGATGTAAAGATAGACTGGAAGCTATTAAGGGCTATAGAAAAAGGGGAGGTGGAGATAGACAACGAAAAATATCATCTATCCGGAATAGAGTACGTAGCTAAAAGATATCAAGACATGTTTTACGCTGGTCGTGATATTTATTATTTCAAGGGCATGGGAGGGCATGGGATGACCGATCTTCTTAGAAACGCTATAGATGATTTACTGGATACCATAAGCAGCAGGGAGACTTATCGTAGCGCAGAGCACAGGGTGTACGCCCAAATGAATAAACTTACGGAAGCGGGAGCCATGATCAGCTTAGCTATTGAATTACTAACATCTAACATCCGTCATAGTTATGGAGAAATTAATTTTGAACGACATCCAAGACCTGTGGAGGTGGAGGGAGAAGATAAACATTGATGACTTCAAAGAGGACCCTATGGCTGAGGATATGCCATTATATTTCCCATGCGCCGTCGTATGGCATGAGGAACATGATGATTATATATGCTATGGATTTGTTTATGTAGCAGAAATATTAGGGATATGAACATTAAAAAACAGATAATTCTTGACGATAAAGACTATGAGCGATTAGTGCACGATGCTAATCTCAGTAATGATGAGATAAAAAGCAGAATCGCCAACGCTCTAACCACCGATATGGTATTTAGCTTCGATTTTGATGTAAACAAAAAAGTTACGGGGAATATGAGGATCGAAAGTGCTACCCATAATCTAGGATATAACGAATATGATAATATCGTAAGGGCTAGAGACGAGAATATTCACCATGCTGTCTATACAGCTATATATGATTATCTTGAGAAGATAAAGAGAGATAATAATGAGCTAAGTGCAAAAGATTGGATATTATTCACATCTATAATCTTATTTGTTTTTATGATGGGATTTATAGGTGGATGGTTGGCATTTAATTGATTAAACAATGGATAATTTAAAAAACATACAAGATATAACCGGTCTTACGTCAGAAGCTATATTCAATATACGTAAACCTGTTGATTATATGTGTAGTGATATAGACAGTCATATAAAAGATATCGAGACACAATGTGATTATATTATGGATGGGGATGAGGAGGATGTTAAATATTATTCAAAATCAATCAAATCAGACGTAGATTCTTATTTCGAGGATATACGGTCAAAGGTAGAGAATCTCCGTGATTGGGGAGAGCAGTGGAAAGTACTGGCTAAAGACCTATTTGATGAGTTGATGAAAGTAAATAACGATAAGACCATAAACGACTATCTGTCTTATGAGGCATTGAATAAGATTAAGGAACATTTAAAATAAAACTATAAACATGAATAAAAGAAAAACCAAAAAAAGACTCCATTTAAATAATAAAGAATTTCAAGTCTTATTTCGTTCAGGCAAGAAATACTTTAGATATGCGATAAATAATCTATGTCTTGCTTTTGGATGTTCTTCATTAGAATATTGGATATACTTCTTTGAAGGTAAAAGAGTTGATGGGAGTATATATTATAAAAGCATTTCACGACTAGTTCTTAGATAATGATAAATTAACAAAATAAATAGACATGAGCAAATTACTATTTTTTGATTTAGAGACAACCGGAGTTAAGTTCTGGAGAAACGGGATACACCAAATAGGAGGGATCGTGGATATCGACGGGCAGGAGACCGAGAGGTTTGACATCCGCCTAGCCCCGAACCCTGCCGCCACGATAGAGCAAGAGGCGCTGGACGTGGCTGGAGTTACCTTGGAGCAGGTGCAGTCGTATCAGCCTATGGAAGAAGGGTACAGGCAGTTAATTGGTATATTATCCAAATACGTGAATAAGTTCGATAAGAGGGATAAAATGTATTTAGTGGGGTATAACAACGCTGGATTCGATAACAACTTCCTACGGGCTTTATTCCAGCAATGTGGGGATAAGTATTTCGGATCATGGTTCTATCCTAACTGTATGGATGTATATGTTATGGTGACACCGTTCCTGATGGGTGTAAGAAACGATATGGAGAACTTTAAGTTGATGACCGTAGCCAGAACTATGGGTATTGAGATCGACGAGAATAAGCTTCATGACGCTACTTACGATATTGAGCTGACTAGGGATATTTTCTATCGTATAATTGGCAAAATGGACATTAAGCTATGAGGGACATTTTAGAGGCGATGCATGATTATCCGGATGAGGCGCTTGGGTTGTGTTTCTTTTTGATAGTGGTTGTCTGGTTATTGTCAGGTATATTTGAGAAAAAAAATGAATGATAAACTCGATGAGATACTGGACCTACTAAGATCTCAAAATGAGATGATTAAGGATATCCACGATTATGTGAAAGAAGTTACCAGCGAGAAGTATATAGGAGAATCCAGAATGACAAACTTCTCTATTAACTTGGCCGCTGATATACTTACCGAGGCTATCAGTCCTAAGATAAAGGGGATGATGGTGGATCTATTGAAGAAACAAGGATGGAAAACCGAATGAAATATGGGGACTTACGAGAGAAAAGTAAATCAATTAAAGGATTTGATGATAAGGAAATACAAATCGGCTTACGATAAGTCTAAGGAAATGGACATAGATATAAGCTCGATGACATATCTTCCAGAACCGGACGTATTCAATGTTATGTATACTGAGCATATGTCCGTTATTCTTGATCGGGTCAATAAGATCATAGATGATAACAAGGATAAGCTCAAGAATCCAACTTGCGCTACTTGCGTACATCTACATGACCATGAGTGGGCGAAAAGATACGGGAAAGTATGTTGCTCCGTTTGGCAAGTGTGTGACCATTATATAAACCCTAATAGGAAATATAATAGGAAGCAAAAGACTTATGCGAGACGGCCAAGCAACAAGGCTTGTCCTAATTATGAGTATGGTGATGATAATTTTGAAAACAGAAGAAGATGTATAAAAGAAAAGAATACCCAATAAAGAGCTATGTGCCGATGCGCACCAACAAGGATAGGACGTGTATCTGCTGTGGCGATACGATCCCAGCCGGCAGCAGTAGGATGATACCTAGACACGCTAAGGCAAATCACGGTCTATGTTTCCCATGCTTCAGGAAATGGAGAGATACCGGAGGAGATCTTAAGCTTATGAACAACCCAGGAGATGCGAAGAAAGAATATGTCATACATATGTCTAATATCCTGAAAGGGAATTGTGATATAATAAAAGGTCGAAAGCTTTACGTGGCTTTTAAAAAGGCGATAAACGGCGGAAAGAAGATCGTTATCAAATTTGACACTGATCAACCGATATCTATGTCAACAAGAGTCATGAATCCTTCATTCGGGGAGATTATGGATGAGTATGGCAAGGACATATTCCAAGGTAATCTCAAACTGGTAGATGTCCCAAAAGGGGTTAAAGACTTGATAGTTAACTATATAGAAAAATATCGTAAATTATGAATATAAAAACATTTATATACATGATCCTGACATTCAGGAGAGTAGATCCTATACCTAAGAATATAGGTCTTATGTTAAGTACAACGTTCTGGATATCTATAGTATGGATAATATCCAACTTTACTATATTGATAATGAGATTAATAAAATAGACAAGATGAAACAAGGAGACGTGATATACAAGAATGGCATGGAGCTGCTTGTAGTATTAAGTTACGACCATAATGAGCCATGTAAGGGCTGTTTCTTCTACAAGAATAAGGCGTGCGGATCAGAAAAACTGATAAAATGCTGGGATTGTAAAAAGGAATATATATTCACGGCTATACGTAAATATAATACGACTGAACTGTGCGGAATAGTAAAAAGATATGAGGAGACGTATAAGATAATACTTAAAACAATCAAGAAGATTGAGAAAGAATGTCAAAAATATGTTATCTGGGATACTGTGCATGTGATGTTGAAAGATGATGGAGAGCTTATTATAAAAGCCTTATCCAAGGATAAGTCCGTGCTTTTAAATGATTTCATTATATATGTCAACAATAATGGGAGTATAGATGAAGAGGACTATGATCTATTATTAACTAAATAATTGATAGTACAAATGGACAAATCAAACAAAATAGAGAATCTAGCAAACAAGTATGTTGAAAGGCATATAAGAGATAGACATCTAAGCGATGATACGATAAAAGAAATAAAAATAGCTTATATTATGATTATAAAAGATTTTATAGCTATTGTCGATAAATCTACATCAATGAATGAAGATGATATAATATACGTCGTTAACAACATATCATCAATATTATATGAACCTGTAGAAATCTCTAATACCGATAAAAAAATATTGGAGATAGGGATAGCGCTAGGCCTAAAGGGCGCCATATCATGTATATTTGGTTCATTATTAAAAGATGACTGCAATATAAAAGATGAGATAATTGATATATCTAAACATATAAAAGAAAAATTAATATCAAATAAGATGGAATGAATCACGCTAGTCTTTTCTCAGGTATAGGAGGCTTTGATTTAGCCGCTAGAGAGGTAGGATGGAACAATGTCTTTCAATGCGAGATAGATCCATTCTGTCAAAGTGTATTAAAATATTATTTTCCAAAAACAGTATTATATGAAGATATTAAAAGAACTGATTTCACTTCATGGAAAGGGAAAATCGACGTGCTCACCGGAGGTTTCCCTTGTCAACCATTTAGCGTCGCTGGACAACGAAAGGGAGCGGATGATAACCGTTATCTCTGGCCGGAAATGCTTAGAGTCATACGAGAGACAAGACCGCTCTGGATTATTGGCGAGAATGTTGCTGGAATCACCAATATGGTTCAACCCGGTAGTGAAACTGACGTGGAAACGAAAAGTGATCAAGATGAAGAAAATTACAAGGAAACGATACTTGAGCAAGAATATATCATCAATACCATCTGCGACGATCTTGAACGTGAAGGATATTCCGTCCAACCGATCATTGTTCCAGCTTGCGGTGTCGGAGCGCCACATAAACGGTATAGGATATGGTTCATTGCTTCCGACTGCTCAGACGCAAGGGTTGAAGGTTTGCGACAAGGACGGGAAGACAAGATTCATGGATTTGAGTTCACTTCCCAAACAAGGGATAAAATACGGAGACTTATTACCGACACCAGTGGCCTCAGATCACACAGGTTCTTGTACGATAAGGAAGATGACAAAAAGCAACGGAGCACCGAGAACAGACTCTTTAAGAAATATGCCTGCCGTGATTGGGATGGACGGGGATCGACTCAATGGAAGAGTTTTCCAACTCAGTCCCCTATTTGTAGAGGAAATGATGGGCTACCCTTTAATGTGGACAACCTTACCATTCCTTACGGGAAATGGAGAAAAGAATCAATAAAGGCTTATGGTAATGCCATAGTGCCGTTGATAGCGGTGAAAATATTCGAGATGATAAATAAAATAGAAGGATATGAACAACAAACAACTTTATAAAATAACATTGACAAGGGAACAACTGATGCTGATATCCCGGTGCGTGGAGGACATAAGCAGATACGCAGCCGGAGACATGGATCTTCAGCATACCACGGAAACTTTGATAAATGATATGGATAGAACGGAAACGCTGGGGATAAGAAGCTTTATAGTCAATAACTCACGAGCGATAAGAAGAAGGTTGTTCCCGGATCTCGAAGACTATGAACATATAGGGTATGATGGAGGTAGTAAAGATATGATCAATAGAAAGAGACTTATCGGAAATACCTACCAGATATATAGATCTATACTGCATCAGCTAGCTATTGACGAGAACTGGAATAACGTGTATAGCGATATTACGTTACCTTCAGGTGATATGGGGACGATTAAAGTGGAGAGGATTGATGATGAAAAGAAAGATGAGGATGTTTAACGGGAATATGGCGTGGAAGGCAATCCAATGAACACTGTGCCGGACGGGGCGGTAGCCGTTACCCTTTCCCTTGCGGCGAGGAGAGGGGGGGCTTCCTGCTTGTGGAGATAGACCGTCAATTCTTTGATGAGATGATAAACAGATTTAATAACAATAACATTAAAATAGATAGGATATGAATAAGATTGAAGAACTGGAAAAACAGTTAAAAGAAGAAATGAGCAAGATACAAGTTGACCTAAAGGAGAAGTATAAATGGATTGTTGGAAAATATGCCAAATATAATGATTCTTTTATAACAAGAATAGATGATATACATCATATCCCTATGTTTTCTAAAAATGGCTATACGACTGATTTAAAACCAGATGATTTTATTTTCGTAAACGGCACTGTAGTTCGTTACTCTGTCAATAGTAATTGCTATTCTTTAGCAAAAGAAAGAATACAAGTGCAGATAAAAGACATAATAGATATGCCTGATGGAGAATTTGAGAATCTAGTAGAACGGTTGTTTAATGAAGCAAAAAAGAACTTACTATGAGCCTGTTTGTATGCGCTAAATGCGGTTGCGTTGATAATACCGCTACGTCTAGTTATTGGATGTTGACAAACGAGTATATGGTGGATAAATTCGACTATGCCAAGGAACTACAGCCGTACAAGGGCATGGGGCTGTGCAGCGAATGCGGGAGGCTGGCTACCAGCCCAGACGGACGTGATGTCGTGGTGCCCGGTAAATGGCACGGGAAGTTCCTGAAGGAGAAAGCCACCGAAGAGCAGTTGAAACATGTAGGATATAAAAATCTAATAAGATGAATAAGATAAGAAAAGGAGAAGTTAAAATATATAAAGGGAAAGAATACATAGCTATCCCTGAGATAGAAGAAGAGAGTTGTACGGGATGTTGTTTTTTACGACAAAGGGATTTGTTTAATAAATCATGCTGATGATCCTAATTGCCTTCATAGCGGCATGATCTGGGAACAAAAAGAAAATAGTATGAGCGATATCAAAGAAAAGGCTATCAAATTAGCCATAGATGCCATGAAGCCCATACCGATACACTCATCACCATGCTACAGCGTAAGTGATAACAGATCGCCGGAGGAAAAGCATGAGGAGGAAATGAGGTTTTGTAAGGATCTTAACGACCTTAGATGTGAGATGCTTATTGATATGGCTAAGAAAATAGAAGAGTATTTATTACAAGATATATAACAACCTTAAAAAATCATTATATGGACATTGAACTTTGCAAGAAAGAATTTTTCTTATTAGATGAAGAACTGGAAAGTTTTAAAGATTTTTTGAATGATCCTACAAAAAAACATCTATCATTCTATTGATGGAGTAAAAATTGTCAAATCAGAAAATGGGGAACTTTGTGGAGTAGGTAGAATACCTCATCGTCTAAAAATCGTAAAATAAAAAAAATGACGTTATTATGGCTACTAAAAAACAGATATTAGAATCAGATGAATTACTTCAGCAAAAAAGAAAGGCTTATCATCTTTCAGATGAAGGATTCGAGGAATATAAAAAGTTCTTGTCAGATCCCGATCAAAAGAAATTTTGTTTCAAGGGATATTATTATGTAGAGGTAAAGGAGCAGGATGATAAAGAGCTATTAGGAGCAATGGGACGAGTAGTATATAAATAAGCTAAGGTAATTATATATCATTTAAATTTTGAATCATGAAAAAGTGTAAATTGTTAATAACAGATTTAGACGGGACACTGATTGAAACATTGTCAGGAGATACATTCCCTAAAGGTATATGGGATATGAAACTCAAACTCTACGTATTTGAGGCTATCAAAAATTACGCTCCTGATGATATACTAATCATATCAAATCAGGGAGGTATAGAAAAAGGCTTCGTAGACAAAGAGATGTTTGAATATAAATTCGATTATATATCAAGCGCATTGGAGGATTATACCAATATATCCGTATACAACTTTTATTGCGACAACAATGATAAAGATAACATCAATAGGAAACCAAATACGGGGATGATAGACCAGTTTATGGATTATGTCAAATTCACAAATGATAATGTAGATGAGGAAAATAAAATCGTATACGATACTATCTTGATGATCGGGGACGCTTCCGGAAAAGAAGGACAGTTCTCCGACTCCGATAAGAAGACGGCGGAAAACTTCGGGTGTGAGTATATGGATGTGGATGATTTTGTGTATAAATATAATAACCGATAACGAAAATAAGAAGGATAGGATGACAATCTCCTATCCTTCTATTATTATGTAAATCCATTTTTGGATTACATTAAGTATCAATGATATAACTATATCTTTTTATCTTTAACGCTGTTCCTTACCCGGATAAAACCATACTCGTTGATTATATTGTCTATATCATTATCAGATAAATGAAACCATTCTCTTTCCATCCTTTTTATCTCAAATTTGCTATGCAATTCATTTTCTATATCTCTGCCAACAAAGGCTATTATCTTAAAATCTATATTACCGGTTCTTATCGTATTTTCCCTTTTGTCAATATTATTGGTTTTACCTATCTTAATATAACCATCAATATTACCTGATCCTAAATATGTATATACTACCTTGTTATCTAATATATCAAATGACATATCATATAAATAGACAAAATCTTTATATATCTTAGTTATCAGATGTCCTATGCTCAAATTATTAATATCGTTAAAATATTCAAAAACAGATATTAAATTAAAAAAAATCAATTCTTTTAGCATTTAGAAATTTTCTAAACATATTTGATACATTATTTGATATATCCATATTTGACTTGACTGGGACAAACACCTCAATATTGTCTACTATACAATTATCATATCCAGTCACCACTCTTATAGAAAATCTATATCCAAAAATGTTATCAATAATAGTTTTGTAAAGAGCGTTTAAATCATCGATAAATTCACGAGGGATATCACGTCTAATATCAATATTATCAACTTTATAGATACATATATTATCATATGTTATAAAAATACTATTTATATAGTCTATAACAATATCCCTTTCTGATATATTTTTCAATCTTATGCTATATCTGTATCCACCAAGAATCCTAAGGTCATTTAAATTAGCTATCTGACATAACATAAAACCTAATACAGGGAAATTATTAAATATTGATATATATTCATGTTTACCAGTATTGTTATTGATATGTTTTATTTTGTTTATGATTAGTTCATAATCATATTCCATTTCTCTATCAGATTGTATATCAAATCCATAATAATCTTTATTCCCTTTAACGAAATCGTCTATATGGCATATGTAGGACGATCGAGCTGTCAACTGATTCAATTTATCAGGCATGATAATTTTCAAAGACCCTATTTCGTTGGATTCGGACGTCAAAATTCCACTACTATCCTTCACGGAATCCTGATAAATGCTTACATTTGCATTCATAGTTGATAATTGTTTATTCCCATCCGTCCGGGATGGATAGATGGGAATACAAAAATAGCCAATATGATTGTTTTAAGCAATCTACTGGCTATTTTTTTTGTCATACTATATCGGTTATCTTCCCCTGTCAAAGTACCAATTAGCGTCCTCACCGGACTCGTCCTTATCCCTACCTCCTAAGAAGAATCCCATCGTCATGCCGTTGGTCATCAGCCAGTAGTCGGATGTCTGCTTAATATCCCTAGCCGTCTTGATATTATACCATTGCTTACCAAACGAGAACTTCATGAGCTGCCTCCATAGTTTGCTCTCGCCCTTATATACGCCGGTCTGGACGGTAGCGAACGGATCCCAGTTTCGAGGATCGGTGAGGTCGCCTAACTTCCGGGCGGTGACCAACGGATCCTGTAGCATGTCTATGGCGTTAAGCTCCATGAACGGGGATGTCTGGGAGGCGATCTCATTGATCGTCCTGAACCCGATGTAGGTAATGAACTGCCCGAACCAGCTATCCTCATTATCCTCCCTATATCCCATCAAAGCCCGTCCTATGGCCATCATCGTAGCGAATACCGCCATGTTGATAATCGATCTCTTGATATTGATCTGCTCGTAGGGGGTAAGCTTATCATACTCTTCCTTAAGCACGTCATATGCCTCTCCCATCCTGCCCTCGGACATCGGTCCATAGACATTACCGGCCAGTCTCCATAACGTTCTCATATATCCTTCCTCAAACTGGTTGGTTTGGAAATTGAAACCGGCTTTCTTATACGCCCGCTGTACGGCCAATATAAACCATCCACGGTGAGGCAGCACCATATTAAGGATAGCGTTCCGGCTAGCCCCCACCCGGTTCTGCTCGTTCAAGGCGCCGTCACAGATCTGCACCATGCTCCTGACCCTACTGGACAAGGTGGGTATATATCGGTCTATAATATCCTTGTTAGCCTCGTTCTTAGCCACGATCTTTCCGTCCTTGACATCTACCATGTTCCACATAGAATAATCCCTTAAACGCTCCCAATCGCGTTTAGCCTCGTTAGCGGACATATTCCTGTCCTTCATCATCATCTCCTTGAAATTGGAGTATGACCAAAACTGACCCTCGTATAGGCGGGTATCATCCATGACCGAGATAATGACCTGCGGGTCCAACGGGGAGTTAAGAACCTCCATCATCTTAAACGGCAGGTCCCGGAATAAGGTTCTCCAGATCTTGTTATACGCCGCCGATCGTACACGGTTGCGGACATTGAATACGCCTAAGGCCTCTCCAACGACATATAGCTTGTTGGTACGGTTTATGTCCCCGATCTCCGACACGTACGTACTTAACTGCTTCTGGGCTTCCCCATAGGCGTATTTCATGGAGTCCTTGCTTATATACTGTCCTACCATACCCTCCAAAAGGAAGTTGGCCTGCCCGGTAAGGGCGCCGGTAGCCGCGACGAATGGGGAGAAGCCTAAGTTGGATTTGGATACGAATTTGGTAAACATAAGAGCCAGCTTATTAAGATCGACCTTATAATTACCTATATTCCATTCCGCCCGCTTATTGTTTATCCTGACGTCATAGATACTGGCGTTAACCCAATCTTGGAACATCCTATAGGCATGCGTCGCCTCTGGGTTCTTACCGCCGTCGTATTGCGTCTCCAGCATCATGTTCCTATATCCCATGACATCATCCAAGGCCGCCCTCTTATACTTGTAAGCGGTGGCCTGTAAGGATAACATGGAATAGGAGTAGGCGAAGTCATGGGACACGTCATCGGCGTTCTCCAACTTACTAAGATAGTATTTGGGGATCATACGATATTTGTTATCGTTCTCATCAAGCCCTCCTAAGTCTTGTCCTTGACCATGTATGGGATCATCAACCCTCTCGCCAACAATATCACGTACGGCGTTGCCGATGGCCGCCTTGGGATCGATACCGGCCTGCACCATCCTCTCCACGCCGCCCTTGGATATCTGTGGTATCTGGTAGATATTCCTGAAACGCTCATCATAATCCTCCATAGCCTTACGGCTTATGTTAAGCAATTCCTTCCTCATCTCCCACTTATCCTTATTGATCGTAGCTTCCTCCCCTTCGTTGGTAATACCGTATTTCTTAAAGAAAGCCTCGTTCTTGTACTTATCGAACCTAGGCGTATGATACCCATAACCCAGATCGGGATTATAATTAGGATTACGGAAAGAACTCTCGGCATCGGCCTCTTCTAGCCACTGGTTATTGATCGATAAGTCAATCATATTAATATCAAACCCGAAACGGGATACGCTCTCTTCCTTTGATATACCATTTTCCATGGCATCAAAGAACTCGGATACCTTATACGTACCGTTATTTATCTTCCTAACGAAATCAGAATATCCCTTGGGAGAGTATTTTCTCATATAAGGATATAGCCGAGTTCTGGCGTACTCGATAAGTATACTATTAGCCTTACCCATAGCTATATCATTAGCCAGCTTATCACTGAAATCAGGACCGTATTTCTTTCTTAAGAACAATGTCTCTATGAACGTCCATGACGGGTTCTTCCGGGACAGCTTGGCGGCCATCCTATCCACCTGACTCCGGGAGCGGGCGGACATATGCTCCTTGGCGAACTTAATCTCATCCATACCCTTGTCGTATGTCACGGCATCCCTTAACGCATTACGGTAGGAATCTGTAACGCCACTCTCCACCGTATCGGGCATATTCATCTCAATATCCTCAGCGGAAGCGGCGGCGTTAATAACACTCTTGGCCTCGGCCAGACGGTCGTATAGCTCGTTTATCTTCCTTAATGACGATGACCCACGAAGACGATCGAAATCATACTCGCCATATCTGGTACTGTCCCGGTACTGAATAAGCAAAGGTCTTAACTGATCGTTGATCTCATTTATTGTTGCCATCGCCTCCTCTACCTTCTCTATCCTTGATGATGATACAGATTGCTCCGTGATCTTATCAACCAGATTCTCGTAATAATCACCCTCCTCGGATCCCCACATATCCTTAGAGAAACCAAGATGACCGCCAGCCAGCAGGAACTCGAACGCCGCCTTACCGCCCTCTGACCGCTCTATCCCGCGAAGTATCTCCTTGAATTCCGCGGAAGCCTTACGACCCTCGTTAGTATTCCCGAACTCCTCGGCCCATGCCTCGTCCCATACCTTTATCTCCTCGGACATCATCAGAGCCTCTGATCCCTCTTCCTTTGGTGTCCCATCGGAATACCACTCGCTCTTAGCTATAGCCCTGTCACGTAAAATATCCAGATAAGATCTCCAAGCTATAGGATCGGATTGAAACGCCTTCCAATCGACCTTCCCGTTCCTCACGAACTTATCCATAGCCACATACCTGCTCCTGCGGATACGGGTCATGAAATCGGACGTGGCTTGCGATACCCTACGACCCAGTCTTTCCTCGACCTTCTTATTGACTTTCTCGATCTTATCGTAATAAGCCTGCACCATAGGCTTCTCACGATTCTCATCCAACCACCTATTTATCGCATCGAGATATCGTTGCTGATCCTCGAATGTCATGGCCGAGATATCAAAATTCTGGATACTTGGCTTGAATATATGATTGACCTCCTTTGTAATAGGTTTATCACCATCATACCCTACGATATCATCACGAGTCTTGACCTTAAGCCCCTTATCAGATAAAAACATGTCGATAAGCTGCTTCTCGGTCTTACCAGTAACCTTTTTAAGATCATATATATCAATAATAGCTTTCGCCTGCTCTGTCCGATACAGTAAATCGTATTTGGCGAAATCACGGGACGAATCAAGGTAATCAGAGTTCTTACCGTTTATCTTCTGTATAAGATCCTCATTATCCTTTATCCCCCATCCACGCTCTTTCATCATCTTCGTCATCTTATTGATATTAGCCACGCCCTCAACATGAGCGTCGTTATAAGCCTTGGCAAGACGTTGCCCTAACATGCCTAAGATAGCGTTCCCGCTATGTTCTAACGTCCCGAAAAACCGGGACATGACATTGATATCCTTATGGATGTTATTTATCAACTTCTTTATCCCATTCCAATATCTTTCCGGGATATTAAACATCCGAAGCTGTCCATCCAGCCAGTCCTCATTACGATCACTTCGAAGGGCGTTTATATCGGACATGGATGTCTCAGCCATACGTAATATATCATCCATATCCTCTACCATACCAACCTTGTTGTTGCCATAATAATCCGACGCCTGATTATTGACGAATCCACGAAGATTCCTAATTAACGGTACTATCTCCCCATATACGTTATCGATAACCTGTATCGTCTCATAATCCAATCCCTTGTCGCTTTTACGCAAGCTACTGGCAACAGTGACCAAATACTCCACCTCAGCCTTGGCGGTCGCTATGACACTCTTGGTGGATAACAGGTTGTTGTTTTTATTAAGCTCACCCCCGACTTGTCTCACCTTCTCGCCTATATCACGAAGAAGGGAGATACTCTCACCGATCCTCTGGCTTTGGCTTGATCTCATCCTCTGCAATCTGGTGTATAGCCTTTCCAATGACCTACCGTTCTTGATCAACTTATTAGCCACGTCAACGTCCGATAACGAGTACATGAGATGATCGCTATCCTTTAGCAGAAGCACGTCAAAGGCGCTTGGATCATCAGCTAACGCCGACTCCTTTATCCTGCCAAGTACCTTATTTAAATCCGATCTTTGGCTGGAGAAGAAATTACGTATAGCTCGTACCATCCTGCCAAACAAGGAGAGCTGGGCGTCCTCGGACGAGGTCAGATCCTCTACCGCCTGTTCCATGCCCGGCACGAACCGCTGGGCCAACGTCTTACCTAGGATCTCCCGCTTCACCATCCGATCCAGCTCCTCTCCTTGGTATTCCTTCCCATACACCTCATAGTAACGACCAGCGAACTGATTCCATAACGACGTGCCGACAATAGAATCCAGCACCTCGTCAATCTCCTGTTGGTTACGATAAGTATCGACCAAGAAATGAGCCACCTCCTCATTGAGATCCTCTACCGTAGCCCCCTCAGCCAAGGCGATAACCCCATTGGCCATGTCAGATAACGCCCTAGCCGAAGGATCCACGCCATTACGCATCTTATACTTATCCATATACTCAGACATACCCATCACACGGATACCTAACGTGGATAAGATATTGGTGATATCAGTCCTATTCTGGAGATCCTCCGCCTTCTCGTTCTCGATAACCCCACGGACATTGCTTCCGTACAAAGCGTTATCCTCCATCATCAACGACAAGGCTAGTTCCATGAATCCATCATACTTGTTATTAAGCTCCTCAAACTTACCTTGCCTTAACATACCCTTGATCTCCGATCTGCTTACCGTAACCTTCTCCCCGGACGTAGTGATAAGATCAAGATCATTACTTACCTCCGTATCAAAACCCATAGAACCCAATACGTTCATTTCGGAGGACTGACTTCCAAATCTATTTCTAAGACTAGAGAAGGCATCCATAGCGTTATAGATCTTAAGACCATCAGAATTGCCGGCTCCAGTAAGATAATATCTATCCCCTAGCCTTATACGTTCCCCACTCAACATACCTTTCTTGATAAGGTAATTAACAAACCCTCCACGAGTGCTTACATCTGAGTTTGAGCTAATACCAAGGACCGGGATGAATGACTCACTGTTATTAAGGGTTATGGAGGAAGAGCCAAAGGAGATATCAGCCGTACCGGACGGGACGTCGCTCTCCTCGACACTGCCGGCCAAGAACCCGGCCTCGACCCGCCCACCGGACGATCCTTTTATGGCGTTGGCGTAAGATTCGTGTATCTTGCCGTCATCCGATCTAAAGAACAGGCGAGGCTCACCGGAATCATATACCAATCTTGAAGATGGAGGAGTATAATTCTCAATATTATTTAACGGCAAGACATTGCCAGAAAATATGATCTCCCCGTCTATACTTCCGCCTTTCACCCTAATATTAGGTCGTTGCCCGGTAAAAGCGCTTTCCACGGCCTTCCATAACATACGGGCTGTCTCCTTAATGTCTATATTCTCCCTGATAGCCCTTATATCATCCCATGACGCCTCTTTCAGTATCGTGTCGCCAATATTATCCTCATTTATGGAATCCAAATCCACCTCCTGTACCGTGGATGTATCTACCACCGCCATATCACTGACCTCACCTACCTCTCCGGAAGTAAGATAAGCCACTACATTGTCGCTATTCCCAAGGCTTCTGGCCAACGCAGGGGCGTCCATATCACTTATGGCAGACAAGACCTTGGCTGACATAAGTTGTCCCCACTCGCTAGCGTTAAGTCTGGCACTTATGGATCTGGCGGCCTCCTTATTCCTTGGTACGGACTTCGTCCAGTCACCGAACTTAGACCTAAACTTATCGTTATAAATAGTCATATAAGCTTCAGCGGCCTTATTAAGGTCACTTACGGCGGCTATACCCGCTATCTTATCGAACAAGGTGGATACCTCGCCGGAAGGGGTCAAGACACGGGTTATCTTACCCTCCTTATTTCTTTTAATTACGCAACTCGACATAACTTCATGTTTTTACAAAGATAAATAAAAAGCCCCCACAAAAGAGCGGGGGCTAATATCAAAACGCGAGAAGATGATTATAATATCATCCAATCGGTAGCCAGCATGTCAGTCTGAGATGCCGGCCAAACAAAAAAGGGGAAAAAGATCGTATCTGTGCATCCTTACCCACGTACAAAGAGCGATGGTAGTATAACCGTCGTTAAAGGACACAGACGATCTACACCTTGTAAGTGTAAACATAAAATGTGATTCCCACCGGGAGGAACATCCTCCCAGTTTTTCAATCCAGATACCTAAAGAGCTTTTTACCTAAGTAAAAATAATCATTATTCTTATCAACTTTTCCCTGACACGACATCCGATATGCATTTGGCACACCACCCTACCATATAAGATATAGGCTCTTGATTGTCAGCATGAAACTTGACCCCTAACTCGCTAAGAATATCCATAGAGACATGAAACGCCTCGTGAGAGATCATAGACAGATCGACATCTTTGTCATCTATCCACACGACAACCAGTTCCCCGTATTTACCGGTATCCTTAAATCTCACCATAGGGAAAGTAGTCATGGTTGGTTCCGATCCCTCTTCTATCTCAATCTCGAACTCAGAGCCATTCCTTGTCGTAAACCTGTCTATAACATCCTTCGGCTCACATCCTTTCATCACGAACAAGCTCCTCGGATATATCTTAGGATCAAACTCATATACTATCTTATCCATTTTCTTTTCCCCATTCTTTTTAATATTATGTTTCCCAAAAATAGGATCACGTGGATCCTCCTTTGGATTATAATTAAAAATCTTATCAGTTAATTCTTTAAGTTGATTATTCATCTCCATAAGTCTTATAAAACGATCATTCGTGTATGCCTTAAACTCATAAACAGGCAACCCTGAATAGCTGGATATATCAGCGGAAGGGGATACGACTATAAAATCCCCATCATTAATAATTATATGCGTATCATCACGCTCCACGGAATAATATCCATTTTTATCTATAACAGATATGCCAAAGCGTTCTATAGCCTTATTGATATTCGCAATATCATATGGATGAAATTTGAATGCCTCCACATTTAAAGAATATATCATAGCTCTCTTAATTTTTCTATTACCTCAAAACACATCTTACACTCAATCCTACGATACAACTGCCTTACGCCATCTATCGTAGTCCAATAACGACCACCCTCACGGTGTAGGAACTCGCTCATAACCTTAGTGTCAGCCACATCATGTAGGTCGTATGAGTCAAAACATAACTTACATATATCGTCAAGATCAAAATAAGTAACCTTATTATACGATATACAACGGATTTGTCTCCCATCAGGAATCTGAACATCGAAAACATCTATCTTCTCCATATTAAAAAACAGATGGATACCGATCCCATCACAGACCTGTATCCCTTTATAATAAATTAGCGATGAAAAGCATGGTGATGGACATGCGCCACAAATGTAATTACAAAATTCGTAAAAACAAAATATCAAGGGCAATCACCCGTGCATTCGCATGGAGCATCGCTTTTCAAAACCCCATACACCCGATTGTCGCTAGTCAGCCATCGTTTGCCGTCACTCGTGATATAAGCCTGCCGGCATCCCTCCTGATTCACTGTAAGTATCTTCTTAACACCTTTTGGAGTTGTTATCTCCAGCTCAAGAGTCCGATCAAGACCGTTGTTCATCACCGAGCCAAAGGAAACGGGGGCGTCCCCGGTCCCGGACCCCGGGCTGACGGTCAGAGGCTGGTCCGTTACCTCGCCTACCCCGTCCTTCCAATTAATATTCAAATCACTCATAATTATGTCTTTTAATTATCATCTACCCACAAAGATAATAAAACAAGAGAACCCCAACCGGCTTTAGTCGATCGGGGTTCTAGCACATGATATTAATACGATTATCGTCTCATCATCCTCAATACAGTTTTAGCCGCTGCTTGTGCCCAAGTCCATGCGTCATTAGATGTTACGTTAACTGTCTGAGCAGTACCGTTAACATCTAAGTTGATCGTCTCCTTGTCAAGTTCAAGAGTAGAATCACCAGCGGCTTGAGTGATAGTTACCTGCGCTTTCTGACCACCATTAGCTGTCACGGTCAAGTTAGCTACCAACTCCTCTACCGTTACGTTAGCCGGGACATCGGCGATAGAGATACTCCAAACGAACTCACCGGTAGCTCCGGGGTCATCCGCTATAACAGCTCCATTGACGGTTGACTTGCCAGCAGCCGTATAATTCTGCGGCAAGGTCAAGGCAAGACCATTGCTCTCAGCCGGAGTGGAGGCGAATGTCAATTTAGTACTATTGGATTTACCCGTGATAGTTACCGTACCACCTGTCTTCGGGACGGAAGCGGCGGGGCTATCAACGGTAACAGTCTCTACAGCCGCCTCTTGATTAACGATCAATGCCTTGGATACGCCTCCGTTAGTCGTGACGGTAAAATTTTGCGTGCGCTGAACACGACCAGTGTATTTATCACCAGATATGTTAACAGCCATATTGCCTGATCCTGATACCGGATCAATGGTTACGAAACCAAATTTTTGTGATGCCATATTCAAATAATTTTTAAAAAATGTCCTTTTACTATGCCAAAAATAACTTGTATCATATCACAAGCCAAATATAGGGGGGGGGTAGATACGACTAGCCCTGTACAACCTCAACATACAACCCTACTAAGTCCTTTAAATTATGACTAAGAGGAGTTCCACTATCCCTTGTGCATTTATACACGTCAGCGTTCTGAATGTAATATTTATCCTTAAATATCTCCATAGGAGGGAAATAAGGGATAGGATCACCTATAGTCCCGGCATGCTCCTTGTCAACAACCTTATATAAGGAGGCCGTACTGAGTCCATGCTCCCATTCCGCTGATAACGTATGTGGTTGTATAACCTCATAAAGGATATCCGTATCCTCCTTAACTACCCTAAGGCAAAATCCTGTATCCACGGATAACCCGAACTCCGCCCCTTCTTGTCCCCATATAGGAAATAGGATCTTAACATCCAATTTCTCGTTAGAAGATAAAGATATGGCCTTATTATTAACTACCATCCTAGAGAACTTGACAGCTACTTTTTGAGGATCAGAAGCGTCCTTCTCCTTCGCCTGTTGCTGGATGTATGCCGTGGTAACACTTACCTTATCAGGATAGCCGGACTGAACATCGACAGCCCTCACCTGTTCTACGGTAGTGGCTAGACTGATCTGCTTTTGCTTGTCCCCTAACGCCGTTGTCAGATCGTTATCGTACTTATCCATCATCCCGATCAAGATCTTGCCTCCCGTCATATCGAACTCCAGACCCATAATCGTTATCTTACCGACTATAGCCCCATCAGCCAAAGCATTACGTCTGTTATATTCAGGAATATAAATATCTTTATCATCCAAGAAAAACTCATGGAGATTTTCAGTCTCATAAGATCTCAGCTCCTCATATTTAGCCGATTTCTCCTCGTTAAGAACCCTCGACTCATCTAACCTAGCCTCAATGATTTCCTTGACCGTGGCTTTAGGATTGGCTTCCTTGAACGCCAATTGCTCCTCGCCTAGCTCTATCCATGGGGCAGGATTCCCATTAATGTAGTCATCATAACTATTGCCCTTGGCATAATTATCATCAAGAGGTTCGTCTAAAACCAACATATTGGGATATATTTCCCTGTTTATATATGTATATGCCATAATCTATTCTTTAATCTTGTTCTTTAACAGCGATGCTATACTTGCCTGAAGCGTAACACCAGATATTTATCTCGAAAGGCTTGTTAGCCGTAGTGGTTATAGAAGTACCACTCATGCTTACATAAGCTCCTGAATTTGGTATGGCTTGAGTAAAGACCGCAGACGGGACACACCTGATCATCAGCTCCTCTCCTATCTGCATACCTGACGCCACGGATAGGGTGGTAGCCGCTGATAGCGTGGCCGTGATGCTTCTTTTAGAGATAGGTAAGCTGGCTAATGTCGTGACCGTATTAACCCCTATAAGCCTGTTCATGGTCTTCTTATCGGCGGCCGCCATCAATCCATTAGTGGATTCGTTGGCCACGGCATATGTCGTGTTAGGAGGGGTAGCCCATGTACCATCTCCACGCATAAAATTAGAGGTGCTACCATCAAGCTGTCTCAATAAGCCGTTGGCGGAAGTGGAGGCCAACCCGTACGTGGTATTGGTAGGCACGACCCATGTTCCATCGCCACGAAGAAAAGACGTCTGTTTCCCCGCTGCGGGAGCCGGGACCAATCCCGCAGCACCAGCCGCTGAAGCCGTAGCTGCCTTCATATTGGCGTAAGTGGTATTAGTGTCTTTATAATAAGGGACACCACTGACAATGGGACAGGCGGTATAGCCAGAAGCGCTAGTTACCGTACTCCCGTTCTTTACCAGACCTGTGGTCCCATTAGCTCCTACGACACCATACGTCGTATTAGTGTCTGTCCAAGGCACATTGACATACATCTTTCCGCTACCGTCCAGTTCTACCGGATAATTCTTGCCATTCTCCGCATATCCGATCATTACCAACCCTAGGGTCGATGTACTGGCCTTGGCGTATGTGGTATTAGTAGGGACAACCCACGTGCCATCACCACGTAAAAAAGAAGCTTGTTTACCTGCGGCTGGGGCGGGAACCAAACCGGCCTTTCCCGCGGCGGAGGAGGTAGCCGCCCCCATATTGGAATATGTGGTGTTGGTATCCGTCCACGGGACGTTCACGTACATCTTCCCATTAGAGTCCAAGGATACGGCGTAGTTCTTCCCACTAGAGGAATAACCGATCTTAACCAATCCTAAAGTATCAGCCGTGGCCTGATTATAGGTCGTATTATTATCTGTCCATGGGACATTAACAAAAGCGTTACCAGAAGCGTCAACCTGTAACTTATAGTTCTTGCCAGAAGTCGTGTATCCTACCTTTACGCCACCTAAGGTGGAGGCCGCCGCCGTAGGTGGAGCGAAGGTGCTAGGTTTGCCGGTCACTCCAGACCATGGCACAGATGACGCCGAACTTGCCGTATAAGGCTCGTAACCGGCCTCAGTATTCAACTTACTATCATCCTTGACCAGATACATCTTATTCGTGGCCGTCACCTTAACCGTGTCCCCAACCTGAGCCGTGGCTGTAGTAAGCTTAAACCTTGCCGTATCGTCAGCCACCACGACCATTCTCTCTAAGACCGCCTTAGGCAACCTATCTATATCGATAGTACCGGACGTGATCTTAGAGGCATCAAAATTGGCCAATGTCGTGGAGATAGTTACGTTGTCTCCGAAGTCCGATGAGACACTACCGCTAACAGCCCCGGACAGCACTATAGTCCTAGCTGCCTGTAATTTTGTGGCGGTAGGAGCGTTATCCGTCTTAAGAGCGTATTTGGAAAGATCAATATCGTTAGCCTTATCCAAAAGCTGCTCTATCTGCTCGCCATTATATTTACCTTGAAAATCTGCCATATCATAATTATTTTTGCCCAAATATAACCATATATATAAGCACCAAGAAATCGAGGGGGGGGTAGATACGGGCAGGTGTTAAAAGCTACCGTCCCCATGCAGGAACCCGGTACGGAATATAATAACCTTGTCTTTAAGTTTTTGGACAGACTCCCATTCCCATTCACCTTCACAAGGCTTAATGACATACTTATTCCCCCATGTCTTAAATTTCCTCTCTATAACGAACATCTCCGGATCATTAAGGACATGGAAGATACTTCCTACCGGGAAATACTTATCCGTCCTTAATATAACACGATGATGCTTCTCGTCATATTCAGGATCACCCACGATACGAGCCTTATAAAACTGGAAATCATTTAACGTCTGATCCACAGGCTCTATCCAATAATGTCCTTTAGCCATTGCAGTTTGTATTTAATTATCTATATTTGCGGTGTAGTAACTCATAATGTTTTAAGTGATTTTCAACCAAGGGGAAGGGTGTCCGTGAGGATATCCTTTTTTTTCATTCCCGCCCGCCCTACCTATGAACAAAAAGACCTACTCCTGACAAATGTAACGATAATAAGATACTTGACAAAAAGAAACCCCATCGGTATTCTATCGCCGACAGGGTTCTCCAACGTTGTATCAGTCTTATATCATCTCACTCCATTTGATTGTGTCACCGACGAAGCACCGCACCGCCAGATACCTTACGAACGCCGTCCCTTCAGGGGCGTCAGGGTCTTCCAGATAAGCCAAGACAGCCTTGACTATTTTCTGGTCGCAGTCCAATACCTTAGGAAAGTAGTCGCTATAGAACATAGCGAACAGATATTGGACATCTCCCCAAGTGGCGTTATCAGGTTTCTTGGCCCCGCATTTATCGAACATCTGCTTAGCATCCTCCATCGTCCATCTTCTCTTGGATCCGTCGGCGTTAAGCATCTTATCGGCGGCATCCCTAGCCAACTCCTTGGAAAAGTGATATCCATGGGTGTCTATATACCGCTTATAATCCGGGTCATCAGCGTCTGCTCCTCAGTAGTAACGACTTCTCCTACCTCTACGCATATAAGGTTCCGTACCATCGTACTCGTCACGGATGTCACGCTCGCCAAACCATCCCTTACGGTACATCTCATCCTCCCGCTCATGATGTCTTTGACGTTTCTCAAGCTCCCGCTCGTTACGCTCCAGTTCCCTCTCGCGTCTTTCGAGATCACGCTCACGACGCTCCAGCTCCTCCATCATCCCGTCACGATCCTTGCCATAATGGTCATATACCCCGCCATCATAACCCATGTACGTGCCGTCAGAACGACGGGAGCGTCCTCTACCGCCTCTTCGATCATAGATCTCATCATCATATTCCTCTTGGCCATTGCCTAAATCTATAACTCTCATATTAACCTAATTTTTTAATTAACAAATTTTTAAGCTCCTCGAAAGACTCTCCCATCTTCGCTACCTGATCCTCAAGACCCTTTATCTTCCGATCCTGATCCTTGGACTGCTTGAAAGTAGGATTGATATCCTCCAAGATACTGTCACACGCCTCTATAATCTCCTTATTCTTATCCACGCTATTCACGATATCCGTACTGGTTCGTTTCATGGCGTTCAGATGGTTCATTATCGGATCCACGGAGCAGGCTAGCGTAATGCCGTTGGCCATAGCCACGTTCTGGTTCTCTGGAACTACATATGTCATGGACTTCCCGTCCACCTCTATAGTAAGATCCATGACCCGATCTTGCAACTGCTGATACTGACCTAACTGGGACTGGGCGAACCTAGGCTCCGAGACGTTAACCACCGTACCCATAAAGAATTTAGGAACCCCTGAGGTATCCAACGTATAAACCTGATATCCTTTCTTTAAATCCTTAAACATAATAACGATCTTTTTAAATGGGAGGGAGGTTACCCTCCCTGTTCTTTCTTAGTAAATTCATGCGCTAGGGGCGGTAGCCGCCGTAGCCGTATGACCTAACATCCTAAATACCCCAGTGCATTTGTTATAATACACAAGATGCTCGGTGTAGGCCCCTACTATAGGATCACCAGAAGCCACGGGAGTCGTAACATCCTGCCCTGTCATATGTGCCCCAACCTTATCCACTATAGGTGTCTTGTTGACGATAACTCCAGCGTTGGATACCGTAACAGGAGTGGTAGTGGATAAGCCAGACGGAAGAACGATCGTGGCGGGATAACTAGCCTCTGTCTCCGTCACCGGATGACGGACCTTCCATAACAATATCCCCTCTGGAGGTAGTGAGTTCCACTGACACGGATTGATGCCAAAATCAACCGTAGGTTCGGCCGCAGAAGCGTCAGATACCTTTCCAGTAGTGGTTACTACCGGGATGCCTCCCCTGTCAAGACGGGAGGAGGCGAATGAACCGATCATATATCCTCTGAAATCAGCCATATTGTCCCCCTTCCTTATAATACGGCATTAGTAGTGCCGCAAGCGCATCCACATTCGTTAGCTACCCTTACGGTAGGAGTATAGCAGCAACCCGGATTCTGTACGACGTAAGCCGGAATCGGAGCCTTTGGAGCTAACTGACTAACGATGTTCTGTGTCTGTTGTTGGGTGATAGCGGAAGTAGCCAAAGCCTGTTTCTCCTCACGAAGCTGTTGGATAGTATTCTGCATCTCACGCATCTCAAGTTGACAGAACTTGTCATTGATGATTTGAGTTTGAAGATCTATCTTAGCAGCCAACGCCTGAGTCTGGGCTTGGTTGGATTGAATAACGTTATTGAAGCCGTTAGTCAAATTGTTCTGCAATACGTTCGTCTGACCGGTAATAGCCAACTGATTCTCATATCCCTGGCGAGTTATAGCGTTCTGGATATTACATCCTACGGTGTCTAACGAATGTTGGATGTTATTGAATCCACTAGCCATAGCGCTTTGTAAATTGCAGCAACATGCGCTAATCTGGTTACCGATCTCACATCCTTGTTGCTGTACGGCGTTAATAACAGCCTGAGAAGTCATACCTACCTGACCGGCCACCTTATCAATAGCGCCTTGTACGTTACAGATAGCGTTTTGTAATTGAGAGGTAGAACAGTTGAGGGCGTTAGAGATCTGATCGATAGCGCTTCTGTTACCTTGGATAGCCTGCATCAGTAACTCACGACCATAGTCATTATTCAATTGAGCTGGAAGACCGTTAGCGCAACAATCATTTCCATTACCACCAAAACCATTCCCGAAGCCACGTCCGCCCCACAACCAGAACAGGACGATGATCCACAACCACCAGCCATTGGCTCCTCCGAACTGGTCTTGGTTGTTACGGCCGTTCATCAACGCCGCGACTAGATTCGGATCCATCTTATTTCCACCCAAAAGGCTGGTAAACATACCCGGAATCATAGATAATAAACCGTTAGCGGCGCTACCGCTCCCGGAACCCATGCCGTCTAACAGCACGATTTTGTCTCCACTTGTACCCATGTCTATTTATTTTTGAATTAATAATAACCCCACCTGATAGTGGGCGTTACAAAGTTCAAAAATTAATAATCCTAAGATCGTGATATATGTCATCATCAAGGCACGTCATGTCATGCAGTTGGTATTAATAAGAACCGGTACAAGACAAAAAATCCGGGACGTATCACTACGGCCCGGATTCATGCAAATCTATAAATTCAATGTTTCAATGCTCGAAAGAAAACGTCTCACGACGCCAAAGAGAGATTAACCACACGAAAAATCTCGCATTAATTTATTTGTATTAGCAGTGTATTCATTAATTATCTTACTGGATGAGGGATTATCCTCTACCCTTGATAGACGGTTATCGTCACTCCTTACCGTAACGTCACCTATCTTTCGTACCATACTATCCTGATATGATGATGGATCGGAGTATATAAGATCATCGACGAACCTGTATATTGATCCATCAACCGTCTCTCCTACCTTCTCATATAGGCCAGATTGGAAAGACACGAAATCGTCGTACCTCCCACGAGCCAAGAACGAACCGTCCGGTCTCGCCTCGACACCGCCGTTGACCTCCCGGAGCAGACCCGGATTCCTTTGGAACAGATACCTATAAAACCCGGCATCCATCATCCTATCCTGTCTATCCAGATAGAAAAGGTTTATCATGCTACTGTCACCGGACTCGATAGCCACGTCAAACAGAAGATCCCTTACCTGACCTTCCGGCAACGACATCTCCATGCTTTTTAACGTACTTCTGTCATGGTGGTTCAAAGATACATTATAAAATCCATTAAAATCAAGGAAACGTAAGACATTATTATATAAATCCGATTTTTTTAACCTTTCCTTGATCTGGATCTTCCTCAACGATGTACAGGATTTGATAAAATCACGATCCTTTCCCTGCCTAGCCTCGTATCTCCTGAACTCCCGATCAATATCGACATCATCCATCTTAGGGGTTACGGGATGCTGATATATTAATCTGGTAAGGATCATGTTTTCGGTATTTGAGGATGAGATGTTGGACATAACTAGCTTCTTTATGTTATCCTTGACCACACCAATATCAGAACGGGAAGCCCCGGCGGGAACCACGCCAGCCGGCAAGTACGAGGGCCGCTCTATCCCGATATCGGCCAACATCTCATAGGCCTGATCGGTGTCGGTTATCGGGGCCGTGTTATGGTACGTATTCCTACCCATATACAACATGCTCCTATCATACATATCGGAAGGAGATGTATTCCCGGACCTTACATACACCATCCTATCCCCAGTAGAATAAGTATCCTGAACCTCGTATATCGGATTTCCTTTTCCTGTTATCCTATCAAGATCGGAGATAAAGCTATCGTATACCGGATTGCCGGCCTGTATGGAAGATAATATAACATCCAGCGAAGCCATAAGATCACGGATATCCTCCGGTCTGGATATAACCATCTCATCGCTGATCGCATCGCTTATATCCACGCCCATGTCGGCAAGATCCATGGCTATGCCATACAGACGTCCGGCAACGTCCTTGATGTCCTTAAAATCATCCATATCGATTATCTCCCCAACCTTATCCCTTAGACCCTTCATATCCTTAGGCATACTGATATACGGTGTGGTACTATTGAAGTACGAGTCGGTAATCGTATTTCCGTCCTGACTCCGAACCTCCATACGGGTCATATTACGATACGTGTCATACATCCGATCTGCGTAATCCTGATCCTCCTGATACCGGAGTGCCAAGGAAGGGTATGGGATGGAGGCGAAAGCCTGATCGAACTCCCGGCGGTCGCTGATACCGCCTACCGCCCTCATGATCGTATCCCTTACCTCTATTGGATTCAAGCCCCTTCTCTTCCCTAACGAGTCATATGTATCCTCATATATCATATAATCATCACCAAGGCCTGACTCGGAGGACAGGAAATACATATCCTTCTCATTAAGATCCCCGTCAGACATAAAATCGACAATCCTCCTCATCATATCCCTTACCTGCTCATACGCCGATCTGTTGGTCATGATATTATCAATCTCATCGGCGTCATACATCCCGGATCGCTCAAGATTGTACCTATTGAGGAATATATCACCGCCGGAGAGGAAATTGGATACAATCATATCATTAAGATCATTGATATTATCAACGCCCAAGGAAGTAAGGGTATTATTGATATCCTTAACCTCATCGGCCATGAAATTACCGACGAAATAGTTCTTCCGCTTGATAAAGGACATGACATCATCATACCTAGGTTCCCCGTTACTATCTAGGTCATATTCCGATGGCATGGACATCCAGTCGCCAAAGAAAGACACGAAGTCGGGGGAGTAGGCCGTACCCCAGACCGATAAGGCCTGCTTCTGGTCGCCAAGCACCTCCATCGCCCTTTGGTATAATCCGGATGGTTGGTTATTAGGGGCAAGGACATTATCTACCCTACCCTCCTTATTTTTTATAACATAACAAGATCTACCCATAGCTAAATCGTTTTGTTACAAAGATAAACAAAATCCCGCCTACTCTCACGAGCGGACGGGAGCCAAATAACAATAATAACAAACCTTATGTTTACTCTGAAAAAGTACAAATCATTTTGCCGATCCTCACGAACAGGCAAAAACTAAATCCTAAATAACAAAAAAAATGGAATTTATCGTTTAGCGAAAATATCCTTATCTGATTAACATATTGATTGTGAATAGGGGTGGATTCGTATACCCTCCCCTATCTCCTAACAATCTCAACCTGCTACAATAGAAATCAATCCATGACTGACATATTCCAATTTCTTATAAGATATATCTTTCTTATTTTCTCCGTTGATATCACGGATATTAAAAATTCCACGAAGCCTTCTTGCGTAAATAAAGCGTTCTTTACCTTGAAACATCACCTTATCAAACAATCTAAATCCGAAAACCTTAAAAGGAGATTGATTCATCCTTTTATTGCCTCCTTTAGGTGCTTTCATCTTATGAATTTGTCTGTTATGACGACGAACTAATTTCCGTTTGTAATAATATCCAAGTCTCTCGGAGTCAAAATTCCTTGAAATCACAAAAGCGTCGGATACATGGGATTTTTCAATCCCGTGATTTATACGATTATATTTTGTTATGTATCCGAAAGTCATTTTTACGTTTGGATACAAAGATTTTAACTCATCGTATAACTCCCATTTCATGATACTCATAACCGCAGCGTCACGAAGCGACTCACCTCTGTTTACTTTCAATTTGATATTTCCTTTATGAAACTCCTTATGGCAAGTCTTACACAATGTTATCAAATTAGAAGGTGAATCTCCTCCAGTCTTGCGTGACTCAATATGATGGACATTAAGGACAGGATCTTTTGATTTTCCTTTACAATGTTGGCATTTATGCTCATCCCTTGCCAAGACATACTCCCTTACATTCCAAAATCCTAATTGTTCACCTTCCTGATACTCTTTACCTGATATCTCTGGATTCTTGATCTTTTGAGTATCAAATTGGGCAACCTCAATAATCAGTTTTGAGACAGGTAGTATAGAATATACAAAACCGATAATCCTAATATGAGAATCAATCTTCTGCCGGATTGATGGAGCGATCCATCCTCTCTTCTTTGATTTAATCCTATTCATGAATCTTGGCTTTCTATATCTCAATCTGTACCTTCTAATCTTCCTCAATTCCCTTCTTGTTGATAGAAGATCAACAACATCACTTCTTAGAATAACTTCACTTGCGTAAAGTTCCTTGCTTTTTGTTGTAGCTGATAAACCGACATGTTTTGTACCTGTGTCAACGCCTAACGTAATCTCTTGCTTATAACCGGTTGTATCATACAAAAGCCTGATTGTAAAAGGACAAAGATTTACCACGGTTGCTTTCTTTGATTTAAGCAATCTTCTAACCTTACCATGCCTCGTTGTTGGCATTAAGGGTCTACCATCTATATCCTGTACATAAACCATTTACAATAAATAATTTAATAAAATGTTTATTCAACATAAGTCAGGGCAAAACCCTGTTAGTACCCATCGCCAATGTTATTGAAGGTTTTATATAGGCAACACTGGAACCCAAATACAATCCCTGTTTAATCACCTACCTTAGAGCTACGGACTTGGATAAACATCCGTAGGTAACTATATATTCTCCAATAACGTAGTCTTTATTTCAAGACTTAGGCTAATACCCGGCCAGTAAACTGGATATATAAAACTCAAACATTGTTTAACGTTTTATATATTATTGCAGATATTACTCCACCAATGACTCTCATTTATCTTCTCTCACCATACAAAGCGATTATATCTGGTCTCTATCATCTCCACCACCTTCTTGATATCAGATAAAGTTAGTTTCTTTATCTCCATATTCCTGCTATCCATTCTGACAAAAGAGTCCTTGAACTCCTGCTCGGTTATGGCATCCAACCTAAATAGATTGTATTTTATAAGTAACTGGGTTACGTCAAATATCAGGATATTAAGATCAATATCATCCTTCAACTCATTAAGAAGATCACGCATCATTTCCTTAATGGCGTCAGTGTCAAGTTCCAGCTTCTCGGCCTCCTTCATCAGCTTCTTGATGATACCATTGTACTCGATTATGATATTAGCGTTATCGTCATCGGCAGGTAGAAGGATATCCATCGTACATTTTATACCCACCTTATCACTAAGCCTTTTGTTGAACTCAGTCATATAATCAAAAGCCTGATCCCTGCTTAAAGCGTATGTATGGTCAAACAACTGCCTTTGTCTGTTATTGACAAAATAATGACTGGTGTATAACATCATCAAAACCTTCACTCGCTGGATGCGTAGGTCTTGCATAATTTTCCGATGTAAAAAACTATCTAACTGCATAATATAAAGAGTCCCCACCGGGGCCATCACACACCCGACAGGGACCAACTTTTAAATATCTTACTCGTCAGGTGATGGACTGACACCGCGAAGATAAATCAAGATAATTTATTTAGCAAGGATTTTCCGCTTCATTTTCTCCGGATACTACGTTACCGTCGGAAACCAAAGACTTGTCCTCGGCCGCCTTCGTAGGCGAGGCGAACTCCGATGGCAGATCCGGCAGGTTAGGGAACGAGACTTCCGTCTCCTCCTTGGATACCTTGTTCTCCTTGATACTCATCCTAAACTTAGGAGCTATGAAAGGATCGTTGTTAAGATCGATGTTGATCGTAACGTCATTCATCAAAATATCCTCCTTAGTTCTGGAATCACCTATCCATCCTCTTACGTCAGCGGTCATAGGCATCCTGCTAGCCGCTTCCTTGACAGCTTTAAGCCGGTTCTTGATAACATCCACGTCTCCCGCCAGCGGAATCATATATGTCTTATTATCCAACCCTGATCTGGCTATAGCGTTATTAAGATCCATTATATCATCAATACTTACGCCTCCGCCTAGACCTTCCGTAATCCTATCAGCCATCGATCCGATCATGGATGAGAATGATGATATATCCTGATTTTTCAATCTTACGGGGTACAGGTAATTTCTTCCATTTCCTGTCTTTATAGCTACAACCGGGATACGCGAATTTTTATAATTACCATACTTGTCCCTAACGATAGCCGTACAGAACGGGAATATATTATACTTAATATCATCCCTCATCGTAACCTCCCCGTTCTCTATATATCCTACGCTCTCGACCTTATCAACCGTCTCGTTGGTAAAATCATTCTCAGATACCATCAACGTGCCATTATCATCACTTACACTGAAGTTCGGTCTTCCCGGCAAAACACTGGTGACTGCGCCTACGAACGGTATATCAATCTCGCCAGCGACAGATCCCACATTATCCCTATACAACTCAAAGGCCATACTCCTTAAATCAGCGTTACTCCCTTTTGAGTCTGGATCATTGGCTTTTAGCACCGAGACGAAATTGCCATCGCTATCCACGATCTTAATAACCATATTATCAACCAGCTCTCGGTAAGCCGACTTAGTCTCATCAGAATTAGGGTCAACGGCGTTAAGGCTATTGTATTTATCATACAATTCCTTGGTATATGGATCTGACATATCCATCTTAAACCTTACGATATTATCCTTACGGAGATTAGCTACGGCTTCCTGATTCACCGACTCGTTGTTAGATCCAAACGTATCACCCGTATAATAAGGGACAATAGATCCATCCTGCCCCTTGCGATACACCATGAACCAGATGGAGGTCGACAAGGCGGTTTGCCGCCCCAATATGACACCGGTAGCGTTCTCGAAAGCCTGAGCGTCATCCTCGCTAATCATCCATCTTGAGTGGTTATCTGACTCTATAACAGTAAATATGTCGGTTCCGTTGGTGAAATCCATCACCCTTCCATTATCAGTATCAGTGGCATCAGATCTTTTAAGCCCAAGACTGTCCATAAACCTATCAAGTCTCATTCCGCCAACTTCATAATACATAACCCCACCGATCTCTCTCTTCTGAGCCATCAACACCACCGGATTCTGGGCGGCGTTAACTTCCGTCCTGCCGGTGGATGTCCCGGGTTCGCTCTCTGTGAGGACATCACCCATAGGTATGGATTTATCGTAATCCTTGACAGCTATACTTCCGTTATCATACAACCTCATCCATTCCACGAATTGAAGAAGAGGCCCATCGGAATAATTATTGATAATATCAATAGCCTCATTAAGCTTATCCTGATCAATCTCATTGCCATTGTCAGCCTCATTCATAAGATCATTATAAGTCTTTATAGCTTCTTTGATCTGATCCTGATCAAGACCATTGATATTCATATCTACAATATCATCAACAGCGTCCTTGATATTATCATAAATATTATCATGGATCTTCAATCTATCTATTATCGATCTAGCCTTATTGATCCTTGAAATAGGATTATCCCCAAACCCGTTAACTAGACTATCGACACGAGGCTTGTTATTATCATATATCTGTCTCTCCCTAGGAGATAAGACATCCTCATTACCGTTCCATATCTTTATAGCTATATTATTGATTCTATCGTCAGAAGGATTTATGATATCCTCATCATCAGGAACCCTCTCGACTATATTACCTTCATCGGTCTTAATCTCGTTCTCCATAGATCTGGCTATCATATGATTATATGTCTTGAACATAAATGCCTCATCCTCCCCTATAAGACCATCTTGGTAAGCCTTGTCTATAGCTTGGTCGTTGGCGTAAAGATCATTGGCATCAGGATTATCAGTATTCCTGAAATCATACTTGCTATCATCCTCCTCATAAGTCTTACCCCATACGTTCGATAATATCTTCATGAACCCGCGCTCCTGCGCCCGGATGAATCTTCTGTCACGCATACGACGAAGAGACTCGTTTATATTCTTATAAGCCACAAGATTATGACGATACTCACTAAGCAATGCCATAGCCTCCTTATAATTATCAACCCCACGGATAGATACGACGTTCTCAAAATCAGCTATAGTATCATAAGCCGCCATAAGATCAGCGGCACTGATCCTTGAATCATTTCTATTTAAGAACAACTTAGATATATCAGCCTCTGAGTTAATTAACGTAGTTAATTTCCTCTCCAATGCGATCCTATCCTCTGTTAATTTAAGAAGCCTATCATTCTCCTTGACCAACTTAGCCTTATCAGATTCAAGAGCGTCCTTCGACGCGACACTTTGTTGAAGCCTCAAGATATTCTTCTCCATCCTCTGTATATCATCCGTAAGCTTCCTGAGTTCTTCAAGATCCCTGCTCGAATCAGGATTAAGACGAGAATATATATCAAGAGCGGGGCCTATATCCGTATTGTATATCCTTCTTAACTGATTGGCAATATCGTTCAAATTATCCTTCGCCTCAAGGCCATTATAAGCCATATTGGAGATATAGGCGTTAAACGACCTATTGGATATACCATCGGTAAGGGAGTCGGCGAATCTGTTGGCCATAATGAAATTATCCACCTTCTTATTAAACTCGTTGACAAGATCGGCTTTATACTCATTGACCTGCTCATCCGTCATATTCATATCGGACGCTATATCGCTATTAGGTATAGATTCGACTACCGTCCTGAAATTCTCCTTGGTATCATCCAACATCCCCATCTCCGAATCATAACGGAGACGATTGAATACGGCGTCACTAAAATCCTTATTTATGATCCTACCATCACTCTCGTACGATGTGTCTACACCAGATAATTGAGCGTTAAGAGCCATACTGCCACGAATAGCACGGACAGCGGCGGTGGTCAAGGCGCCGGCATTGGCGTTGTAGGCCTCCACCATCCCCTTGTTCCGGGACATGTCTTGGCTCCATTCCTTTATACCCCCAATAGTCTTTCCACCCATAATCGATCCGATAATCATACCGATACCGATCTCCTTCCATCCTTGGCTAGACCCGTACGTCTCCTTGAACCCATTCTTTATAGCCTCCATATAGCCTATATTCTGCCGGATAGCCATAGGATTGTATCTTGATTCTACCCAATCCTTGGCGGACTTACTAGCCACTCCCTGAAGACCTTCCTCATACAGACCCTCTGACACTGGGCGCTTGATGATATTGAACGTATTTCCGGCTACCTTCTGCCATTTCTTTGGTGTTATGGCTCTTAACGTACCGTTATCCATCCTCTCGGCACCTACGCCAAATATATTGCGTTTTATGAACTTATCCACACCAAGATCCATGCCGAACATATCGCCGAACATAGCTATATTGGATAATGACAATATGCCGACGTTGGCGGCAAATACGGCATTAGCGGCATTGGCATTGTCAGCTCTGAACTTCATAAGCTCCTCATATGGGACTTCCCTTCCATAAGCGTTACGGTAAGACTGCCTGAAATTCTCCTCAGCCTCCATCAGCATGCTTCTGGCCTCGACAGACGCCTCCCACGAGGTAGATGTGCCAAGGAAAGCGAGGGTGTCCAGTCCCTTGCCTATCCTCCGTCCCGTACGGGCGGCCCTAAGGTAGACACCGAACGCTTTCTTGGTATCCGAAGCCGCTTTGCCTATCCTAGCCAAAGCCACGCCCGCCCTAGCTCCCGTACGAGCTAAGTTCATCAATCCAGCGCCGGAATATACGGCTGACGATAACATGGCTCCAGCGGTAAAAGCAAGACCGGATAAAAAATCGTTAGACCAGAAATTAGCCGTAGTCATGCTTTGAAGGAAATTCATATCCCGCTCCTCACGATTGTAATAATGAGCAAGACCGTAATCCATCTTCTTGTCCTGATCATCCAACCATCTCGTGAAATCGTTATCAAAAACAGCGTTAAAATTACCTCTGGATACACCGGCGTAAATACCATAAAAAGGCTGAATAACACCACCTAATCCATACAAAGCGGCTTTACCTACAAATTTCCCCAAACCTCTCATCCATTTCTCAGTCCTACCTTGACTCCTAGATAAACGTGTGTCGTTATCTACACCGGGGATATAAGACTCGTATTTAGGTATCCAAGTACCGCTACTAAGTCGATACCTTGAATCCTCCAACGATATCTCCGGACCAGTAAGATTAAACCTGCCCTTATAGCTTTGATCAGAAGCCATATATCCTAATGGGGACATATGTTTCATATCATCATAATAATTTGTCTTAACAGTATTCTTGATCCTCTCCGACAATGACGGTATCTGGGACTTTGATCTCTCGGAAGCGGAATACGGATCCAATACCGGAGGCAGGTCACGATCCGGTATATCATAGGGATCCGTACCAATAGCCTTTATATTATCTACGTTTATGGTAGGATATCTGTACTTCTCGGCAAGATCCTTTCCGTTAGAGGTATTATTATAGATTTCCATTGTTTCCATTATTTCCACTATTTCCGTTATTCCTGTTTCTTATCTCCTGATCAATCATATCAGCTATGGGCGAGATGAAGCTCTCGAAATCATCAGTAGTAGATCTTCCCTCGCTCCTCCAATACACCTCATTCTCCTTGCTAAGTATCTGTTGCCATGCCATGACCAAATAATACTGCGGGCAGAAGTCGATCTTCCTTGATACCTCATCAGCATAGTTAACGCCATCCAGATCAATTGAATACAACGGGGTATTACCCTCTCTAGCCCCTCCTTTGCTATATATATCAACATTTATCCCAGAAGAACCATTATTATACTTATATCCGGAAGCCCTTAACTCGTACATAGAAGCGTTATCGAACAACACGTCAGTAGCGATCATCATCTGATTCTTCCTGATATTCCCGTCATTTATATTCGTAAACATATCTATATAAGGCATTACCGTGTCCTTGGCCCCGCTAGCGTAAACGAATGGAGCTACCAACAATGACTTAGCCATCTTCCCATAAGCGTTGTTGCTTGAGCTGGCGAAAGATATGGGTACGACACCGGAATCATAGGTCTCGGACGGGATGCTTACATCCTCTTTGTAGAAAGTAAGTCCATTCGCAGCCAGATCAGCCTCGCTTACCTCAACAACAGATCGACCATCACCTCCATTATTGCCAATGATCTGATAATTACCATCACCTATAGGGGATATGGTAAACGTTATCTTCGTATTGGCATTATCCTTATCCTTAGGAATAAAACCGCCACCACGGGTAAATAGGTCACTAACCTTTATATAATCTTTCTCTTCTTGACTTTTAGACGGATAATCACCGGAGAAGATATACTCACGCTCGGCATACTCATGACGATATTGTCTCAGGTAATCCTCGCCAGCACGTTTAGCGTCATCAGCGATCCTACCTAAATCCCCACGACTCCATTCATGTCTTAATAAATCATTCCTCTCTTTATGAGCCTCATCATATATAGCGGTAGCGACAGCGATCGCCCTGTTATCCCCGGCAAACCTATCTCTTATTTCCTCAATGTGCTTATTCTTACTAGCCCCAGATACGGCAAGAGACATTATAGATTCAATATCATCAAGCGAAAAAGACGTTCCCATTAAATCATTCACACGATCCAATAAGACACCTGATTGACCCGAATCCATTGATACATGAGGCATTTCTCCTTCAACACCGTAATTAATAGTATTTATATTATCATTTAACAAAGAGCTGTAAGCGGACAACTTACTCCAATCATTTAATGTTATATCGTTTATACCATTTATATCAAAAACCTTATCGCCATTGTTATTAATATCTCCAAGATTGAATGTGCCGAATCCATAACTAATATCTATACCTGACCCACTGTTCGATCTAGCTTCTCTCTGAATTATAGTATCAATACCATCCAAAACAGCATTGCTCGCCTTATTGAATCCATCATTGATCTTATTATACTTCCCTCTTTGGGTATTTAATCCAAGAAGCTTCAAATAACTATCCTGACCATTGTAATCAAGCAACTCGTTCCTTGACCCTCCATTGGCCTTGAAATAAGCCATGATAACCTGATCGTTATCCATATCCTTGACCACGTTACTATTCTCAGGATCAGACGCCCATGCGTCGATCTTCCTTCTAGCGTCATCTGATAATGACTTAACGAAATTACCCATGCCGGTAGTCACCGCCTTCTCGTTGGCTATGAACCCGTTCATGAACTCATCGCTTATGCTCACATCGTCAAGGTTTGCGCTCTTGGTAACCACGGTAGGCCCGGTCGTGTCATCACCTCCGCCACCTCCATTCTCCGACTTACCCGATTTGCTGGCTCTCATCAACGCTGCTTTCTCCATGGCTAGATTATGCCTTTTTGTCTCATTAAACTTAGCTCTATCCATCATCTGCTGATTAGCCTTGAAATAATAATCATCAACACCCAACGTCTCGTATGAGTTATTATAAGACCATCTCAGCCCGACGCCACGAAGGAACTGCTGTCGTACCATGAACATGCCGGCTCGCTCCGGGCTGTAGTTGCTACCGATAACGCCCTCGGCCTCCTCCACGAAATCATTTCTCTGCTTGATAATATCCGCCAGCTCCGACTCCAACTTAGCCCTCTTGGCCTTGTCATTGCCAACGCCCTTTAGCTTGGCTCGTATGGATTCTTCCTTGACACTGAAATCATCAATATACCCTTTAAGGAAATCTGAGGTGCTTTGAACATTAAATAAGTCAGGATTCGTTCTAGCCATATATCTTCCCTCTAATTGCATCTGAGCCTTACCGTTCTCAGATATAGAAGCCATGGCTATATCCCTGACCTGAGCGTAACTCATCTCATCTATATACATCTCACGCATCTCGCCCGTCCTGTTGCCATTGGCATCAGTCACCGGTACATTGACTTTCTTCCCCTTGTTAAGGGAGATGAAATTCTTCATCTTCTCATCAATCTCAGCGTGGTAATCCGTATAAGGGGTATAATGTATAGGATTAAGACGTGTCCCTACCTGACCGTCATTCATCCAAGCCACGGCATCCGCAAAAGCCTCAGCCTCGTTTATAGGACTATACATCTTGGGATTGTTCAGCTTCATATCCTCCATCTTCTCGCTAAAAGCCCGGATCTCCCTAGTACCGGAAATAGCATTCAACACACGGGTATCCAGAGCTTCTCCAAGACGAGCCTGTATGCTTCTGGCTATACCGTCGGAAGCCAAATTAGATTTACGATACACGTTATTCACGTCCTGTATCAGCCCATTTAACCTATTCTGAAGATATTCCCTATCCTGAGGTTTTATAATGTCAGAATTGATAATATAATCAGCATACTCGTTTATAGCCTGCCGATTGGTATCTATCTTCTGCTGCATGTACCCCATCCCCTGCATCATGACATCCATGTTGTAGGGCGATACATACTTGCCGTAATTCCTTAATATACTATATTGTGAAGCCATCCTTTATCCTTTCTTGCCTTTAGTTACTTCCTGAGCAGGATATAATTTCCTATAACTCAATATATCTCCTTGAGGATCAGCGATTAATTGTCCATTGGGACCAATCTTTACATCCCCAAATATAGACCTTAATGTATTCATGGTCGTAGCCGTATTCCACTTCTGCTGGATCTCGTCATTTACGCTATCGAAATACCTAGCCCAGTTCTCGTCATTTATAGCCAATCCCTGCAATATCCGTTGCTGGTAAGCTTGACGTTGGGCTATATTCTTATCATACGTATCAGCCCAAGTACGGGCGTTTACATTATCAGCCCAAGCCCTTTGAGCCACGTTCCCTTGTTCTACCTCATTAATGTATCTACCTATATTGGAACTCATGATAGCCTGTAAGTTGGATGATAAAGCCCCTCTCTGGGAATCCGGGACATTACCCATCTGATCCAATTGTGATTGGAAAGCACGATTGGTCTCAACCATATACTGATCAGCCGATCTCAACACCGGATCCACGGTAGGAGCGTAATGCCTTTCCAGACCTTCCGTTGTCACGGCTCCCGGGGTCATCCTAAATACCTCGGGGAAGTCAAGACCGCCACCCACTATATTCCTGCCTCCATTGCCGCTGTTCGACTTACCGGCATTTGTATTGGTCTTAGGGAGTGTATTGGGATCAATCAGCTCAGGCATATCCAGTTTAACATCAGGTTCCTCCACATCACCTATATCCATAGGACCTGGAGCCACCTTATGAGGGTCAAGTATAAAATCAAGACCTTCCATTCCTTTCATGGATCTCAATGCCTGCATCTTAAGCATATCCTCGCCAAGTATCTTATTAACGACATCCTTGTTCTTGTCAGAGAATAGTTGGCTAAAATGGGTGATACCAGCATCGTTAAGAGCCTTATGCTGTTCCTCTGTAACAACATCCAGACCGATCATAGGACGAGATGAGGAATATTGACCAAACTTATTGTCTCTCATCCTATCATGATATGAGGCTTTCTTATCTTCCGGGTAATTACCTTGGCTATCCTCGCCTCCAAAGGAAACGAGTGTCGTATAATCCCGAAGCGCCTCTGCGTTGGCGATGATCGGGTTCTCCGCCGTGGCCAAGCCCATCCACCCACCAGTAGTGCTGTATATAGCATCCTGAAGAGCCTTGGCGGCAGTAGCCTTCGGAGCGCTCATATAAGCATCATAAGCCAAAGGCATGAACGTCTTATAATACTCCAGCCTCTCATCGGTATTAATACCGCCATAGGAACCATCCTGACCCTGACGTTGATACCCAAACGTATTATCCTTATTATTGTACTTATTCTCTACAGGACGGAAAGTAAGGAGATAATCAAATAAAGAGCTACCACCTTTCTCCATCTTCTGACGAATACCAGCTACTTTCTTAAGCAGCTCTTTCTTAGCCTCGGCTACATCATCTTCTGTAAGACCATATTCTTTCATGGATCTGGATATGATGTTATCTATCTCACCACCCTTGGCGAAATACGTATCCTCATCCTTCTTCATCTTCCGGTCTTCCTGCTCCTTGTATATGACATTAGCGAAGTCCGTAAATCTTCCCTCTAATCCATTAACGGTATCGTTGCTATCATTTATAGCCTTAGATAATACGGAGGCGTTTAAACGCCTCGTATTCTCGTCATCTATCTTATCGTTCTTCTTCAGCTTCTCCAGCGCCTTTTTCTGATCATCGTAAGCTGATTTAAGACCGATCTTAGCCTTATACCTGTCCATTAACGTAGCATACGTATCCTTAGGCGTGGCTTTGATCCCATACGTATCTCTGATGTATTTAGCGAAATCCGGCTCTATGGTTGTGTCGTCGGTAATAACCTTCGTTCCCTGCTCCAAGGAAACGGGGGTTCCACCATCGGCGTGCTTCTGCCCCATAGCCTCCATCGGCGCCTCTCCGGGCTGCGTCACGTACTCACCCTTCTCGACCTCTACGTTGGCTTGATCTTCCATCGACTTAGGTAACGGATACAGGTACTCACCGGTAAGGCTTCCGCTATCGAACCTATTATTAGGCCCTAGATAAACACCCCCACCATCCTTGTACTGCATCTGGGATTGCCTTCTTTGTCTGGCCTCACGCTCCTGAGCTAACCTGATATTGGTACGAGTACCTTTCTCTGACGCTATCCCAGAAACCACGTTACGAGCCAACCCCATGATACCACTAATTCCTGAGGCTATGGTGGTTATCGTATTAGCTGTTTTAGCCCCAGTGGATAAATCACCATATCCCTCGCTTCTCATACGCCCTATACCACGACCCATCTGAGTGAATCTAGACCCTATATCATCAGCGCCATAGTAAGGGATGGTGGTAAAATCAAAAACATCCGTCTCGCCTGAACCGGTCTTAGACTTATCAACATCGTTAACAGTTATGTTATTAAGCGTAATACCATTGTCCTGATAATTCTCAGCTATACGTTGCAAACTACCCTTGAAGCTAGCCGGAAACACATTATCCTGATCAAAAGCATTAGCATATTTAGTCCTCAACTGATCTGGAGTATCCAAAGAATATATCCCTAGCGGATTGACCGGCGCGGGTAATCCTTGGTTGGTATTCACCAAAGGTTCTATACCTAACCCTTGTATACCGTCCATATTACCAAGCATATACGACCCGACTTCCCCGGCCTCTTGATATTTAGGTATCTTCCTCTTGATTACGTATTTGCTCATGTCTAATTAATTTCGTTCTGACACAAAGATAATTTAAAAAAACAGAGACTCATCATTTCACAACGATGAGTCTCTCAGCAAATGCTATTATTATGTACAGAATTAAATTCTTTTTATGAATAATGATCCTATAGCCTTAACCAAATCATAGAAACCGGCAGAACTGAGACCTACAGCCACTCCATATAATAGAGCCTCCCACCATTCACTCCCTATAAGCAATGGAGACACCTTTAGTAGCCACGCTAATATACAAACCAGCATACCTATGACTACGGCGGATAGGACTTTAGCCCACTTATGGGTGTCAATATACGGCACAACCTTGGCTAACTGCGTAGCTGACATCGTGACGAAAGCCATGATGCCGGTGAAGGTAGTTAAATCAATAGTGATAGCCCCTTCTGATGGGATTACCTCTTGCGCCATCAAAACGAACGGCGTCAATAACATAGCAAATAAAAATAACAATCTTTTCATATCTAAAACATTTAATAATTTCACAAATGTAGTATTAATTTCGAGTTCTACTCATACCTTTTATGTTAAAACTTAACCCCGGTATCATATTAAGTACCAGCTGCCTTTTTGCCTGTTCTCTACGCATACGCTCAGCTTCCGCTACCTGTGCCTCTGATTGGGGATCGTTCTTGATGTTGTTAGCGATATCCTCTATAGCTTTCTTGTTGGCGCCTGATTGAGCTAGCATCTTATATAACAGGTCTTGACCTTCCTTCTCCCACCAGCTATCCACGGCAGGATGGGAAGCCAAAGAAGGGCCGGCGGGGGCTACCGTCTCAGGCACGGGCTGATGACCTCCGTCCCCCGTGCCCGAATCCCGCTGTCCGAACTCGTATCTCATTGGCTCGTTCTCCGGGACACCATACCTATTAGCGAACATATCAGCGAACTCAAATCTCTTCTCATTTCTCAAGGTCGATCCAAGAGGCCTACCGTATCCTTGATTCCATGCCACGGTAGCGTCCTTATAATTCGTGGCGTTATCAAAATCAGCCTTCGAATACATATAGTAATTATATATATTGCCTTGAGCGTCCTTATCAAAGAACTTGCCTTGGTTCATGTAGTTCCAGCCTAGCCCCGGTACACGACCTTGATACTCATCCACAAGATAATCCAACTGCTGTGTCAAAGTCGGTTTCTTACCATACCTACGCTGTAGCTCTTTCTTCCTCGGACCAAGCCATTGCTGGATACCAAAGTCACCGGCGGCTCCTAGGGCTTCGGTGTCCCCTCCGGACTCGGCGGCGATGTTGGCGAGGATGCCTACCGCTTGCGTTTGTGGTATTCCCTTCTTTTCTGTCAGATAGTCCCATATCTCATCATACACAACCATCTTGTTGTTGTCCGATCTACCGGGATCAACAACATATTTGCCTTCCCCATATCCTTTATCAGTATCTACAGGTCCACCATCCTCTTTCTTGTCTTTCTCATCATCGGCCAATGTAGTGGATATCAACCCTATATAATAATCAAGATCCCTATGAATATTATCCGCTACTTTCTTGGCCGCGCTTTCAAACCTCTCCTTATCCTCCTCGTCAGGTATCCTTCTCCTTATACCCCTCAATGTCTTCCCAAGATATTTAGTAAATATCTCATTAGGGATGCTGGCATAATCGTCCAACTTATCAAATACCTTTCCATAGATGCTAGACTCCCATGGATTGGTAAATACATCTTTACCTACCAACCCCATCTTATAAGACGGGGACAACCTCATAGGAACACCTCCAGTAAGGACATCAAATTCTGGATGGACGTCTTCCAGCGGCCTATCATTGAGTTGCCCATAATATTGAGGGGACTGACCGGATATAACGCGATCAAGATCCGACCTGTACATTTTTCTGGCTATATCCTCTACAGGACCTCCCTCCGCATACTCATCGAAACTCTTGAAATAATTCTTATAATTACCCGTCAACCACTCCGCTTCCCGCTCAGAATCCACCATAATAGTGTCGCCGTCAGCGATGGCACTTTCAAGAGCGTCCCACTCACCCCTATTATTCTTAGGATCAGTGAAGTCGTATAACTCACCATCTATCTCCCTGACCGAAGGATATATCACATACCGACCATCCACGCCAGCGTAGCCAAGCTTATGCGTGGCGACATTCCCATCGACCTCCCAGTCAGGTATGGTTTTCCTTTTCTCATCCCTTAACCTCCTGGCGAAATTGGCATCGCTGCTCTTGATGAGGGTTATAAGTTTATCCTTGTCAATCTCACCTCCATCCTGTTTCTCCTCTATCTTCTCTCCCCAAAGACCGTATTTCTCCCTAGGCCAGATACCGTCTATGGCATCCACATAACCAACGGGATGCTCCCCGTCCAGACGCCGGTTTCGCCGCTCGTCCGCCGGGTACAGGGCGTTGGCCAACGGCTGCGTGATATGACCCAACCCCTTATCCTTGGAACTCGACATAGCATCCACCACAGTCCGATATACAGGTCTTAATTTCTCAGGTAGATATAATCCCGCCTCATCAACCAACTCACCGATCTTCTTATTTATACCCCTGAGGCTAAAATTATAATTACCCATACCGTTCTTCAACGGGGACAACGTACCTCTTATCCCATTCATGCCTTTAACTGCGGCTCCTCCGCTAAGGATATCAAACTCCGGGGATACGTTTCTCAAAGGACTATCATCCATACCCCTGAAATACATAGGACGCTCGCCTCTTACGACACGATCAAGATCTCCCTTATACAAATCCTTTATCCATGAAGGGATTTCCTCCTTCTTATCTTTCTTAGCCATAAATCATGTTTTTCACAAAGATAGGCATAATAGCATGTAGATTAAAACAGTAAGCGGATACATGATTCATATCATCTACCCGCCTATACCATCAATGCATATGATAAGCCGCTAAGGCTTTCTTAGCCGAATCCCTCGACTTGTACTTGGCCGGCCATAATTTACCGGTCTTGTTGCTAACCACTCGCCAATTACTCCCTACTTTCTTAATGCATCCTGACTTCGGGCATTCGCCCTTCTTCTTACCGCTAGCTTTCCCTGTTGCCATAACATCAAATATTTAAATTACAATAGTACTTACCTCATAAGTATCATAATTAATTTTTATCTTACTCATTTTTGAAGAATTCGGATCAAAAAATACCAAATAAGCGGCATCATAAATATAACTTGCTATGATATATGAATTAAAAGTCGCCGTAAAACCGGAGCCAGATATCACTCGTGAAAGATACATATGATCATTATTTAGAATATAACTTTTTATATCATCATATTTTGATTTGGTTATAGATGATACTATATCAATAGTCCCAGGTTCTAATAGATAACTTGATATGTCTATACCTCTTATATCCTGATATAACCCATTATCCATCAATGCTTTATTCCCAGTCCCTTTCAACTTAAGATGAAGCTGATTATCAAAATTTATATTATCTTCTGTATTCCCAAAAGACCTTACAATAACTATCTCGGTGTCATCTGATGATGCTATATTTAAAGAAGAATTAATATATTCAACATTCAAATTAGGGTAAACAGATATAGATATATCTGAAAATCCCATATTAAGGGAATTATTTGAAGCGCTGATATAAATAGTGATACAATCATTCCTTTGATCATTAAAAACCATCAAATCATTAATATTCACGCCACCTAACGCTTCCACAAAAGAATTGTTAGGTCTTATCATCCTGACATTGGACGTAGAACTACCATCAAACAACGACTTTATAGTATTATATTGAGATTGAGGCAAAGTAGTAGATTGATCTCCTACAAGCTGTAAGATGATAGCTAAAAAAGCATCCTCATCATCACTTTTAGCTACTGCGTCCTTCCACGTACCATCACCACAAAGGAACCTACCCTCATCCCCCTTAGCAGGAGCCGGCACCAATCCCGCAGCGCCAGCCCCGGACGCCGTGGCGCCAACCATATCCTTGACCTTATCAAGTCTACTGTCTATTTGATTACCATCGTACTTACCAATAAAATCTTCCATATCGTTTTAATATACAAGGGAGAGGCGGCAAAATACCCCCCCCTATATGTTAATAAATCAATAAACTTTCTCCTCATTGCTAAACCAACGAACTATCATCTTGAACCGACTCTCAATGTCATTCACGAACCTAGCCAAGAACCAATCGCCACGAAGACGATCCCGCCACCTCCGATGATAATCGACAGCCCTAGGATCGATCTTCCGGTCAATATCATTCACGTCCTTGATCCATACCGGGAGGTTATTAGTATCGTCTTTGACCTCGTTAAAATAGTCATTTATATTTATCTTCTGATCAACCTCCGTCACCAGTATCTCACGGCTATCGTCATTGGTTACAGGATACCTTAACCGCTGGCTCATATCGTTCTTGTCAGCGATAACCATCCGAAGCTCACCGCTGTTGTTGGTATCGTTATAAAACCATGCCTTATTGAATCCGGTAGTCCTAAGAATTTGGTAATTAACCTCATCCTGATACCTTCTGGCATCCATCCTATATTGGTAGTTCGTGAGGATCTTATTCACATACTGCTCACGTACCGGTACCTCTATAACGAACGGATATAGCTTACCGTAAAATACTTGATACGATTGGTTGGTCAATCCATGAGACCATAACCCTATCTCCTGACTTTCACTTGAGTAGTTCTTTCCAGACTGGAAATAATGCTGGTGCTCGATATAATAATCAGGGGTGTAGGATAAATATGATTTCCACTCACCCTTCAGGCAGTTATATCCAACGGTGAACGAGACGTCCGTGAAATGACTGGCGTCCTGTAGCTCCACCGCCTGCCCGTTCCTGTAGAACCGGCCGCCACGGAATTGGTACTCGCTCGGATTCCCTACCGGTATATAATCTTTCTTGGTTATCAGAACCCTCTTGAACCGATTGTCCCAGCCCATGGATAGCCCTATACCAAAGAACTTGTTATCGATATCATAATAAGACAACTCAGCGTCCGTATCAGCGTTATATATCCGGCTACGGATGATCTTCATCTGAAGATGCTCCTTAAACCAGTTTCTAAGCCCCGGTGTGACCTCCGTAAGATTCCTACCATTAGAATCTACCTTAAACACCTGACCACGCCTTAAATCGACCCAAAAATGCCCAAACTCGCAACTGATCATATCCCGACTCTGGGTCCCGGAATATCCTAACGTCGTATTATTATACTCGATACCACGAGAGGCGAAAAGACCACCTGTCCCTAGCTCGCTATTCTCCGGGGATATTCTCTCCGCCAACACGTCTATGGCGTTATAAAGCCCTACCTGATTCTCGAAGCGAGCCAGTATCTGATCCGACTCTATCCCTTTCATGCTTATAAGTTTCCCGAAAGAGGTCTTGAACTCATGGTAATCCATAGGCTTGTACGACAGCCAAGGATCGGTCATGCCATTCTCCGACACGTCGGCGGTGCTCCATATGACGCCGTTGGGTCTTTGGTAAGCGCAGTCCCAAAAATTGCTATCATACATCTCTGGTAATGACCTTCCGCCTAGCGTAAAACGATTCTTATACACAGGACTTATCTTAAACACATTATCCCTTGATATAGGGACATTACGCTCCTGAGTCCATGATATATAATCCCCTACCTCCGGATAAAATCCCTCATAAGGCTCAGGCCCGGCTATACGGAAATTGCAATTGATCTCAGACTCCACAAGAAACTGAGGTATGCCATAGAAGTATAGGAAGAAACGACCGCTAAGATACATATCTCCGGTCTTGCAAACCATCTCATAAGCGCTCTTCCGGCTAGGGAAAGGGTATAGCGATCCGGTATCCGTATCGGTCTTATTAAGATAATCTTCCCCGGTGTCGTAATTAACGAAATAACGGGGATACCCGATGTTCCGATAATCATAATAAGGGAATGGTATCATGTCCCCCTGACCGAACTGAGTCAAGTAAAACATAGGCATCTTCCTCTTAATCGAGAATCTTGATATAAATACATCACCTCCAAAAACAGGTTTACGCTTATTCTCATCCATCAACCCGCAACCGCCTAACGATACCCACCTGATATCCTCTATCTGCCCGTATTGAGCCGGAGAATATTTCTTTATCCTCATATAAGGACAGGATACGAAAGATTCACGTGTCATAAAATGAGGCGTCATACCAGCCACCTCATCGTTACGAATATTACACTCATCCTGAATACGACTGGTATCGTAACTTGAAACCAACTCCGGATATTCAAGCATATACTTATCCATACCAAATGACATGAACAACGAATGCTCACGATCGAGGTTGTTTATGATAATAGGCTTACCACCTACGGTTCCCCCTTGTGACGAGATGTCTGTAACCGGATACAACCCGCTCTTGATATATTTGGCCGTTGACAATCCACGTAGCTCCGACGCCCCTATTTTTTGGTAAAATAAATTATAATGAGCGACAGAAGTATAATAATAAGCATAGTTCCGTCTAGGTCCCCTATCTATCAATGCTGTTAACCACTGATACCTGTACTTGCCTATATCCACCACGGACTGGGCTGTGGCCTTGGCGATACCCGTAGCCAGACGGATAGCCGTCAGCGCTATGCCGACAGGGTTGGCTAAAAAGAACACGCCTCCACCGACATATTGCTGTGAAGCCGACTGATATGTATATTCAGCTATAGCGGATATTAAATTAGCCATAGCCTCCACCGTAGCCAATGATGTTGCCATACTGTAAGCCTTACTCCCTAATATCGTCCATTTAGGGTGATCCTCCACCTCCCTGAATATACCGGAGGATTTACCTAATTGATAACCATCAACAAGGCACTCGGTGGGAGCGTCAGGCTTGTTAAAGGCAATATCAGGGCTTAAGAATGAATACCAGATATTACCCCTCCTGTTAAACGGATGCGTTATAAATTTCTCACGATTAATATCCTTATAGATATACATATCATCAGACAAATCGTTGTAAGGGTAATTAGGATAAAGGTTAGCCGATCCGTCGGGATCATCGTACTTAAACATATCATAAGCCAGACCTGTGCCAATAACACTCTTATCCAACGTCCTATCGCCCCTATACAACTCATATCCTATTATGGAATCCCTTCTAACCTTATCTATAAGTCCGTTCTCTACCGCTATATCCAGAAACTCATTAACGATATCATCATCAAGCATCACCCCCATAGGATAAATATAGGAGTCAACTCCATATTGACCGGTCAGTTGAGACGGATTACCCATGAAAGGAGCGACAGAGTTATCCGGGAACTTGTAATGACGTATAGGTTTCTGACAAAACGTGGTTGACGTATTGGGATACTCAGCGTTATCCCCATTACCAGTGAAATAAGACTTACCCTCAACGGATTTAGGAGACCCATAGTATTTCGTCAAAGAATCTATTATATCCTTCCTCTTTAATCCTCCCGATGATATCCCGATCTTACTTGAATCATACAACTCAAAATTAGCCGGATACTTATTGGTAGACTCCCAATATCCGAAATCACCGTACTGATATGGTCTGGGAGCGCAATCAGCGGGTTTATCCCCACATGAGATACATTTCGCCTCATAGGTAACAAATCTCCTTAATTTCAATTCTTTCGTGAAGAAGAATACGTATTTCACCTCCAGTGGCCGAATGCCAAAACAGAACGGGGCGGGGAAAATGGCGGTGCCGGCCGTATAGAATCCGGCAAGCTCCTTCATGTCCTGCCTCATGGCGAAACCGGTGAAGAACACGCATACCGCAGGCTCGATGCAAACATATATCTTATGGAAAGTAGTCTTGTCATCATTCCAGAACAAGTACTTTGGCATCATAAATATCTTATGATCTACGTAATTCACTATAACACCTTTCTTGGCATCATTAGCCAAAGGATTAGGAGCCACGGTACCTTCCTTGTCCGAGAAAAACGTTATACGAACCTTATTGTATGATGACGAGTCGCCGATCGGATAATTATAGTTACCCATCATCTCTATATACATAATACCGTTATCAGGATCGGATAAACCGCTTACGTATTTTTCGTAATCCAACTCCACCCATCTGGCGTATGAGGATACATGTGGATAGAACTTGAAATAAGTCAAGTTGCTTCTACCGAACCAATTGGTCTTGGCGTCAATATCATTCTGCACAGACACACGATCTTCCCAATCAGTAGATATGCCGGTATTGAACTTAGAGTTATCACCATCACCAAAAAGACACATGGCGTTCTCAATACCAAACTGACTCTCATATTGAGGGAAGTACTTTTTCATTGAATCCATCAATATATCAAGCATAGTCTCGGTATGCTTCTTGCCTTCCCACCCATCGCCTTGGAATAAGAACGTACATTTACCCAATGACCTACCTCCTTGGAACGTGGGTAGTTGAACATCATCAATAGTAGGATTCACGTAAGGATCTCCTACCGAACATCCATTAGTACATATACCCTCATCATACAACTGCCGGACATTAGACATATCCTGACACAAGACCAAGGCGGAAGAATCTATATCAGACGGGAATTTATCCTCATCCTGACCATCCAGCCATTCCTGAACCAGATCTATGATATTCTTGCCTCCACTAGAGTAATTATCAAAATCACACAATACAGAAAACTTCCTTTGAGACTCGGCGTTACTTTGTATTAATGTCGTAGGTTCGGTCTCCACGTAATCACTAGCCAGCTTATACGTAAAATCAATCCTAGAATCTACCAAAGAGTTTTTATCCAATATAGTCCTGGTCTCTATCCTCTCGATATTATCACATCCACTAGGGAAATCAGGAGCCTTTATACCATCTTGATCTTCCGGCAACGATATAGCCTTACATAATTCATCGGTAATACCTACATTAGGCTCTATAATATCACACAAATTCTCTATATTATCAGCGATATAATCAATAGCATCATCCACCGTAACATCTTCTCCAATCGTATTAATAACGAATTGAGTCTCTCCTACCGTGGCATATTCCTGTTCTACATACCTGAGTTGCTTAACATCTAATTGATTCTTGCACTCTCCCCCAAAATCATCAAATCCCCAAGACGGATCGTTTATAACCTTGGCCGTATTCTTAAACTGCCAAAGATAACGGCGGCTGTTCCCGGCGCACTGCGGGTTGTTCTCCAGCACCGACGCAGCCGACAGGTCGTCAGAGTTACCGTCCTCATCAACGATAACCTCCATCTCCTCCCTTGTGGCCGGACGAGGGATAAGCGGGAATCTAGCTGTCCTGTATCCCGTATTGGTAAAGAATCTTATACCCAACGGATATACCTCGTCACGCATGAAAGAGGCGTATTTAGAGCAAGCCACACCGTCTTTATACAAATTCTCCGTGGCTATAGATGTCTGCCATTTAACGAAATGACCCAAGAAGTTAACGACCGGTTGAAGATTCCATTCATTCTCCACGGTCAAGCCGTATTGAAGAAGACGATTCCCGACAGACGTCATGCCTCTGGCTGTCTTATATACCGGTATTTCCTTGGATAACTTCTCCATGGTCGTACGCTCGCTATACTGATCCGTAAGGTAATAGATGGTCCTTTCCGTTATCGGATGTATACCTTCTATGAAATACTCAAGAACCGGGCTTTGCTCGCCATTATATCCAACGGTGTTCTGTATAACACCTACCTTATAATGAGATACCTGCTTATCTATATTGGATACAGTAAGCCGGATACCCATGTTGGTTGATTTGCCCCATAAGCCATCACGAATGACTATATCCTGACGATCGAATATCATGATAGGGTTGGTCAATGAGCAATATCCGGTCTTCTCTATCCCGAACTCATCGCACAACGCCACGCAGAACTGGTAGGTCCCGGCACGCAGGCTTCCCCCGAACTCCACGACCTCAGGCTCCACGCACGGGGCCGTCAGCAGCGGAAATACCAGTAGCTTCTCGCAAGCCAGCCTACACCTCTCTATTGGCTTATCATCCCCACATGTCTTATATCCATGATAATGATACCAGAAGTCACCATCATCATCCGGATTAAGTGCCTTGTCAACCATAACATATCGCTGGGGGTTATATCCATCAGTCCAGTATATCACCTTACCACACTTCTCATCCTTGATCTCTATATCAAAGATCGGGTGATGAATGGAAAAGTTAAGACAAGGGTCATCGGTCCCATCCTCTATCAACACCTCCATCAAATCACATATCTCATCGAAACGACCATCCGACTCCTCAAGCCTCTCGCCAAGGATACGATGAATATCTTTCCCTGATCCCGCTAATTGATCCTCTACGGTCTTGACATAATCCAATGACCTCATGAACGTGATCTTAGAGGTGTTGTTATCAGGATTCACCAGAAAGAAATAAGTGTTATCACCAGCTATATCATTCTTATACCCAATAACCTTATAGCCATCAAATCGCTTACATAAAAGGGTACTAGGCTCGTTCTGGATCTTAAGCTGACTCCCATCGTCACCCTCTATGGTAGCGTTCAAGGCGAAACTGTACTCAGACGGGGATAGGTCCTGTGGATGCTTATCCCTGTTCATCCCGGAATCGGGAACCGCTATATTAGAATTATTTTGCACGATGTTATGTTTTTCGCAAATATAGCAAATCCGCCAGATAATCACTTATGTGGCGGATTCTAATAAACTGTACGTATTATGCAAAACATTCAAATCGCACAAAAATAGAAAATCCTTCTGACTCTTACAAGCCAGAAGGAAAATCTAAACACTTTGCAACGTTTACCCCTAATGAAAATACAAAAACATAATAATTATGGATTTTTCCCCATGTAGCTTGATTGCTTGTCGGCGTCCTCTACGGATATGTAGAAGAACCCGTTAGTCACGTATCTCTCATTGACGTCCACAAAATCAGTAGATCCTTTGTCCACCCCTTTCTTCGATCCCTCATCACACACAGCGACCAGACTATTAAAGTCATTGGAATAACCTACGACTACACCGTGCATATCCCGATTTCGAGGATCGAATACGTACCTCATCTTACACCTATCGTAAGCTAACTCTAAAGAGCTTTTGCTTAGCCTCTCATCTAATCCAGCACCCGCTACCAAGGCCAAAACGCTCTTTGATATGTCACTCATGGTGGTATCCTTGGCCGGAGCCTTAGGCATAGAAACGCCTTCCATGACAAAATCCAACGCCTTATCTACAAGACCATCGAAATCATCATCTCTTATATAATCCTTAAGCACCTCCAGTATATATAACCGGAAATGGAGTTCATTGTTAACATCACTTAATGTAATCATAACGCTAGTTTTCGGCAAAGCTAGATTATTCCTGCGCAATAAAAGATCAAATATGTCATAAGTAAAGGACTAAAAAAATAAAAAAACTCTCCTATCCTCACGGACAAGAGAGTTAACAGATATTTATATTATGAAGAAATAGCTACTCACCTATTCTTACAATACAGTCACGGGACTCCTTGTTATAGATCATCGTACCTACCTTAGAATACAAGGTCTTTATATTTTGCCAATTATCCTCGCCGTGAGCGGATACGTTAGTAGGGGCATCACCGGTATAAACCTCCTCACCTCCTATGTTGACAAAATCATATCCACGCTTTTCCATTGTCCCACCCTTATAGGCTGTAAATTTGATAGTGACATTTCCTCTTTCTCGACCGCCATACCAGTTACCGTATATACCACATCTGATCTCAAGAGGTAATTTATCGTAATTATCGCCATCCAACAACGGTCCCATCTGGATCAGAGCCGCCTCATTACCTGATTCCATGTTATCACCACCGTGGATAAGATAATCACCTACCCGCTCCTGCGTGGTCTGGTTTTGTTTACTCCAACCAACCAGCTTGCCGTCCACGTCCGGGAGGCCGGTGTTATCGAAACCGGTCGCCGTGTCGAAGTCAATGCCGTCCTCGTCAGCCCAGATATACCTAAGCACAAGGAAATCGAACTCAGGGATGATCACCACCGGAACCGACTCCTGCCTGCACACGAACGTCTTCTCCTCCTTGGTGCCTTCTTTTATAACCTTGTACGTAGCCTGACGTATCTCTCCAGTCTCATTGATATCAGCGGTAACCTTAACCTCGGCAGGGCCGGTACCACTTGTCTTATCTAAATGTATCCAATCAGCCATATCATCGTATTTTGTTAAATAAGTTTAATATACTTATCAAAAGCGTTGGGCCACATACGCTCATGAGACAGCATCCTTCTCCTATTATCCTCAGCCAGTTCCCGATAATCATTCAAGGTAATCATCGACATCTTAAGCTCCTTCATGGCCCTAGCGAACTTAACCGGTTCTTGCTGAGCATATAATTTGTAAGCGTCACCAGCGCCTTGTATCAAGCCATTCACGGCAGCGTTCTCGAAGATCTTCATCTTGATATACGTCTCGACATAATCCTCAAGGTATCCTAACGCCGTTTCAGGTATATACGGAAGACCGTCATCATCCTTGGGTGTAGCACGATATATGATGTAAATAAATCCATCAAACCCAGTATACATAGTATTGCCAGATATAGTTATATCATAATTATCCCAAGCATATTTATCCCGATACTTGTCGGAGGCGCAATCACGCCTCAACCCACGACCTATGGATAACCTTACGGGATGATGATAATGGAAACGAACCTCGTGAGACCCGATATATATCTTCTCCGTGATCGTCTTCTCAAACTCCTCCTTACAGCACTCGGTGCAGGAGTTCCAACGGAAACCGCGCTCGGTGCGCTCGACCCAGCCGATCTCGTGTTGGAGGTCAGCCTTAGCCTTGTCGCCGCCAGGAATCTCACAGATAAGAGGCTCACACCTATAGGCGTCAAGCATGTCGAAAAAATCGGAAGGCAATACCGCCTGTTTATTACTGGTCTTGACAACCGCCTCTGACATGACCGCTATAACACCCCCGAACCTTTTCAGGGCGATCTCAGCCCACCTATAAACAGACGAGGTATCTATAGCCCCGCTATCATCGTATTTATGTAAATCGGCCTTGATCTCGGCCAATAGCCCTTTTATAGTCATATTTAAGTCTTTTGCACAAAGATATGTATTTGAATCCGTGATACAAAAAAAATCCAGTCTACCCTCACGGGCTAACTGGATCACAAAAACTTCTACAGCTTATAAACCCATTTAACTCCAAATACCTTACTCTCCGACTCAACCTCCCGATACAAGAACTTATATCTCCTACCTGATTCCATAGCCAACCTACATTCCTTATTCAAGGCCGGAGAGATATATAGATGAAAATACTTATTCCTAGGCATAAAATCCATACACGTATGGACGTAAGAATATCCACCCGTCCCACGCCTATTAATAGTACCGGTAAGTTTATTCAGATATATCTTGCGGTTAGGATTAATCTTATGACATAGATAACCGATGTTGTTTATATAAACCCCTCCCTCATCCTCCAGATACCTATCACGTATGACTTTCCAGATCAACGACTGGCACTCAAGGATATCATTCTTATCCACGATCGTATGCTTCCTCCTTTTCCCGTTCTTAGACATAATAGATCTATAGAATCGAAGAAAGTATTGATCAAGTATTTTAAATGACTTTGTTTTCATATCACAAATATAACAATTTCATCCTAATACAAGAAATTTATACACAAAAATACACCGCCTGCACCAAGGACGAGGCAAATAGGATAGCCGACAATAACCTACAATCCGATGGTATCTCTTACGCTAATGGCTTAGCTCAGGCCGATAGATGCGATTGCCTCGAAACATGGAGCGCTTACGCTAGCGGAAGTTTTAATGGACAATGCTTAAGTATATCCGTAAGCTATGATAATCCATGTGGTAAATCTAAAACAGCATCATTTGATGTGTATTATACTAGATCTGAACCATCTGGAGATGTAGAATATTTCTCTACCACTAAAACAGTCACCATACCATCCGGATCGGGAACGGTATCAGGCGGAAGTGATTGTGTTAGCAATGCTACAAGCATGTATGTATCTAATCCAAGTCAAGGTGGAGGCTGTTAAAAACAAAAAGGAGAGGTTAGTTGTCCTCTCCTTTTTATTGTATATACATTATGATTATTTAACCAACAAAACCACCATATTTTAGAAGGTGGATGAATTGGTTTGATTAATTTTGAATCAAAATTACAAATAAAAAAATGATTTCCTACAAATACAACATCTATCATTCCAAGAAAACGAAGTATCTTGATAAAATGCTTCGTGAATGTTGTTTTGTATGGAATCATGCTTTAGCTCTACAACGTAGATACTATAAACTGTTTGGGAAATATATATCAATTGGTAAAATGGAGAAGCATTTTGCTAAAAGAATTAAAAGAAATCTTCTTCATTCTCAAACAACACAAGAAATACTTGAACGTCTTGATGAATCTTATAATCGTTTCTTTAAAAGAAAATCAAAGAGACCACCTAAGTTTAAAAGATCAGATTGTTTCAACTCTTTTGTTTTTAAACAAGGAGGGTTTACTCTAAATGGTAATATTCTCACAATCAACAAAGGAAAGAAACGTTTTAAGTTTTCATACAGTAGAGCATATGAAGGTAATGTTAAACAAATAAGAATAGTCAGAGAAACATGCTATCGTTTTAGTTTGATTATAGTTACAGATTACAATCCTGCAAACTCTTACAGAAAGACATATGATGGTGCATCTGTAGGATTGGATTTTGGTCTGAAAACTTATCTAACTAAAAGTGATGGTAGCAAAATCGATTCTCCTTTATTCTTCAAACAATATCAAAACAAGATTAGAAAACTAAATAGAAAGTTTTCTAATGCGAAGAAAGGATTCAATAATAGAAAAAGAAGACTGTTTGAACTCCAACAAACGTATCGTAAAATAAACGATCTTCGATCGGATTTTCAATGGAAATTAGCTCATGAATTGTGCAAGCGATATGATTATATTTTCATTGAAGATCTAAACATTGAAGCCATGAAACGTTTGTGGGGAAAGAAAGTTTCTGATCTTAGTCATTCTTCTTTTATTAACAAACTTACGTATATCGCTTCAAAGTATGGAGTGATAGTACATAAGATTGACAAATGGTATCCTTCCTCAAAGACTTGTGAATGCGGGTTTGTTAATAAAAACTTGTCGTTGAGAGATCGCACATGGTGTTGTCCAAAATGCGAGTCTATCAACGACCGTGATGTTCTTGCGGCCCGTAATATACTTCGGAAGGGCATTTTCGAATTGGAGAGCAAGAGTAATTCCAGCGATAGTAATATCGGGGTTTCTTGCGTTTGTATCCAAGAATCCCATTTGCTTTAGTGATGGGAGTATGTCAAATAAACCTAAGATCTCTTTTCTTAGTATGATTCAATATCCTACTAATATGTCTGGTACTTAATCCCGTTCTTTCCTTTGTCTTATCATAGATATAACCCTTGGATACGTAAGCCGACATATCTCCCAGATCTTTTATAATCTTGTCATACATATCATGCACCTCATTATATCTTATGATTGAGCTATCCCTCATCCCTCTTTCACCTATACCATCAACTATGGCATCATTGAAACCGAAGAAATTAATTATTGATCTTATTATATCCATTATCACTGAATCTTTTGAGTTTTCTTGTTAATATCCATATCCGGATTCTCGTCCGTAGGAATCTGCAATTTGGTTATCGTCTCTCTTAACGTCTCTGAGACAACATATTCTAGTAGCTTGTCAGGACATATGAAATCATAATCCCATTGAGATGTACATGGCTTATCTTTTTCAGCTCCACATCCCCCTAGCTCTAACGCCGCTTTTCTGTCGAGAGTTATAAGATCAACATTTATAGCCTCTATGTTAATATCTGGTATATAGATATATCCATCATTGACATAATAATAGTATTGATCTATATTCCCGTATTTACGTTCCTTGTTGTTAGCGTATTTTCTTAACGATATGGAGGTAAATATAATATCATCCATGATGTTTGATACTTTGATGATAGCCGGACCTATACGGGTATATATCATATCGGGCAATCTTTTCTTGGATCTCATAAGTATCCTGCATAGTTTAAACTCATCAAAACAACAATCAATTTTCCGAACCCTCTCCATCTCCATGCAATTGATATGAGTATACAGTGATTCCTCGCCGAACAAGGTTCCATCAGCATACTTCTGGGCTATATATGATCTTGCCTTTTGTCTTCCTATGGATAATATCCATCTCCTACTGACATGAGCGTCCTTATTGATGGAGTTCATATCATTTATGATTCTAGATACAAATTCTGAATTTTTCATATGCTAAATACTGAGGAGGGGATATACCCCTCCGGTTATTACTTCTTTTTCTTAACCTTGCCTCCACATTTCAGTTGAGGTTTCTTTTTCTCGGAGACCTTGCCTCCATTAGCCATTTTCTTTTTCTTATTGCAAGCCATAACTTAATGTATTAATATTAACGATACAATATTAATGATTTTAGGTGATTATATACAACTTTACACCATAAATATACCGAATCGTTTTTATTTATAAATAATAATTCTTACATTTGCGCCATGAGATTAGTTGAACAACATACAATCAAGCCAAGTTCTGTTTATTACAATGAGCTTTATGACTTATTGCATAAGTGTAAAAACTTATACAATAAAGGATTGTATGTTGTTAGACAACACTATTTCCAATACAAGGATGATAATACTGTAAAGTACAAATATCTTAACTACTATTCTCTTGAAAAGAAATTAAGAACAGAAAACGATGCTGACTATCGTGCTTTACCTACACCAGTTGCTCAACAAGTGTTGATGATGGTTGATAGAAACTTTAAATCTTTCTTCAATCTCTTTAATAAAAAGAATAGAGGTGAGTATTCCGAATTTGTTAGAATACCTAAGTATCTTAACAAAGACGGTTTGTTTCCTGCTGTTTTTACAACAATCGCTTTTTCTCAAAAATGGATAAAGCAAGGCATTGTTAAGTTACCAAAACAGTTTTCCTTTACAACAAGAACCAATAAACAAAATATCCAACAACTTAGGTTCATTCCTAAGAATGGGTATATTGTTCTTGAAATAATTTACAACAAGAAGGAAAAGAATCTTATGTCAGATAATGGAAACTACCTTGGTATCGACATAGGATTAGATAATTTAGCATCTTGTGTTTCAAATAATGGTTCTTGTTTTATCATCAATGGTAGACCACTAAAGTCTATCAACCAGTATTATAACAAAAGATTAGCATTCTTAAAATCCAAGTTAAAAGACAATAAACATACTTCAAAACAAATCAGGTTATTAACTAACAAAAGGAATAACAAGATCAAAGATTATCTTCATAAGGCAAGTAGGATATTGATTAATCACGTAGTTTCCAATGGTATTAACACGATCATAATCGGTCATAATAGATGTTGGAAACAAGAGATCAATATCGGGAAACGAAACAACCAGAACTTTGTATCTATTCCTTTTAATATGTTTATCAGTATGGTATCTTATAAAGCAACATTAGAAGGTATTAATGTTAAGATTGTTGAAGAATCTTATACTTCAAAATGTAGCTTTTTAGATAATGAACGGATTTGCAAACATGAATCCTACAAAGGAAGAAGGACCAAACGAGGATTGTTTAAAACTTCTTCCGGTAGGACAATTAATGCTGATATCAATGGTGCTTTTAACATCATTAGAAAATCAGAAAAAGAATCCTTTGATGTAACGATGTTACCAAAAGGTAGAGGGTTTTGGTGGAACCCAGTACGGATTTCCGTATAAATGTATATTATTTTACGCTTTTGGTGTAAAGTGGTATATAATCACCTAGATAAATAATGCGCATTGAATAAGATAAACTCACATCGATTCAGACGGTATCTCTTACGCTAATGGCTTAGCTCAGGCCGATAGATGCGATTGCCCGGAGCCAACAAAGACGTGGAGCGCCAACGCTATGCTGAGCGGTGATCCTTGTAATGGTCTGTCTGGTTCTACATCTGCATTAAGGTGCTCCTATGAAGTGTCTTACGATAATCAATGTGGATCATCTAAATCAATAACTGTAACTGTTACTGGTAGGAATGATCATGGACAAACCGTTACGGCTGGAAGTACTACCGTAAGTATACCTACTGGGTCTGGTAAAAAAACCGGTGTCATAGGTTTTGATTCAGGAGTACAATGTGGGTCTATAAGGGTTTCTGGAGGAGGATCTGGGAACTGTTAAGATTCTGATGTATAACAAAAAAAGGAGAGGCTAATAAGTCTCTCCTTTTTATTAAAAACCATAACAGCAGTGATTGTCAACAATTACCTGAATCATGACCAGAGATTGTTACATCTCCACATACCACTTCTCGGCTAAAATATACACTTCCACTCTTGGTTCCGGATCCTGCGGGAATTGTAAAGCTAGCGCTATTGACCTGCTCTTCTCCGTTTTGTGTATATCCTATACCACTCACAGAACCAGATATAGATCTACCACATTGATTATTATACGTAATCGTAAATCCTCTTGATGTGACAAGTTGTTTATGGCTCATGCAATCATTATTCATAGATACCGACCATGACCACGTTTTTGTTGGCTCCACGCAATCGCATCTATCGGCCTGAGCTAAGCCATTAGCGTAAGAGATACCATCGGATTGTAGGTTATTGTCGGCTATCCTATTTGCCTCGTCCTTGGTGCAGGC